TGCTTGCACACATAGCAATGATAGCAATTACTATTCTATGCAAATTGCTGGTAGTTTTTTTGATCAAAATTTTTATGGCAGAAAAACAAATGGTAGTGGAACAACAGGCTGGAATTTATTTTGGCATGCTGGCAACGATGGTTCTGGTTCTGGTCTTGATGCTGATTTGTTGGATGGTCAAAACAGTTCTTATTTCGCAACAGCATCAAGTTTGAGTTCTTATTTGCCATTAAGTGGCGGGACGCTGACTGGAGTGTTAAATGCAAATTCTGGCATTTATTCTCCAAAAATTGGCATTTCTTCTTCTAATCTTTCAGATTCAATTAATGGCGCTCCTTGGTACGGTCTTGGCGCAACAGATTTAACATTTGGCGCAACACAAGTTCCGCAGTTTGCGGGATATTACGGTTTAAGAATTCGTACTGCAAGCACTATTATGGATTTTGCTCCTAATGGTGATTCTGGAAATATCAACGTCTCAGGCGGCGGGTTTAAAATTGCTGGAAGCGTTGCTTGGCACGCAGGAAACGACGGATCTGGCTCTGGTCTTGATGCTGATACTGTTGATGGTATTAGTTCTGGATCTTTCGCTAGAAACGATGTATATAATTCAGTAAATGCTGGATTTCAAGTGTTCAGAAATATTGGTACTAACACTGGTAGTTGGCCAGACGCTGATCACACTTTGTCTTTAGAGAATAGTGACGCAGGAAATATCGTTCTCAATTTCCATAGAGGAGGTTACACTAGCAATAATATACGATATACAGGGTCAGTTTTCCATTTTGATTTAGGGTTACAGGTTAGCGGCAGCACTGTATGGCACGCAGGAAACGACGGATCTGGCTCTGGTCTTGATGCTGACTTGTTGGATGGTGTAAACCTTCAATCAATTGTTTATGATAAAGGCGTCGGTCAAGTTGGTGTTTCTTCTAATTGGAACGATTATGTTGCACCTGGTATGTATGGTGTTGCTTCTGGCAGTGCGTTTTCAGGTTCGAACAATCCTGGTTCCGTTTATACTTACGGTCATTTATTAGTGACCGAAGCCAATGGGCAAGGTTTACAGCAAACATATTATCCTCATATTGGTGATAAAATTTTATTGCGCACTGGTTGGAATGATGGCAACTGGTACAGTTGGCAACAAATTTGGACATCAACTTCTGACGGCTCTGGCTCTGGTCTTGATGCTGATACACTTGATGGTGTAGATTCTTCTGGATTTTGGACAAAAAGTGGTAGTTGGTATGGCAGTGGGTTGCCAGGAAGCCGACTTCAGGGCATTAGTGCAAGCGGCGGCGAATTTGTTCTTGGTGATGGACTACCAAACGCAGGGCAAATTGGCGTATTGATTGATGGTGCATATGTTGCTGGCGAGAATAATGGATTTTGGTCATTAGCATCAGACAACACTTGGGGTAGTCGTCGCGGTATGTACTGGGACGGCTCGTATCTCAATTTCACCACCAACAGCGCTGTCTCGCTATTCAGCTCAGTGGCGAGCAATCGCTATGTTGACAGTAGTAATACGTTTGTTTTCAGGGTCGGTTCCAGTTCTGGCGTGACCCGCCACATCAACCTGTCTGATTCAGACACTGACCCATCTGCGGCGTCCATTAACAGCGGAATAACGTGGGGTGCGAGAACGGACACAAATCCCTACTACCTAATTTACTGCAAACCGCAATACAACAACGGATACTCTACTCACACCCGACTAACGCTTGCGTGGCACACGGGCATCGAGATCGGTGCAGCGTCAGGCTACGGCGGCACTCGTTTTTTCAATAATTCGCCATTTACGGGATCTGATATTTTTTCGGTCGGCAAAGGCGACAACAACGTTCGTGTTGAAAATACATTATATGTTGGTGGTAATGTTGCTTGGCACGCTGGTAATGACGGTAGTGGTTCTGGTCTTGATGCTGATACTGTTGATGGTATAAACCCATCAACCTCCCTATCAGCAAGCACAATCGCTGTTAGAGATTCGAGTGGTGCATTATATTCTTATTACGGTAAAACAAATACCAGTAGTGATTGGAATTCTGCTTTTACCACAACACCTGTCAACTGTTATCAATTCCACGGTGATATTTCTTCTGGTGGTCCGACAGGAACATGGTGGTTTTATGAATCAATGCGTCATAGCAATAGTGGCAATTACTGGGGTACACAAATTGCTTGGGGTTGGGAAGATAATGCTAACCAATTATATCAAAGAAATGTCACTGGAAATTCTTGGAGTGGCTGGGTAAAATATTGGAACAGCGGTAATGACGGTTCAGGTTCTGGTTTAGATGCTGATACGTTGGATGGAGTCGATTCAAGTGGATTTGCACGAGCAAGAACACGATCAAATTGGAATGATAGTACTGTTATCAATAACGTAGTTGGTCAACTTGCTTGGAAAAATTACGGAAACAGCCATACAATATTTGATGCTTCAAATTCAACCTCGCCTGATGGCACATCCGTAAATAACACAAACGCCGCAGTAGCATGGTCTGGATCATATCCAACACTCATGGGGTGGAATGGTTCTTCTACCTATGGTGTTCGTGTTGATTCTGCTCGTGTTGCTGATAATGTTAGTGGATTTTCTGGAACATACTGGACATCAAATAATGACGGCTCAGGCTCTGGTTTAGATGCGGATACTGTGGATGGATATAGTGTAGGTAACAGCACAAATCAAATCCCATATTTAAATAGCAGCAGAAATTTATCAATATCAAACCCTGAGGCTTACTCTGGTGAAGTTAGACTTGGTGCTGCTTGGAACCGTGGTGGTATTTATGCTGCAAGCACCCTTTCTCTTTCTACTAGTGGTTCAGAAATTCATTTTATATTCGGTGATGTAAGGAAAGCATATGTCACTAATTCTGGTAATGTATTTATAGACGGTTCTGTAAATGCGGCTACTTATAACAAACCAGGATTATTGATAAATTCTAGCGGGACAAGTTCTTCTGGTGCTGCTTTTGGTATGCAACAAGTCACTACTGAAGGTTGGACTGGTATTTTTGTTGATTTTGAACCATACACTGGCTGGGGGTTGTATCATGACAACCCAAACAATTATTTTTGCGTGACTGCTGAAAGTTCAACTGGAAATTTGAGATCATTTACAGTTCCTTCGCGCGAGAGTGGTAACAGAACTGCATACGAAAAAATAAGATTTAATCAAGGCGATGGTAGCATCACTGCTGGCGGTAATATTACTGCGTTGTCTGATATCAGAGTCAAAGAAAATATTGAATTGATCTCTAATGCAATTGATAAAATTACAAAAATTCGCGGTGTCACTTATACGAAAAATAACGATGAAACGGGCAGAAAATATGCTGGTGTCATCGCGCAAGAGGTTGAAAAAGTGTTACCAGAAGTGGTCTTTAACACAGATGAGTCTGATCCAGATTCAGCAAAAACAGTCGCATACGGCAACATGATTGGTCTATTAATTGAAGCAATCAAAGAACAACAAAAGCAGATCGACGAGTTGAAGGCTGCTCTTTCGAATAAATAAATACAAACATTCCACAAAGGAGATTGAAATGTCACTTACATATACTTGGAAAGTAAAACAACTGAAGAAAACAAGCGGTAACAGTCTGTCAGATGTTATCGTCGGAACACAATGGGAACTCAAGGGCGTAGATGCCGATGGAAATGAAGGTTCATTTTCTGGTGCAACACCATTTGATCTCTCTAAAGTAAATCCAGACAGTTTCGTTGCTTATGAAGACCTCACCGAAGAAATGGTACTTGATTGGATCAAGGCTGTTGTTGTCGGCGGTTACTGGGATCATGTCAATGAGCAAATCACAAAGCAGATTGACCTGAAGAAAAACCCAGTTGTTGAAGTCAGCCAACTTCCATGGGCACCACCAGCATCTAACACCGCACCAGCAGGTTAATAGTTATGGCAATCACATATAATAATCCAGAAATCGCAAATAATGCAACTTCAGTAGAAGTTACATTCACAAATGACGAAGGTAAAGTCTTCAAGCGTCATATCAATGTTCCATATAAAGATGGTGCCGTTGATGCTGACGGTTGGGCAGTTCGTTTAGAAGAGCACTTGGCTGCAGTAAAACACAAAGTGTCTGTTGGCGTGGTGTCATTCGTTGACCCAACAGATCCAGCAAACGCAAATACTGCACCAGGAGCAGCAGCGGCAGCAGCCCCAACGCCAATTGGAGGATAATTATGGGTCTTGGCGTTAATGGCGGGACAGGGTATCCATATTCTGGAAATTCTGCAGTTAGCGTATACCCAACTTCAGGTCAACGTGGTGGGCTTGGCGGTTTTGGTGGGCAACGGACGATTGACACTGCTGATTTTTGGAATGTGTTTTCAGTAGCCGATACAAGTTGCACTGCGTTCGTTGTTTCTGCATATTCTACAGATTATACTTCATATCATTCAGCAATAGTGATGAAAAGAATATCAGGTACTACTGGTAATGTATTCTCTAATGGGGCTTACACTTCTAGCACTTTTTATTTCATGCCCGTCACAGGCGGTCTTACAATCACTGTGGTTAGTGGTTTTGTAAGACTTACCAACACTTCTGGTGTCACAAAAACATTCAATTGGATGATCACTCCACTAATTAGATCTGGAGGTTGAACATGGCAATTTCCGCGAAAACGACATCTTTGTATTCAAATTCTTCTATAACAACTTCTACCACAAATCCTGTTCATTGTTTGGAAGATTTTTATGTTTACGCAACTGGTGCTGGTGGGTTTCAAATAATTAATCAATTTGGATGGAATTACTCATATCCATCAGGAGTATCGGGTTTATTTTTCGTTATGACGGATAATTCTTCTACGGGGGGATTTGATCGCGTTGGTTACGGAGTGCAAGGTTTTATGTATTATTCTAATACATTAATTTTGCAAACCACGCCAATAGCCTCTTTTGTGGGCGGTATTAGTTTATACGTTGTTGGTGACTCTTTGTATGTAAATAATACCGCAAGCGTTGCCAGAAATATTTACGCAACAGCATTAGTTTTTAATTGAGGTAAATATGGGATACGTAGTGGCAGATGGAACAAGTCCTGCAACCGCTGGTAGTGATACTGCCAGTTTGACTTTGGGCGCTGGAACGGCTGGTAGTATGAAACCAATAACTGCTTGGTCCACCACAACTGCTTCAGTAGCAAATGCAACACTAACCACTTTGTATACGTTTGGAACAGGAACTCAGCACGAAGGAATTTATTGGTTAAATGGGTGGTCGCCAAACCTTAATTACTCTACGACAACTTTACCGCAGTATTGGTCAGGCATAATCGCAGTTTCTTCTGCTAATGTTCAAGTTGGGTCGATGAGCACTATCAGTATGACCGTATCAAAACAAACAAGCACCACTATACAATTCACTCATACTTCTCCAGAAGGAGCAAAAACTTTTTACTGGGAAATGTTTAAAGTAATTTAAGGGTATAAAAAAATGTCTAATACGTATTACTGGGAAATCGCAAATTTAGAAGTCAAACCATCTGCTAACGGTTTGCAAAATATTGTGAAAAAAATTCACTGGGTTTATGTTGTAAGAAATGAAAATGGGGCGGCAGAACATACATTCGGTGTTGTTGATGTACCAGACCCAAATCCAGAATCTTTCATTCAATACGAGCAAATAAGCGAAGAAATGGTTATTTCATGGTTGAAAACACAATTGGATGAAGAAAGTTTGAAACCGATTGTGGATGAAAAACTTTATAAATCTCTAAATCCAGAGTTGGTTTATAAAAACAAACCATGGCAACCAGCGCCAAAATTTATGCCCCCAACCGAGCCGCTAGAAGAAAATTTAGAAGTGCAAATTGCAGACTTGAAAGGGGAAGCAAAAAACTTTTTGGACCAAATTTCTGTTTTGAAAAGTCGTTATGAAGCGGTTGTAGCAGAACTTGAGAGTTTGAGCAACTAAATAGAAACACCAGTGCCGATTCGGGCTGGTAATTTACAATTGTAAGGAGATATAAAATGGCAAATGAGCAATTAGATAAGTTGGTACAGCAAGAAACACCAACGGTGAAAGTTGAATTGACTGTTCAGGAATTGAACGTAATCATGGGCGCTCTTCAAGAACTCCCACACCGTGTTGTAGACGGTCTTCTCAGAAAGATCGTTGGGCAGGCGCAACCACAAGTTGCAGCCGCTCAGGGTGGAATGACACCACAACCTGCACCAGCAGCAGTTCAGTAATATCAACTGACACACACCCCTGTGGTTGCCGCCACAGGGGTGTTTTAATTTCCGAGTTGGGTTTAATAAATAAAAGAAACCAACATAGGATAACAAAATGGCAGTTCCTACTTCAAGAGCAGAATTCAAAGAGTATTGCCTCCGCAAACTCGGTAAACCAGTCATTGAAATCAACGTTGATGACGACCAAGTAGAGGATCGTATTGATGAATCGATCCGTTACTACTGGGACTACCATTTCGACGGTTCTGAAAAAACCTACTACAAATATCAGATTACATCTGATGATATCACAAATCGTTATATCACACTACCCGAAAACATCATCGGTGTTGTGAGTGTGTTTCAGATTTCAGACCCAGCAATCACATCTGATGACCTGTTCAATATTCGTTATCAGATCGCTCTGAATGACCTGTACACACTGACAAACGTCTCCCTCGTTCCATACTATCAAGTCATGGAACATATCGCATTGCTGCAAGAGTTGTTGGTCGGTCGTCAGCCAATTCGTTACACACGTCACCGTGATCGTTTGCATATTGATGCCAACTGGTCAGTGTTTACTCCTGGTCAGTTCTTAATCGTTGAGGCATATGAAATCGTTGACCCAGCCACTTGGTCAGATGCTTGGGGGGATCGTTGGTTGCAAAACTATACAACAGCCAAGATCAAGTACCAGTGGGGTACTAACCTCACCAAGTTCACTGGAATGAATTTGCCAGGTGGTGTTCAGTTCAACGGTGAGAGAATTTTGACCGATGCTCAGGCTGAAATCGAAAAGATGGAAAATGAGATGATCAACTCATACAGTCTGCCTGTCACGGATATGATTGGGTAATGGCTACCAATTTTTATTTCAATAATTTTAACAACAGCCAAGAACAGCTGTTGATTGAAAATTTGGTCATGGAGTCCATTAAGATTTATGGACATGACATGTACTATGTCCCACGTCGAATCAAAAACAAAGATGAGATTTACGGCGAGGACTCAGTTAGCGAATATACAATGGCGTATGAAATTGACATGTACATTCGCAGTTATGATAGTTATGAAGGTGATGGAGCATTTCTATCCAAGTTCAATCTTGAAATTCGAGATCAAGTAACCTTCACAGTTTCAGTCCGTAATTTTACCGATGAAATCGGAAATTACGAAAGTATCGAACGCCCAAGGGAAGGCGACCTGATTTACCTCCCAATGGCTGATCGTTTGTTTGTTATTAAATACGTAAACAAAAATGCCGTCTTTTATCAGATGGGCTCAATTCAAATGTATGATGTCGTTGCTGAAATGTTTGAATACAGCGGCGAGAAACTATCAACAGGTATCGCAGCCATTGATAAAATTGAGCGTGACCATTCAGTAAATATGAGTGTATATGCAATATTGGCTGAAGATGGTTACATAATTTCATCTGATGATGGATATGACATCGTTCAAGATCAATACAACTTTGATACACAAGCAACTGACTCACTTGCTGATAATGATGAAATTGAGGCTGAGGCTGATTCAATCATCAACTTTAGTGAGATTGATCCGTTCTCAGAGGGTGACATCTAATGTTTGGTAAAACTTGGTCACATAATGTATTAAGAAAGTACGTTGTACTGTTTGGTACACTGTTTAATAACCTATATGTCACTCGCCAAAATAGCACTGGTGAGACTATTCAGACATTGAAAATTCCATTATCATATGGACCAAAAGAAAAGTTTCTTGCTCGTTTAGGTGCTGACCCAGAACTCAACCGCAAAATCGGTATCGTTCTCCCGCGCATGTCTTTTGAAATGACAAGTTTCGAATATGACTCAAGCCGAAAATTAAACACACTGAACAAACGATACAAGCAAAGCGAAACTGATGCTGATGAAGTCAGTTACATGTATCAGCCAGTGCCATATAACATCGGTTTCACTTTGTACATTATGGTTAAAAATGCTGAAGATGGAACAAAAATTGTTGAGCAAATTCTTCCATACTTTACACCAGAGTGGACACCAACTGTAGAGTTGCTCCCATCAATGGGTGGAACATATGATCTACCTATCATTTTGAACAGTGTCAACACTGAAGATTCATATGAGGGTAATTTTGAAACAAGACGTTCAATCATTTGGACATTGAACTTTACAATGAAGGCGTATGTGTTTGGTCCAGTTAAGAAAACTACACTCATCAAGGCTGCTGAAATCGACGTTCGCAACTCAAACGTGTCGCCAATTATCGCCAACACTTCACTAGCAAATACAGCACTGATTGAGGTAACTCCTGGTATGCTGGCTAATGGCGCACCAACAAGCAATGCTGCACTTTCCGTTCCTAGTAGCCAAATTGACGCTACGGATAACTATGGATTTATAACTGAGTTCACTGAGAATATTTAATGAATGATCTAGATAAAATACTAAACATCGCACCAAATACCGAAGAACAAAAAGTTGAAAATCTACCTGCTGTAGTTGAACCAGTAAATAATGAAGCAGAAAAAGATTACTCCTATGCTCGCGAAAATTTGTATGATGTAATCGAAAAGGGTCAAGAGGCACTCTTTGATATGCTTGATGTTGCTAAACAATCACAACATCCTAGAGCCTATGAAGTGTTGTCTGGTTTAATCAACACACTCGTTGCCGCAAACAAAGACCTAGTTGACCTGCAAAAGAAAAAGAAAGATTTGTTCAAGCAAGAAGAAGCAAAAGAAAAAACTGTCACCAATAACAACCTGTTTGTTGGCAGCACTGCTGAACTTCAAAAACTGATACAGAATAAAAGAGACAATGGCTGATAATTACCTCGGTAATCCTCGTCTTAAACGTTCAAATGTAAAAGTCGAGTATACACAAGAGCAAGTGCTTGAGTATTTAAAGTGCTCTCAAGACATAATTCATTTCGTCAAAACATACTGCAAAATCGTAAATGTTGATAAGGGTTTGGTGAATTTCGACCTGTGGAAATTTCAGGAAGAAATGGTAGTAAAGTTTGACTCCAATCGTTTCGTCATTTGTAAAATGCCTCGTCAGGTCGGTAAAACAACAACTGTGGCGGCATACCTGCTTTGGAAAGTTTTGTTTACCTCTGACTATAATGTCGCTATCCTAGCAAACAAAGACCGCCAAGCACGCGAAATTCTATCCCGTATTCAGTTGATGTTTGAGCACCTACCAAAATGGTTACAAATGGGTGTATCAGAATGGAACAAGGGTAATATTGAACTCGAAAATGGCTCGAAAATTCTAGCATCAGCGACCTCATCATCAGCGATTCGTGGTGGATCGTTCAACCTCGTTTACCTTGATGAGTTTGCATTCGTTCCTACAAATATTCAGGAAGAGTTTTTTGCATCCGTTTACCCAACGATTTCTTCTGGTCAAACGTCAAAAGTTTTAATCACCTCAACCCCAAATGGAATGAACCTGTTCTATAAACTGTGGATGGATTCCGTTGAGGGTAGAAACTTTTATGAGCGTGTGGATGTTCACTGGTCTGATATTCCTGGGCGTGATGATAAGTGGCGTCAAGAAACTATCAGCAACACCTCTGAAGATCAGTTTAGACAAGAATACGAGTGTGAGTTTCTCGGGTCAGCAAACACACTGGTTCACCCAAACAAACTCCGCATGCTTGCGTTTAAACGCCCAATCAAAACAAACGACCTTGGGTTTAAAATGTACCAAGAGCCTGAGAAAGGGGTCATTTATTCTATTGTTGTAGATACATCACGTGGTGCAGGCGCGGACTACTCAGCATTCATTGTTGTAAACGTTTCAACTTTCCCGTATAGGGTTGTTGCTACATTTAAGAATAATTTGATCTCGCCGTTGGTGTACCCAAATATTATTCATGATACAGCGAAAATGTATAATAACGCTCTCATTTTAGTTGAGACAAATGACATTGGTCAGCAAGTGGCTGATATTATTCATTATGACCTTGAGTATGAAAACCTTTTAGTGTCAGCAAACAATGGACGCTCTGGTCAATCGCTCTCAGGTGGGTTTGCTACAACAACTCACTATGGAATTAGAACAACCCAGCAGGTCAAACGTATTGGCTGTGCTACATTGAAAACATTAATCGAATCTGATAAACTTATTATTGAAGATTATGATACCATTTATGAACTTTCTCGATTTACTCTTAAAGGTAAGTCATATGAGGCTGAAGAGGGTAATGATGACTTGGTGATGTGTTGTGTGTTGTTCAGTTGGTTGACAACTCAACCCTATTTGAAAGAACTAACTGACCTAGATATACGTAAGAAAATAGTTGAACAAAACGAACGCATGCTTGAGGAGGAAATGCTCCCCTTTGGCATGTATTCCAGTGGCGATGAAGAAGAAGATGCGAAAATCAATATACCAGTATCAGAAATGAAAGACGAATTCAGAAATGAGTTCGGCGTTACTGATGCACCAGATTTCCGCAATTTATAAATAAAAAAAGATATTAACACAATAAACACCTTCAAAGGGAGATTACAAGATGGCGTTTCAAGTCAGCCCTGGAGTTAATGTTTCTGAGATTGATCTTACTACCGTTGTCCCTTCAGTAGCAACCACAACTGGTGCTATTGCAGGTGTCTTCCGTTGGGGACCAGTCGGAAAATTCCTCCTTATAGATTCAGAAAATAATTTAGTTGCCAAGTACGGCAAACCAACCAACGACAACGCAGAAACATTCTTCACTGCCGCAAACTTTCTAGCATATGGCAATCGCCTCTATGTTAGCCGTGCTGCAGTTACAACAGGTTTCTCAAACACCCAGTCTGTTGCTCTCAACGGTAACACAATCGTTACTGCAAACGGTGTAGCAATTGGCGTGTCAGTAGGTGATGGTGTTTACGGTTCAGGTGTCGCAGACGATACTTTCGTATCAGCCGCAAACAACAGCACAATTACAATTTCAAAAAATGCAACGCTCGGTAACTCAACAGTAGCCAGCACACAATCAATTCAGTTCTTTGCTAACAGCATGTCATTCAACGCTGCTGCAAACAGTGCAGTTGCTGCGTCAAGAAACAGCTGGATTGTTAAAAACTCTGACCATTGGGAAACTGTAACAGTACCAAGTGGTGTAGAGTATGTTGCTCGTTACCCAGGATTGATTGGCGACTCACTAAAAGTTTCTGTTTGCGACAGTGCAGATCAGTGGTCATCAACAATCAACCCATTTGCTACAGTTGCAAACTCAACATTGTCATCAAACTCAACATCAGTACCAGGAACCGCTTCTGGTATCTCAATGACAGTAAATGAGTCAAGCGCAAACGTGACTGTGTTTGTTGGTACAGGCAACATGGTTGGTATTACAAATACAGCAACTGTTGCTACAGCAGTCAAGGCTAAATTGATCGTTGGCGACTATATCGAAGTTGGTAACACAACTATCGGTAAGCAGAAGTTGAAGATCAAAACAATCGGCGACATTGTACAAACGGACACCAGTGGTGGTGCAACGCCAAACGTTGCCCACTTCTCAGTAACGTTTGAGAGCCCATTAAAACTTTCAACAAATATTTCAAGCAACAACTTTGCACGTTACTGGGAATACCACAACGTAGTTGATACAGCACCAGGAATTTCCGACTCTGTTACAAATGCTGGTAGATCAGTAGTTGATCAACTCAGTGTTGTAGTTGCTGACGAAAATGGAGAAATTTCAGGTTCAGTAGGAACAGTTCTTGAAGTGTTCCAAAACCTCTCACGTTCAACTGATGCAAAAAATAGTGACGGTTCATCAGCATATTACAAGACAGTCATTAATGACTTCTCCAAGTATGTTTGGGCAGCAAACGATCGCACTGGGGCGGCATCTGCAACAGCAGCACTAGTTGCCGCATCAACTGAAACAACACCGTACACTGAGTCATTCATCGGTGGTCGTGAGGGCGGTTCAGAAACAGGCGTGTCAGTTGCTTCATTGGCTACTGCTTATGACTTGTTTGCTGACACTTCAGCAGTGGATATTTCACTGGTGATGACTGGTCCAGCACGCGGTTCAAGCGGTGGGGCACAACTTGCCAACTACATCATCGACAACGTTGCTGAAGTCAGAAAAGACTGCGTGGTATTCTTATCACCAGAAAAGGCTGACGTGTTCGGCGCAGGTGTTGATGGCGCACAAGTAACAAACGTAACTGCATTCCGCGACAACGTAAGAGCATCTTCTTATGCTGTAATGGACTCAGGTTACAAGTACCAGTACGATAAGTATAACGACATTTACCGTTGGATCCCACTCAACGGCGATACAGCAGGTATGACAGCACGTAATGATGACCTCCGCGATCCATGGTTCTCACCAGCTGGATTTAATCGTGGTCAAGTTAAGAATGTTGTCAAACTTGCTTGGAATCCAAACAAGGCAGAGCGTGATGAACTTTACAAGAAGGGTGTCAACCCAGTTGTAACGTTCCCAGGACAAGGCACAGTGCTTTACGGAGATAAAACACTTCTCGGTAAGCCAAGTGCATTTGACCGAATCAACGTTCGTCGCCTGTTCATCGTTCTCGAAAAAGCGATTGCAACTGCTGCAAACGCTATGTTGTTCGAGTTCAACGATGAGTTTACACGCGCACAGTTCAAAAATCTAGTTGAACCATTCCTGCGTGATATTCAGGGTCGCCGTGGCATCTATGACTTCCGCGTTGTTTGCGATGAAACAAACAACACCGCTGAAGTTATTGATGGTAACAGATTTGTTGGTGACATCTATATCAAGCCAGCCAAGTCAATCAACTTCATCCAGTTGAATTTCGTGGCAGTACGCTCTGGTGTAGAGTTCAACGAAGTCGTTGGCCAGTTCTAATAAATAAGGATAAAAGGAGAAAGACAAAATGGCTTTCAGTATTAATGAAATTAGAAGCCAACTGGCTGGTGGCGGCGCAAGACCAAATCTATTCCGCGTACAAATTGATACAAAAGACGCTGCTGCTAATATTAAGGTGCCATTTATGGTACAAGCAGCAGCCCTACCAGCATCAAACCTCGGTACAATTCAGGTTCCATATTTCGGTCGTCAGTTAAAACTGGCTGGCGATCGAACATTCGATCCTTGGACTGTCACCGTAATCAACGATGAAGACTTCAAAATCCGCAACGCACTTGAAACATGGTCAAACCAGATCAATCGTCTACAAGGTAACGTTCGCGCTCTTTCAAGTTACAAGTCTGATGCTCAAGTAACTCAATTCGGTAAAGATGGTAAAATTCTGAGAGAATACACTTTCAGCGGTTTGTTCCCAATTGTTGTGTCAAACATTGACCTCAACTGGGGCGACATCGATACTTATGAGACATTCCAAGTTGAATTCCAGTACGATTATTGGACTGTTACAGGTGGAGTTACAGGGAACGCTGGTGGCGCTTGATAGATTGGGAGGGTAACACCTCCCTTCTGTCTTTTTATATTTTTGGAGTTTCCGTAAATGGCTGAATTATTCGGTTTCAAAATTGAACGTAAAAAGGAGGAGGCTCCCTCCCCTTCATTTGCACCACCGCTCAATGAGGACGGCGCAGTTGTCGTTGCCGAGGGTGGCGTGTATGGTATGTATGTTGACCTTGATGGGTCAATTAGAACAGAAGGCGAACTGGTCACTCGCTACCGTGATATGGCAACATATCCAGAAATCGACTATGCTGTAGATGATATTGTAAATGAAGCAATCGTTGCTGATCCAAAAAAAGAAATTGTTGAATTAAATTTGGATGACCTAAAGCAACCAGACAATATCAAAAAGATGATCCTTGATGAGTTTAACAACGTCAAGCAGATTCTTGAATTTAACCAACACGCATATGAAATATTCCGTAAATGGTATGTTGATGGTCGTTTGTATTATCATTTTATAATCGACGACGAAAACCCACGTGCTGGTTTAAAAGAATTGCGTTACATTGACCCACGCAAAATGCGTAAAGTCAAACAAGTCAAAAAGAAAAAAGTTAAAAACAATGTCAGTGTTGTTTCTGATATTGAAGAATTTTACATGTACAGCGATAAGGGTTTTCAAACCAAAGCCGCTGGTACTGCTGACTTCAGTCAAAGTGGTCAAACAGGAATTAAAATTGCCAAAGACTCTATCGTCCATGTAACCAGTGGACTCGTAAACGTCAATGGCGACTTGGTTGTTGGTTACTTACATAAAGCAATCAAACCACTAAACCAGTTGAAGTCTATGGAAGATTCGCTGGTCATTTATCGTATTTCACGTGCACCTGAACGTCGTATTTTCTACATCGATGTTGGTAACCTTCCAAAAATGAAGGCTGAGCAATACCTCCGTGACATCATGACCAAGTTTAAGAACAAACTTGTATATGACTCACAAACAGGTGAAGTTCGTGATGACCGTAAGTTTATGACAATGCTTGAAGATTTCTGGCTACCACGTCGTGAAGGCGGTAAGGGAACAGAAATTACAACATTGCCAGGCGGTCAAAACTTGGGAGAAATTGATGATATCGTTTACTTCCAGCGTCGTTTGTATAAGGCTCTAAACGTTCCTGTTACAAGACTTGATCCAGAGGCTCAATTCAACTTGGGTCGTGCAACTGAGATCAGCCGCGATGAAGTGAAGTTTTCAAAGTTTATCACACGTTTGCGCGCAAAATTTGCCGAACTGTTTAACAAATGTCTTGAAAAACAACTTATCCTCAAGGGTATTATCACCAGTGAAGACTGGGCTGAGTTTAAAGATGCCTTCAAGTATGAGTTTGCTCAAGACAATCACTTTGCCGAATTGCGCAATACAGAAATTTTGCGTGACCGTGTCTCAATGATGCGTGATATGTCTGACTTTGTTGGACGTTACTATTCAAATGAATGGGTTCGTCGCAATGTTCTATATCAAACTGAAGAAGATATGAAGGAAATTGATAAACAAATTGAGGAAGAACAAGACAACCCTCAGTATCAAGAACCGTTACCACAACAACAAGCCGCTGCTCCTGGTGGTGCTCAAGATGAAGGGCAACCAGGACAGGACATGGTTGGCGTTGAATGAATTTATAAATAAAAGGATTGGAGGATATATGCCAACAACTGCTGATTTGATTAATTTTGCTTTTGAAAAGCAGCCAACAAGTTTTTCTGATGCATTCAACGAAATCATCGGTCAAAAAGCGAGTGATGCAATTGCTGCTTTGAAAGTTGATGTTGCTAAATCTATGTTCGCTAATGAGGACGAAGAAACAGTAGACGTCCCTGAAGTTGAACAAAACGAAGAAAACGAGACTGTTGAAGATGAAGCAGAGGCAGAAACAGATTTAGAAGACGAGATCGACTGGGATAATTTGCCAGCCGATATCGGAGATGAAGAATTAGATGCGCAACTTGCGGACTTATTAGATTCAGAGGAATTAGAAGATGGCGAAAACACTTAAAGACTTTTTGGAACTATACAAGCCAAAAGCAGCCGATGAACAAAAGTTTGTCGACAAGCACGTTGTCGCAAAAACACCAGACCGCAATGGAAATGGTGATGACGTTTTCGCTGGCGCGAAGGTTAAAAAGATAGACCGAAAGAAGGAAGCCCATGGCCATGAGCCAGGAGAAGATGAAAAAGTCTATGAAGAAGTCGAACAAATCGATGAAATTTCTGCTTCTAAAGTTAACAAATACCGAGAAAAAGCATTTGCTGACACTAAAAAAGATCGTTCAAAAGGTCGTGAGTTAGCATTCAAAAAAATCGGTGCCATGGGTAAGGGCGCAGTCAAGGTTCCAGCAACTGAAGAAGTTGAATCAATCGAAGAAAAGGCTGGTTACTCAGCCAAAGCCGCAGCCGCTGGAAAAGATATTGGCAAAAAGGGTAAGCAGTTTTCAAAAATTGCTGCATCAGCAGCCAAAAAGTATGGCTCAAAGGCAGCAGGTGAACGTGTTGCTGGGGCAGTACTAAAGAAACTCCGCGCTGAAGAAAAAATTGAAGACTTACTTTCTTCACTAAATGAATCAAATAAAACACTGATGCTTTCAGTATTTGGTAAATTGACTGAAGAAAATCAAGAAAAGTTTGTTGAGGCTATCGAAAAAGGTGGTCTTGATACAATGCTTGATTTTGCTATCAAAAATAGGAACCTTGAATAATGGCATACACAATTACATCAAACCGTAAAAATACAGCGTTTGTTGTTCACTCAACACCTGGCAATAGTACAATTATTGTTGCAGGTAATAATAGTGTTAGCAACGTTGCTACATCAAATGAAATTTTGACTGGCGCCTATATCGCCCAAGCGGTTTGGGGTACTGATGGCGGTCATATTCAAGTTTTACGTGGATCAACACTTGTTGCAGTTTATGAATCAACTGGTCAAAAAGATTATGCTGGTTGCGGAATTCCAATCACTGTTGGACAAAGCGCAAATCTTGTAATCAACTATGTTGGAACGGCAAACGCATACATTATGCTTGAGTGTCAAAAGGTCGGACAATTTACCTCTGACTATAACAATTCATAAGGTATAGCAAATGAAACTGATCACGGAAGTCGTTGAAGATCTAAAATACGTTACCGAAACAAAAGAAAACGGTAAGAAAAATCTCTATATCGAAGGTGTTTTTCTTCAAGGTGGAATTAAAAACCGCAATGGACGTATGTATCCAATTGAAGTTTTAGATAAAGAAGTTAGCCGCTACAATGAACAATATGTTCAAAAAGGTCGTGCTCTTGGCGAACTCGGTCACCCAGATGGTCCAACAATCAACCTTGACCGCGTATCACATAAAATTGTTGAACTGCGTCGCGATGGTAGCAACTTTATCGGTAAAGCAAAGATCATGGAGACCCCAATGGGTGCCATCGTTCGTAACCTTATCGGTGAAGGCGTCACAATCGGCGTGTCATCACGCGGCATGGGTTCATTGAAACTGAACAAAGAAGGTGTCAATGAAGTTCAAAATGATTTTTACCTCGCAACAGCCGCTGACATCGTGGCTGATCCATCAGCACCAGACGCTTTCGTCAATGGTATTATGGAAGGTGTAGAGTGGTGCTGGGAAAATGATATGCTTGTTGCTAGAGAAGCAAAAGCCGCCATTGAAAAAGCATCAAAGGTTAAGAAGTTGGACGAATCCAAAAAGTTAGCAATTTTCGAGAAGTTTCTCAACGAAATTTCTAAATCCTCAAATTATAAATAAATAAAAAATATCCTAAAGGAGTTTTGCAAATGTCAGATCAGAACACTGAAGTCGTTGAGAAAATCGACGAAACTGCAGCAGCAGATACACTCAAGCCATCTCCATCAAAGGCTGAGATGCTTGCTACATTCACGTCATTAATGGCACAACTTGGTAAAGAGGATCTTTCAAAGTTCCTGAATGACGCGCTCGCTCAAATCGGTAAGGAAGCAGAAAAGACACCATCTGCAACTGCTCCTGGCCAAACAGGTCTTGGTCAAATGCCAATGCCAAAGTTAGTCGCCAAGGAAGACGTTGAAGAAATGTTTGCTGGCGAAACTCTAACTGAAGAGTTCAAGGAAAAGACAGTAACAATTTTCGAAGCAGCAGTCAATGCTCGCCTCACAATCGAAAAGGCACGTCTCGAAGAAGAAACAGAAAAGAAAATCGAGGAAGCCGTAGCCCTATTCCAAGACGACCTATCATCAAAGGTAGATCAGTATATGGATTATGTCGTTGAGACATGGGTCAAGGAAAACGAGATTGCACTCGTTGAATCACTACGTTCAGAGATTGCTGAAGAATTTATTGGCGGTCTCCACAAGTTGTTCACAGAGTCATACATCAACATTCCAGAAGAGAAGGTTGACGTTCTTGGCGAATTGAGCGCACGTATCGAAGAGATCCAAGCCAAACTCGACGAAGAAATTAATAAGAACATCGAATTGCAAAACGTCATCAATGAAGCCGAAAAGCAGACTACATTTGATGAAGTTGCAGAAGGTCTTGTGGCAACTCAAGTCGAAAAATTCCGTACACTTTCAGAGGGTGTGGATTTCGCCGATGTTGATGCTTACCGCAAGAAGTTGCAAGTTATCAAAGAGCAATACTTTGCTAAGAAAGAAAAGCCTGCAACGAATATCGTGACGGAAGAAACTGAGGCGGTTGAGCCTGTTGCTGCGCCAGTACCAGCACACATGGCCAAGTACGTCAGTGCAATTTCAAGAACGTTAAAATAATAAATATTTTTTACTACAAATAACCAACCCAAAGGGAGTTAAGAAAAATGTTAGCTGAGGAAATTCAAAACAAGTGGAAGCCAGTGCTTGATCACTCTGATCTTCCAGAAATTAAGGACGCTTACCGTCGTATGGTTACTGCTCAGGTTCTTGAGAACACTGAGAAGGCACTAAACGAAGCAGCATTGCTCGGTGGTTCACAACAACTACTTGGCGAAGCCGCACCAGTAAACGTCGCAGGAAACGCATCAAACTTTGACCCAGTGTTGATCTCACTGGTTCGTCGCGCAATGCCAAACCTCGTTGCCTATGACATCTGCGGCGTTCAGCCAATGACAGGTCCAACAGGTCTGATTTTCGCAATGCGTACAAAGTATGCAAACTCAACCGCATTAACTGATGAAGCATTCTATAACGAAGCAAACACAGGTCATGCATCACGTCTTGGCGCAGGTCTTGACGCTGCAAACACTGGCGCTTCAGGTGCTACATCTGTTGGTGCTAACGTTGTATCAGCAGGCATCTATGCCTCAAACAACGCTGGTAACAGCACATACAACTACGCAATGGGCTTGCTCCTTGGTTCAGCTGAAAAGTTGGGCGCAACAGGCACATTCCCACAAATGGGCTTCTCAATCGAGAAGGTAACAGTTTCTGCTAAAACACGCGCATTGAAGGCTGAATACAGTCTTGAACTCGCACAGGACTTGAAGGCAATTCACGGTCTTGACGCTGAAACAGAACTTTCAAACATTCTTTCTGCAGAAATTCTTGCTGAAATCAACCGCGAGGTTGTCCGTTCAGTAATCATCACTGCTGAGAAGGGTGCAACTGAAGGTACAACTGCTTCAGGTATCTTTGACCTCGACACAGACTCAAATGGTCGTTGGTCAGTTGAGAAGTTCAAGGGACTTATGTTCCAAGTCGAGCGCGAAGCAAACCAAATCGCCAAGCAGACACGTCGCGGTAAGGGTAACATCATCCTCTGCTCATCTGACGTAGCGTCAGCATTGCAGATGGCTGGTGTTCTGGATTATGCTCCAGCCCTCAACAGCAACGCATTGAACGTTGACGACACAGGCAACACATTTGCTGGTGTTCTAAACGGTCGCTTGAAGGTGTACATTGACCCATATGCTGCAACCAACTATATGGTTGTTGGTTATAAGGGTACATCACCATTCGATGCTGGCTTGTTCTACTGCCCATACGTTCCACTCCAGATGGTTCGTGCCGTCGATCCAGACACCTTCCAGCCAAAAATTGGCTTCAAGACACGTTATGGTATGGCACCAAACCCATTTGCGAAGGGTACAACTGCTGCAGATGCAACAGCTACACTCGAGCAAGATGTCAACAAGTACTACCGTCGCGTGCTTGTCAACAACCTCATGTAATAAAAACAACAAGGGTTGTACTAAGAGGGGAGCAGAAATGCTCCCCTTTTTTTATGCCTAAATAATAGTATGCCAACAAATGTAACAAACATCCCTGAGAGTAAAAACTTTTTATCCCCACTTGGGTTTAAGTTTTCACTCAACCGTGCCCCAAACCTATCATACAATGTACAACGAACAATGCTGCCTGGGGTCAATTTGGACTTTAGCACAGTGCCAACCCCATTCTCAACTATTCCTCTAAATAGTAGACTGGACTATAATCAATTGATGGTGTCATTCAAAGTCGATGAAGACTTGAAGAATTATCTAGAAATTTACAACTGGATGGTTGAACTCGGTGCGCCAGAGTCATTCACCCAATACAACAATCAAGCACTGAAACTAGATGCAAATCTTATTGTTATGACCAGTGCTATGCGTCCGAATATTACTATCGATTTTTTCAACATCTTCCCAACATCACTGAGTGACATTGACTTTCTTACAACTGATACAGATGTTAACTATGTTGAAGCAAGCGCCACATTCAGGTACCAACGTTACAATATCGCTGTTCTCTAGTATTTCCCCTTACAGGAGTAATTATAGTGGGGCATTTAAATGAAGTCAATATGGGTTACCTAAAACATTTAATGAGAGCGTGGCGACTTGCATTTATCCTATTGATCCATGGAATATTTCCAGAAATTTGGAAAACTAAAGCAAGCGATGAAATTTGCAACAAAAGTGATGCAACCAGAAGGTACTTGTTGGAAAAACATTATAACATAAAAGACTTGACTTTATAAAAATTCTATAGTAGAATTATTATGTGCGAGGTGATATATGAAATTAGAAGACATACAAACATTTTGGGAAAAAGACAGTCAAGTTGACCGAACTGAACTCGGGGAGGAAGCATTAAAGATTCCCCAGTTGCATAGTAAATACTTTAAGATTTACTCACAAGAACGTTTAACTCTCCGCAAACTTGAAGCGGATATGAAGCAGTTGAAACTTTCCAAGTATGAATTTTATACACAGGGACCAACCAAGGAAACTCAAGACTTGGGCTGGCAACTTCCCCCAATTGGTAAAATTCTCAAGTCCGATGTAAATTCCTATATAGAAGGTGACAAGGATATTATCTACCTGTCACTTAAAATTGGTATGCAACAGGAAAAAGTTGACTTTGTAGATTCCATTATTCGCTCACTCAACAATAGAGGCTACAATATCAAGGCTGCTATTGACTGGGAAAGATTCAAAGTTGGTGCTTGATGGAGCCACTAAAACGTAAATGGGAAAGTTTGACCAAGTTTCTCGAGCAAGACTTAAAGTTACGAGAAAATATTGTATCATTCAACGGTCATACAATTGTAACAGACAACGCTGTGTATACTATGATCTACAGTGTAGTTTACCGTTTTGAAAAAAAGAATAAGAAAAAATTTATACGTGGAAACAATAAAAGTAGAAAAAGTTAATGAAGTATACTTGAAGGTATACTGCGAGGCTGGCACCGCTGCTGAGATAAGCGAGTATTTTACATTTGAAGTGCCAGGAGCCAAGTTTATGCCCGCATATCGTAACCGTATGTGGGATGGTAAAATACGACTTTTCAATCAACTCACGAGAACTTTATATTGCGGATTGATCCATCACCTTGAACGTTTCTGTAAAGAACGTGACTACGAATTAGAACAACCAGATGATTTCTATGCTGATGAGTTTTCACTGAAAGAGGCGCAGGAGTTCGTCAAGGAACTCAACCCAACTATGGAGCCTCGCGACTACCAAATGGATGCATTTGTGTATGCGGTCAGAAATAGAAGAGCAGTTATGCTTTCTCCAACTGCCTCGGGTAAATCATTTATCATTTACCTTCTCGCGCGATGGTTTAATTTGAAAACGTTGGTAGTTGTCCCAACCACCTCACTTGTACACCAAATGGCTTCTGACTTTAAGTCATATGGGTATGACACTGATATACACAAAATTACAGCAGGTGTGGATAAGAAAACAGACTTGCCAATCGTTATAACAACTTGGCAGTCCATATACAAAATGCCAAAACAATGGTTTTCACAGTTTGGTGTTGTAATCGGCGACGAAGCCCACCTGTTCAAAGCCAAGTCATTGTCATCAATTATGGAAAAGATGATTGACTGTAAATACCGTTTTGGATTTACTGGAACGCTGGATGGGACTCAAACTCATAAACTAGTCCTTGAAGGTTTGTTTGGCGCGGTAAGGAAAGTTATATCAACTGCTGAACTTATAGAACAAAAACACCTATCAAACTTCAAAATCAAATGTGTCATATTGAAATACCCTGATGCAGTTTGTCAGGCGATGAAGAATGCGACCTATCAAGACGAAATGGATTTTTTAGTCCGTAACGATAACAGAAACAAATTCATAAAGAATTTATGCCTATCACTAGAAGGTAACACCCTTCTGTTGTTTCAGTTTGTTGATAAACATGGACAAATACTATATGACATGATCAAAGATAATAACATCCCAACCTTTTTCGTCCATGGTGGCGTTGAGGGTGTTGAACGCGATGAAATAAGAAAGATTGTTGATGGTGAGTCCAAGTCAATCATCATAGCCTCATATGGCACGTTTTCAACAGGAATAAATATACGTAACCTTCATAATATTATATTCGCCAGCCCATCAAAATCTAAAATAAGAAACTTACAGTCTATTGGGCGTGGTTTGAGAAAAAGTGAGACAAAAGATCAGGCGATGTTGTATGATATTGCAGATGACCTAACTTGGAAATCTAGGAAAAATCATACAATCGGACACTTTGTAGAGCGATGTAAAATATACGATGAAGAAAAATTTGAATACAAAATTTACACCACGAGGCTCAAAGTATGATCAAAATATTAAAGTTAGTTAGCGGTGAAACCATTATTGGAGAACTGGAAGCGGATAGCGTTGATCCAGCAGTTGTTCATGACCCAATGGTTATCGAAGTTTACCGAGACAATGACTACGAAACCCAGTTGAAACTTCACAGTGCCACCAGTTTATCAATTACGGATTATCTTGTTTTTGAAAAAAAACACATATTGACTTATTATCAGCCTCAAGATATACTAGTTGAATACTACAATGAAGTTCGTCCATTTGGCAAAGAAGATAAGAAACTTGCCGAACAAAAGATAGGCGATGCTCTTCACGACTTGATTGACACTGAGCGTGAAAAGGAAGAGTTTATCGAAAAACTCAACAAATTGTTTTTAACACAGGGCGTTGCGAATACAAACATACACTGAAGGATTTATTATGAAGTCGAATCATTATGTTGACAACAAGAAACTTTATGCAGAAATGCTAAAGCATATTGCAAGGGTCAACGAAGCGAAAGAAAAAGGTGAACCAAAGCCACGCATCCCCGAGTATATCGGGTACTGCATCTTTCAAATTGCCACACGTTTGGCAACCAAGCCAAACTTTGCTGGGTACACTTACAAAGACGAAATGATCAGTGATGGTGTTGAGAACTGCTTAACCTACCTCCACAATTTCGACCCAGATAAGTCAAGCAACCCTTTTGCTTATTTCACACAAATTATATACTATGCATTCTTGCGTCGTATTTCTAAAGAAAAGAAACAGTCTTACATCAAGCATAAGAGTCTTGAACACGCACTTGTGAATAACAACCTTGTTGACATGTCGAGTGAAGAACTGGCTCACTTTGATGCTTTGTTACTCAATACAAGCGACAATATCAATGATATGATAGAAAAGTTTGAGTCAAAGATCGAAAAGAAAAAGAAGCGCAAGGGTATTGAAAAGTTTATTGATGAGGAGGATTCTAATGCGGATAGCCTTGATAACTGATACACACTGGGGCGCACGAGGCGATAGTCAAGCATTTGCAGATTTCTTTAACAAGTTCTACTACGATTTTTTCTTTCCGTATTTAAAAGAAAACAACATCACACAAATCATTCACTTGGGCGATATTGTAGACCGCCGCAAGTATATCAACTATTTGACCGCAAAAAACTTGCGGAAGTTTGTTGGTCATTGTGACACGTCAGGGATAAAACTTGACGTTTTGATCGGCAACCATGACACTTCATTTAAGAATACAAATGAAGTCAACTCAATGAATGAGTTGTTTGAGCATAGTTCATATGATGTTTCTTATTATTCAAGCCCAACCACTAAAGAGTTTGATGGCTTGAAAATCGCATTGTTGCCTTGGGTTTGCTCGGGTAACTATGACGAGTCAATGAAGTTTGTCAATGAAACCGATGCCCAAATCCTTTTTGGTCACCTAGAGATTCAAGGATTTGAAATGTACCGTGGCTCATTCAATGACCATGGATTTGATGCCAAACAGTTTGATAAATTCGATATGGTTTTGTCTGGTCACTTCCATCATAAGTCAAGCAGGGGTAATATTCACTACCTTGGCGCTCCTTATGAAATGACTTGGTCAGACTATAATGACCCGCGTGGCTTTCATATTTTCGATACTGATACACGTGAGTTGTTGTTTATCGAAAATCCATACAAAATGTTCAGCAAAATTCACTATGATGACGCTGGCAAAACGATGGATGAAGTGCTTCTGTTTGACCCAGCGCCCTACAAAAATCAATATGTCAAAGTCATCATTCACTCTAAAGAAAATCCTCTTTGGTTTGATATGTTTATTGACAAACTTGAGAAAACAGGGGTGTCAGACTTACAGGTGCTTGATGACCACTTGAATCTGAATCTTGAAGATGACGGTGACATCATCAATGAGGCTGAGGACACGCTGACCATATTGCGCAAAGTGGTTGATGGTATGGATACCAGTATTGATAAGAAAAAACTTGACATTTTTCTTCAGAACCTTTATACTGAAGCCTTGTCCATAGAGTAACACTATGATACTATTCAAAACGATCCGTTGGCAGAATTTTCTGTCAACGGGCAACCAATTTACCGAGATAAAACTCAACAGGTCTAAATCAACACTTGTGGTTGGTGAGAATGGGGCTGGTAAATCTACCATGCTTGACGCTTTGTCATTTGCTCTTTACGGTAAACCATTCCGCAATATCAACAAGCCGCAACTTGTAAACTCTATCACGCAAAAGAATTGTTTGGTTGAGTGTGAGTTTAGCATTGGTAGTAAGGAGTATAAAATCCGAAGGGGTCAACGCCCAGAGGTGTTTGAGATTTATTGCAATGGTGGGCTGATAAACCAGAGTCCAAACATCAAGGAGTATCAAGAACTACTTGAGACAACTATTTTGAAAATGAATCATAAGTCATTTGGACAAATTGTTGTGCTCGGCTCGGCAAACTTCATTCCGTTTATGCAGTTGCCTGCTCATACAAGACGTGAGGTGATTGAAGACCTTCTTGATATTCAAATCTTTTCAGTCATGAATAGTTTGCTGAAAGAAAAAGTTGTTGCAAACAAAAACGAAATCTTGAACTCTGAACATGAGATTGATTTGATCGAAAACAAGATCGAGATGCAAGAAAAGAATATCAAGTCACTCAAACTTAACAATGAGGAGTTGATAGGTCAAAAGCAAGAACTCATTGATGTCACTAAAGTGAAAATCAGTGAGGCAAACGTAGTTGTTGCCAACATTTCTGCTCAAATTAATACTTTGAAGCAAACCATCGCAGACAAAACGAAAGTCGAAACCAAGAAACAAAAAGTTCTTGAATTAGAAAAGAAACTTGAGGATAGAATTCGCGCGATTAGGAAGGAAGTTAAATTTTTCGAAGAAAACGACAACTGCCCTACTTGTAAGCAGGGTATTCATGAAGAGTTCAAGTGCGAAAAACTCAACTCCCGTAATGAACAACTAACCCAAGTCAATGGGGGCTTGACAGAATTATCGAAAGAGTTTACAATTCTAGAATCAAGGTTGGCTGAGATTTCATCTGTCAATTCTGAAATTGAGAAATTGAATCGTGAAATCACTGAGAACAATAACAAGATATCCTCTTGGAATGAGTCAATCAGTACGTTAAACGATGAAATTGAAAAGATCAGAAACAACACGAAGGTTATTGACGCCAACAATGTTGAGATTGAAAAGTTACAAACTGAATTGAAGAGCAAGGTGTCATCACTTGAAGGGTTGCATCAAGAAAAGAAAATTCAAGACGTAGCATCAGTGTTGTTGAAAGATTCGGGTATCAAAACGAAAATTATTCGTCAGTATGTTCCAATCATGAACAAACTGATCAACAAGTACCTAGCCTCAATGGACTTCTTTGTTCAGTTTGAGTTGAATGAAAACTTCAAAGAAACGATCAAGTCTCGTTTCCGTGATGAATTTTCTTATGACTCATTCAGTGAAGGTGAGAAAATGCGAATTGACTTGTCACTGTTATTCACTTGGCGGTCAATTGCTAAAATGCGTAACTCCGCATCAACAAACTTGTTGATTATGGATGAGGTGTTTGATAGTTCACTTGATGCTACGGGAACAGATGAGTTTCTGAAAATTTTGGAGAGCCTGACAGCCGATACAAACGTGTTCATCATCAGCCATAAGGGTGATCAGTTGTATGACAAGTTTCATTCGGTTATTAAGTTTGTGAAGCATCAGAATTTTTCGAGGATGGTATGATATTAAAGTTGTTGGAATGTGACAGTCCGATCCTCCGCCAAGAGATGGAGTTGTTTGATTTTGCAAACCCACCTACAAACCCAGTTGAGTTGTATAACAACCTTGCTGAGACTATGATTGAGTATCATGGGCTTGGGTTGAGTGCTAACCAAGTGGGTTTACCTTACCGTGCGTTTGTATTGCGTGCTGAAGAAGTCATTGGTTGTTTTAATCCTAAGATTGTAGACTATTCATCAGAAACTATTTTAATGGAAGAGGGTTGCTTGTCCAATCCTGGTCTGTTTGTTAAAATCAAAAGACCAAAGAAAATTAAAACAAGGTATACGCTCCCCAACGGTGAGACTGTCACAAAGGTGTTTGATGGTATCACCGCAAGATGTTTTCAACATGAACTTGACCATTTAAATGGTTTACTATATACTAGTAGAGCAAGCGAGTATCATCTTGAAAAAGCGAAAAAGTTTGCCAAAAAGTTTAATAGGAACAGCCCCATCAAACCTATGAGCCAACTGTCAGATAAGTCAAGGGAGTTTTTATCATGGTTAAAGTAATCACAGCAAAAGAGAAAATTGACTGTGAGCATTTGCTCGGTCATTATCTAGATGAAAGTCACTACGACATTCTAGTCGAGGAAGACACTGATTGTTTCATGCCTCCCGTTTGTGATATTACAACGAAGGAAAACTGCAATCAAGATTGTAACAACTGTGCTGATGGTACTGATGAACGCACTGTTGCTTTTAAATTCCGTAAAAACTTTTTCACCAAAGAGGAGCAAGAGCAAGCCTACAATGGATTGCGTGAAGCCGCAACTGAGAGTCAAAACCGAGGTCTTGCTGCTGGTCCAAGAGGCGAACTTCTTACAACTGCTGGTCGCAAAGGTCGCGATTGGGTCACCGAGTACGAACTAGAAATTCTAGATTTTTTCCTCGACAACTCGGCAAAACTCATTCAAGATGAATCAGTTGAAAAAATTCGCGAGCGTCACTCGGGTAAACCACGCGCAAACCCAGATGATACACGTGGTCAAGTTTGGCTACGCTCTGAGGTGACCAAGGTTTACCCAGAGTATCACGGTTGGTTTGATAAGTGGGTTGATTCAATATTGGACAAGCCAGCGGCTGAGCAACGTGCTGATGCGGAGCGTGTAGTCAATGACTGGATTTCAGTTACAAACTATGCCAAGTCAGTTTATTCTGGTGTTGCTGGTTGGTATGATCGTTACCCACGCATTCCATATGGTCGTGCGACTTCATACACCGAAAAACACCCTGACAAGTTTGCCCTTTCTTATCCATTCTTACAATCACTCAACCGTGGCTTCAAAGACTTAATGCCATGGCGTTGGTCAAACCAAAAAGTAGCGGCTGATAAACTTGATAAACGTTTTCTTGTCCCTGAAACTGTATTCACTACAATCACGGTCAATAAGACTTTCCGTACTGCTGCCCACCGTGACGCTGGTGACTTGAATGACGGTTTGAGTAATCTGCTGGTTGTAGGCACTGGTAACTATACTGGTGGCTACCTTATTTTCCCCGAGTACCGTGTAGCGGTCAACGTTCGTCCTGGAGACTTGCTCCTTGTTAACAATCATGAGATTATTCATGGTAACACACCGATTGTTTTGAATAATCCAGATGATCCAAAGAGCGAGCGTATTTCACTTGTTTGTTACTTCCGCGAGAAAATGCTCGAGTTGAAGTCTTGGGAGTATGAAACACTGCGTCGTAAGTTTGTTGATGAACGTCGTGCAAACAAGGATCATAAGTTTTGGCGACCACTTTGGAATGGTATCAGCCCAGGAATGTGGGAAAGTGAAGAGTGGTTGGACTACTTAAAGAAACACAACATGAAAGATGAAGATGGCGTTGTTGGTGTAAATGCGAGCCTTGAGGCGTTTTTTGAATGAGTGAATACAAACTTGGTAGTTGTTTAGATACGTTTGCCAGTGAGCAGTATGACTACCTGTTCATGAGCCCACCTTGTTATGAAGACCTTGGGTTTTTCGGAGTTGATATAAACAAGCCTGAGACCTACAAGACCAAATTCATGGATGGCATTATCCCAATGATGAATCCGCGTTTGGGCACTGCCACTGTTTCATTTACTGGCGACCGTCGCAATGGTGGGCGCATTTTACCGAAATTTAAATTTGTCATTGACTCTTTTTCTGAGAACGGTTATTATCTAAGAGATGTAAAATATTCTAAGAAAAGCGAGAGTTTCAATGCCTACTCCTCGCAAATCCTACATATATTGACCTTTCAAAAAGAAGGCGTCAAGGGTTTGTACAACCTGCGAAAAGACTCGTTGTATCAAACTTACGGTAAAGATTTTTGGGGACCATTCGGTAAAGAAAAGAAAATTGATGGCGAAGTTGTTGGTCAACCGATTGAAATCGCCGAATACTGTATACTAAATTATACTGATGAGGGTCATGTTGTATATGACCCATTTGCTGGAATTGGTACAACGCTGGCTGCTGCTAAAAGAAATCAGCGCCAGTACCTTGGTTATGAAATAAGGGAAGAAATCTGGCGTCATGGAAAATGTATCTATGCTATCTGATATTGACTACCGCGATATAGAATATCGCAAAGTAGGTTTTGATAAATTTTACGAATTTCATTGCCTTACAAACGATTGCTCCCCCGACATCGCAGTTGAAAAATGGATTGCCGATGATATGGGGTTTGACTTTGAGAAACGTTGTGTCCTTGGTTTGTTTCATGGTGCAACTTATGCTGGTCCATGCGAGTCAATGTTTGCTGATCGTTTCTCAACCATCACACCAAATGTTCAGGGGTTAGTTGACTTTTTCTTTGAGAACAAAAAACGACTCCTGTTTTCGCCTGACTGTAAGTACCGCAAACTTGTATTTGATAAGTTTCTTTATTCAGTTGGCGAGTCATTGAAGCACTATGGCACACTTGGGAACTTTATCCAGTCATGCCTACAAAGCGATGACAAATACAAGAACTACAATGACCTCAAAGAAAAATGTATGACCAATTGGTATCACTGGGGGCGAATGGGTCACTGGTGTTTTTCAGAGGCGATTGCTAGGTTTATTGATGCCCCTATCCTACCCCCAACTATGGAATTTGCTGATGGCAAAAGTCATAGGTCAGGTTGGGCGTTTTGTATCGGTCGAGACGACTTGACTGGTGATACTATTTCAAATGAAGACTGTGAATACCTAGAGCGAACTGCTGCTGAGTATATTGCTGATAAAAAATTTATCCGCGCTGGGTTTTTCACGCTTGAGACTGCTTGCTGTAATTACAAACGTCAGCATAAAGGTTCCCGTTATGGCGGCTGCTATATAGATGAACAGTATGCTGAAACGATGCAAATGAAGCGTGATTGGCCAGAGTATGACTGGCTTTGGAATAAATACCTAGAGGGTAGACAGCATGTCATTCCACAAGAACTGCTGTATGAAAACTACAAGGCTGAAACCGATCACGCCTACTGTAAAGACTGGGTAAACTGTCTAAAAGATTTTGGTCGAATTCCTCGTGTTGAGGCTTGGTACAACAAGCAACCACAACGTTGGACATCAATCAAAAACATGCCCTTCTACAATCAAGAAGCAGAAAACTCACTGACTAGATTTTTGAACTGAGGTGAATATGAAAGTTGTTGCTATATTTGGCGAGCCAGGAAGTGGCAAGTCAACTCTTATGCGTCGTGTTCTTTGTGAACTCGGTTTTGCTAAAGGCACACTCAAGGAAGATTTCAAACTTGTTCCCTATCATAAGCATGAGAACAAATACGTCCTTGGTAAGTATGAAGAGGGTGAAGTGTTTGCTGGAACAGACCGAATGAGCATGGCAGTTCAGCCAGAGGCTATTAAGTTTCTTGACACACTGCCAAATGATTCCGTTGTTTTCTTTGAGGGTGATCGTCTTTGTACTGCTTCTTTTTTAGAGCATTGCAATAATAAGTTTGACCTCAAAATGGTTTACCTACAAACCAAGTCTGACACTCGCAAGGTTCGTTATGCTGAGCGTGGGTCAAACCAAAATGAGACTTGGCTTGCTGGTCGTGAAAGTAAAATCAGTAACATACTTGGTAACTTTGAGTTGAAGTTTGTAACTGAACGTTTCAATAATGAGAGCATTGAGGATCAAGATAAAATTATGAAGTATATTACAGAGGTGGTCAATGGCTGATTATAAATACAATGAGGGTGCAACACTCGATGAAATTCGAGAGTACGTCAATAGCACCTACGCCCAACACTACTCACAAAACAAATATCAGGCAACTGAGTTTATTATTGACTCGGGTCACGGCACTGGTTTTTGTATGGGCAACATTCAAAAGTATTCGCAACGCTATGGTAAAAAAGGTACACCTGAAGAGTGGCGAAAAGACTTATTGAAGATTATTCACTATTCAATTATTCAACTTTATATTCACGATGAGGCAATGAAAAATGGGAATTGATATTAAGGTGTCTGTAGAAGAACTCCGCAAGCGTAAGTTATTTCTTGCGGTTCCAATGTATGGCGGTCAATGTAGTGGTATGTTTGCTAGGTCAGTTGCTGACCTTTCAGCACTTTGTACACACTATGGAATTCAGGTAAGGTTTTACTTTTTGTTCAATGAGTCACTAATCACTCGCGCGAGAAACTATTGCGCTGATGAGTTTATGCGCAGTGGTGATACTCACTTGATGTTCATTGACTCTGATATTGGATTTAATGCCAACGATGTCATTGCGCTTCTTGCGTTGTCTGATCATGAAGATCCTGATAACAAGTATGACATCATCGCTGGTCCATACCCAAAGAAGTGCATTAGTTGGGAAAAGATTAAGGTTGCAGTTGATAAGGGATTTGCTGATAAAGACCCAGCAGATCTTGACAAGTACGTTGGTGACTACGTTTTCAACCCAGTTGGCGGTCAGACCGAAATTCCACTCGGGCAACCAGTTGAAGTGCTTGAGGCGGGAACTGGCTTCATGATGATTCGCCGTAAGACGTTTGAAAAATTCCAGGAAGCATATCCAAAGCAATTGTATCGCCCAGATCATATCCGCACTGAGCACTTTGATGGCACTCGTCAGATCATGGCATTTTTCGACACCCCAATTTGCGAGGAGTCAAATCGCTACTTGTCTGAGGACTATATGTTCTGTCAGTGGTCACGCAAGGCTGGAATGCATGTTTGGCTTTGCCCATGGATGAAACTCCAGCACGTTGGTATGTATGTGTTCGGCGGTTCACTCATTGACCTTGCTCAAATTGGCGCAGCAGCAACTGCTGATTCTAGTTTGTTAAAGAAGAAAAAGTGACCCTTGACTTAATTTGTGATTTGCGTTAGAGTTAATAACTCGTTTGTTATAGGAGATTGTTATGAAACTTGATGATAAGACAGTTAGTGTATTGAAGAATTTTGCAACCATTAATCAATCAGTGCTTGTAAAGCCTGGCAACGTTATCCGCACCATTTCACCGTCAAAGACTGTGATGGCAAAGGCAATGTTGAATCAAGACTTCCCCCAGCAGTTTGCGATTTATGACGTTTCCCGTTTCTTGGGTGTCGTTTCTCAGTTTGACTCTCCAGAGTTGACCTTTAATGAGAAGCACGTTGTTGTGGGTGATGGCGAAGAGCAGTGTGAGTATACTTTCACTGATCCTTCTATGATCGTTGCTGCACCTGAAAAGGAAATTAATCTCTCAAATGCTGAAGTTAATTTCCATTTGCCAGAAGCCAAGTTGACCAAGGCTACACGTGCGCTTGGCGTGCTAGGTTTGCCTGAGATTGCCGTCACAGGCAAGAATGGTAAAATCTATCTTCAGGCGGTTGATGTCAAGGGTACAACTGCTGACGTTTTCAACGTTGAAGTTGGTACAACCAATGCGAACTTCCGCATGGTGTTCCGCGCTGAAAATATCAAGGTGATGGCTGGCGACTACGATGTATCAATTTCATCGAAGGGTTTGTCACACTTTAAGGGTAAGGAAGTCGAGTACTGGATTGCTGTTGAGTCTTCATCCTCTTATCAGGGTTAATTGATGGGGGAGGCAACTCCCCCTCTTTTATTGTGAGGCAATTATGAAAGATCTTATTTTTGCGGCACTGATTTTAGGTTTTGCTGTTTACACGCTGGTTGCTTTCTTTTTAAATTTAGAACCATCTTATGGCATTTATGGTATTCTAATTTCCATGGGTGCTGAGGTTGGTTACAATGAATGGTCGCGGAGAAAAAACGATGACAACAAGACGTAATTTCTTCAAATATCTTGGTCTTGCTGGTGGCGTGGCTGGTGGCGGCATTGTTGCCGCTGCAGCCGTTTTGCCAGATCCTGAAAAAACAGAGTGTGTAAAGAAACTTGACAAAACCATGACCAATATACAATTCCAGCAAACTTATGGTCAAAGACTTCCAGATCCAGCATCGCCTTCAAACCATATGTTCATACGTGAACCACGATATGTTTCTGGTACAAGAAAGGATGTTAATGTTGGAATGAATGTCGGACCAGACGGTGAAATGTATTTAAAGATTAATGGAAAGTGGCGTAGAATAGTAACTGAGTGATTTTTAATTTTATAATGATAGAGGTGAAAAATGCTTACTGACTTTTTGTGGGTTGAAAAATACCGCCCCAAGACCATCGCTGATACAATTTTACCTGAACAACTCAAGGTAACTTTCCAGCAATTTGTCGATCAAAAAAATATCCCAAACTTACTTCTCTCTGGTGGGGCTGGTGTAGGTAAAACTACTGTTGCTAAAGCAATGTGTGAAATGCTTGATTGCGATTACATCGTGATCAACGGTTCGTTAAATGGTAACATTGATACATTGCGTAATGAAATCAGTAGGTTTGCCTCATCAGTTTCTCTCCGTGGTGGACGCAAGTATGTCATCCTTGATGAGGCTGACTACCTAACTAACAACACCCAGCCAGCCCTCCGTAATTTTATGGAGGAGTTTTCAAAGAACTGTGGTTTTATCCTCACTTGTAATTTTAAAGACAAAATCATTGACCCACTGAAGTCACGGTGCTCGGTCATTGAGTTTAAAATCAACAAGGGTGATATGGCTGAACTCGCCAAGCAGTTCATGAAGCGTGTGATGGACATCCTCAACGCTGAGAGTGTTCCATATGAAAAGGCAGTTGTTGCGGAGGTAATCAAGAAGCATTTTCCTGATTGGCGTAGAGTTTTGAATGAACTTCAACGCTATTCAGCAACTGGTAAAATCGACACTGGCATCCTTTCAAATATGCGGGATGTCAACCTTACCAAACTCGTTGGATACCTCAAAGAAAAAGACTATACCAACTTACGCAAGTGGATTGGCGAGGCTGACTTTGAGCCAAATGAATTTTTCCGTAACTTGTTTGACAAGTGTGAAGAGTATGTAGACAAAAAGAGCATCCCTCAACTTGTTCTTATCATTGCTCGCTATCAGTATCAAAATGCATTTGTTGCAAATCCCGATATCAACTTGATGGCTTGCTTGACTGAGATCATGGTTGAGTGTGAGTTCAAATGATTTTTGACATACTCACTAAAGGCAAATGCAAAATGTGTTATGCAAAAAAGAAACCAAATGAAGAGTTTTCTATTTTGCGAATGCAGGTTCAAGAAGGTTTGATTGAGTTGGAAATTTGTGAGCCTTGCGCTGAATTTTTCGACAAGTCTGCTGAAGTTTTGAGGAACAAAAATGGCAAAGATGAATCCATTTGATTTTGTAGACTCCATCAACTTTAGTAAAAAAGATTTGATGCGAGGCACTGAGAACGATCAACTTGCGGAAAAGTCATACAATGCGTGGCTTATCAACAGTGCTTTGTCTTACTTCCCCGATACAATTCAGTATGCTAACGTGATGAATGGTAACCATCACTTGGATAACAAACTTCAGTATCAGTATTTAATAAATATTGTTAGACCCAAGAAGCGATATAGCAAATGGGCGAAGAAGAAGGAAGACAGTGATTTGGAAGCGGTCGCCAGATGTTATGGTTACAACATGAAGAAGGCAAGATCTGCTATTCAAATTCTATCACCTGAACAACTACAACAATTAAAAGAATTTGACAAAGGTGGATAAAAATGAGTTCAGTAGAATCACTAGTAGAGGTCATACTTAAGACAGAAGATGACTTCTTGAAAGTCCGTGAAACTTTGACACGCATCGGTGTTGCCTCAAGAAAAGAAAAAACACTCTATCAATCTTGCCACATCCTTCATAAGCAAGGCAAGTATTACATCGTTCATTTCAAAGAGTTGTTTGCGCTTGATGGTAAGCCAACAGAGTTTTCTGAGTCAGATCAAGGTCGTCGAAACACGATTGCCAACCTACTCCAAGAGTGGGGTTTGGTTAAGATTGTTGATGCCAGCAAAACTGCTGAACCAGTTGTCCCATTGAGTCAGGTGAAGATCCTTCCGTACAAAGAGAAAAATGACTGGGAACTGGTAACCAAGTACAACATCGGTAGAAAAAAGACCCCTTGACTTAATTTCAAGAACTCAATATACTCTTACTATCGTTTAATTATTAGTAGGTGAGTAAAATGAGTATCAAAGGTCGAATTGCGATGTTTTGCTTGAGTAAGTGGTATGTTCCTTGGGAAATGTTCCCCAAACGTTTGAAAAACTTACTTTACAAGTGGCACGTGGAGTCACTATGAAATTTTGTCACGTTTGTAACAAGGAAATGGAACAGAGTTGCTATAGCAAAGGGTGTCCAATCAAGCCGAAGTTGACTTGGGATGAATTAAAAAATAACAAGATTGCTCGGCGAGATATCTACATCATTCTTGGGTTTGCAGTTTTGTTTTCTCTTATCATCACTTTTGTTTATTCTTAATAAATAATTTTTTAAAAAACACTTTTTTTATTTTCTGACTTAATGTATACTTCTTTCTATGTTGGATGAGGTAAGGTTACTTACCCACCAACAACTTGACCTGTATCATAAGCGCATACAGGCGCACCGATAGCGAAGTTCGGCGGTTGAGAGCCACGGTTACGAAAAGACCGTCCTGTATTAGGTAAGCAGGAATTTTTGTCCAAGCGGCAAAAAGTTGTTTAAAATTATAGGACACTGGGTAAGGTTTCGATGCATACTTGTATGCGGGAAGCCACCGATATCTGCGGGAGTTGGGGCAGGTATCAAGGTTTTGCCTTCATAGCACAATTGGTAGTGCAACTGATTTGTAATCAGTAGGTTGGGAGTTCGAGTCTCTCTGAAGGCACCAATTTAACCTGACTGCTATCAGAAGTTCGTAGCAGCGGAGACTGTCACCCCGAAGCACATTGTGACGCTGGATGAGTAACCAGCACCTTTTGCGGACCCATCGTCTAACGGTTAGGACACATCCCTTTCACGGATGGAATAGGGATTCGAATTCCCTTGGGTTCACCATATATTATGAATTTGAGACCATAACTCAACTGGTAGAGTAACGTGCTTTTAACTCGTAAGTTCTGGGTTCGAGTCCCAGTGGTCTCACCATATTGTGATTGTTCCTCGATGGTGTAATTGGTAGCATCGCAGTCTCCAAAACTGTTGGTTGCGGTTCGAGTCCGTATCGGGGAGCCAGTTTAATTTTTTTGGCGAGTAGATCAGAGGTAGATCAGCTGACTGTTAATCAGCCTGTCGATGGTTCGATCCCATCCTCGCCAGCCATCTTGGTGACCTGCAGGCGCGCTCTGTCGGGTTCATCCTATCAGTGTAAGGGCTTATCCGTTTCGGTAGCACTGATCGAATTATGAGGCAGAACGGATCGCAACCTTGCTGTGTGGGGGTAAGGATTAAGAACAAACCTTAAATGGTAGCCCACACCTTATTGGGGGATTAGTGCTAATGGGAACACGCTGCGTTTGCATCGCAGAGTTGAGAGTTCGATTCTCTCATCCTCCACCAAAATATGCCCGACACCTCTGCAGCAATGTACGTGTCGGCTATCATAACGTGCCATGAATCCAATGGCTAGTGCGACACGCATGATGAGAAATGGGTTGGATTCCCATAGTGATCTCCCTGATGAAGTTCAGCGTTGGCAATACGACAATCTCCCTGTGTTGGGATGCGGATACCACATAAGTGTTTGTGGTGGGACGACAAAAACCGCCTGCAGGGGGAAGCATTTTATTTTTGAGGCGTCGTCTAACGGCAGGACAGCAGGTTTTGATCCTGCTTATCGTGGTTCGAATCCATGCGCCTCAGCCAAGTTTATGTGGGCAAGCGGTGAAGTTGGAGAGTCACAACAGACTGTAAATCTGTCGCCAATCGGCTGAGTAGGTTCGAATCCTTCCTTTCCCACCATTATTCGGGACAATGGCACAGTTGGTTAGCGCACAGTCCTGATAAGACTGAGGTCGATGGTTCGAATCCATCTTGTCCCACCAAGTTGGCTCGGTAGAACAGTTGGTTAGTTCACATGCCTGTCACGCATGAGGTCGTGGGTTCAAGTCCCATCCGAGTCGCCATTTTAGGAAGGTAAAGCAGAGAGGATCTGTCGCTGTTTGCTAAACAGATGGTTCCCTTTGGGAATGTGTTTCGAGTACACTGCCTTCCGCCAATGGCAACGTAGCATAGTGGCTAATGCACCTCCTTCATACGGAGTTTATCGTTGGTTCGAGTCCAACCGTTGCTACCAAATTTTCCCGATCAGTAAATTTTTTGACATTGTTAATTATTGTTAACAAAATTTTACCGATCAGTAAATTTTGTTGCGGTGGCTGAGAAGTTAGGCGACAGTCTGCAAAACTGTTCTATGCTGGTGCGAGTCCAGTCCGCAACTCCATTTCGCGCCTATAGCATAATTGGTTAATGCAGCAGACTCATAATCTGTTGATTCTAGGTTCAAGTCCTAGTGGGCGCACCACTTGACTTTATTTCATCACTAACTTATAATGTATAAATCGGACAGTAGCACAGCCTGGTAGTGCATCTGCTTTGGGAGCAGAGGGTCGGAGGTTCGAATCCTCTCTGTCCGACCATTTTCGCGACTGTGGTGGAATCGGTATACACAACAGACTTAAAATCTGTCGGCGTTAGCCATGTCGGTTCAAGTCCGACCAGTCGCACCAGTGTTACGCAGAGTTGGCATATTGGTTGTGTCCCAGCCTTCCAAGCTGGTCAAAGGAGTTCGATTCTCCTACTCTGCTCCATGCGCTCGTAGTCTAGTGGATGAGGCATCTGCCTTCTAAGCAGATATACGCAGGTTCGAATCCTGCCGAGCGCGCCAAATTGAGGGAACTATGATTATCAAAAAAGCAATGGTTGATACATGGAATTGGGCGAAAACCGATTATCAATCGTATCCGTTTAGATTTTGCGTTGAAGTGATCGCTTGGATTATCAGTATCGGTTGCACCGTTGCTATGGCTGTAACTGTTCCCGATCCACCACTCAAATTGTTATATCCATTTTGGATGAGTGGTTGCGCCATGTATGCTTGGGCGGCATGGACACGAAATAGTTTTGGTATGTTTGCTAATTATTTGCTATTGACTATTGTAGACACTTATGGTCTATATAGAGTGTTGACGAATTAATGCGCGATTAACTCAGTGGTAGAGTAGTGCCTTTACACGGCAAATGTCGGGAGTTCGACCCTCTCATCGCGCACCATTTTAAACAACTACATGTATGCGTTCATTAAACTCTCTCCAACGCTCTATATTTTTTTGAATTTCTTCTGGCGGTGTTGAGAGTAAACTGGACTCGGAAGGTACTTGCGGTACAGGTTTAGGTTTTTCGACTAAATTACCTTGTATCAAACTATTTTCTTTTACATTCGATATTTCCATATAACTATTTATGCGGGATTGATGTAATGGTAGCCTGAAACCTTGCCAAGGTTTACGCGCGAGTTCGATTCTCGCATCCCGCTCCAATTTTATGACACAAAAGAAATTACGGTTCGAAGATTTACAGCCGCATGTTGATATGCTTTGCGATGCGCTTGATAACAAAGGTGCATCTGCTAGTGGTATTTCATACAACAAAGAAGTATATCAATACGCGGAACAATACCGTGAAATACTACGGAAAATTAGAAACAAAAGTATTACATTTGAAGATTTGGTTTATGAGTTACATCTAGTAAACCATCAAACACGTCAAGCGGCAGGTGACAATCAGTCCTATAGGATTAGCAAGATTGTTAAGGCGCTTGACTTTTTTATCATGAAAGAGTATTATAAGATAAATTCGTAGGAATAAAATTTTGGAAGCGTGGCAGAGTGGTTGATCGCACTTGTCTTGAAAACAAGCAGTCCTTAACGGGACACGAAGGTTCGAATCCTTCCGCTTCCGCCAAAATTTAAAACGCCCAGATGGTGGAATGGTATACACAGCAGACTTAGAATCTGCCGTCGAAAGGCATGGAGGTTCGAGTCCTCTTCTGGGCACCATAAATAAAATATGATCACTAGATATAGTAGAAAAGTTGAAAAACATACACCAGTTATTTGGTGGTGTATCCGTGCCCTAGAAATCGTAACTTGTATTTTTATCATAGCAAATATTATCCATCACTGGTAGGAGTTGATTGTGTCACTGGTATTGGTTGTTGATAAAGGCGGCATGCCCAAAGACTGGGTGAATTTTGAAATGGCTGCTTGTTATTACGCAAAAGAAAAAGTGTTGTGGGAATTGGGAACCAAAGTGAAGTCCATGTTTGGTGGGCGTAACAATTTTGGCGAGCAATCACGCATTGATATTTCTTCAATCATCGGTGTCAGTGGTCCATTGCTTGGTGATAAGTTTTACAATCAACAAACCAAATTTGCTGATCGAATGACGTTGTATGCTCGTGACTGGCATATTTGTGCATACTGTGGTGATGAGTTTTCATCAAGCCAATTGACGATTGACCATGTTCATCCGAAATCCCGAGGCGGTACAAATCAGTGGACTAACTGTGTCACTGCTTGCCGTTCATGTAATCATCGTAAAGGCAACCGTACACCAGAAGAAGCCAAGATGCATTTGATCTATGTTCCATATGCACCAACTGTGCATGAACGTATACTACTGAAAAATCGTAAGGTGCTCGCTGATCAAATGGAATACTTGATGGCGAGTATCCCAAAGAACAGTCGTGTTTGGAAAAATTGATATGTCCAAAGGTAGTAAACAAAGACCGTTGAGCATCCCAAAAAAACAGTTTGACAAAAACTGGGAGCGCATTTTCGGTCAGGGTAAAAAAATTAATAGAAAGAGCCAAAAAAAGGGCTGATTCTATATAAGTAAGTGTGCGACATTTTGTCGTATACCAAATTATTGGCATAAAAAAGAAATATGATTGACTGTTTGATTTTGGGTGATAGTATTGCTGTTGGCACTGCACAGGCTCGCCCCGAGTGTGTGGCTTATGCTACGAGTGGAATCAATACCACACAATTCAACAAAAAGTATCCGCAAAAATTTGCTGGTAGGATTGTTGTAATCAGTCTTGGTAGTAATGACCACAAGTACATTAAGACTGAAAAGGAACTGTTTAAACTGCGCGAACGAGTACAAGCAGAAACGGTATACTGGATTCTTCCTGCTGGTAATGCAAAGACTAGCGAAATCCCTATCGTCAGAATTCAAGAGTATGTAGAAAGTATTGCGGAGATGTATGGTGATTGGATTATTAGGATTCCATCCCTATCAAAAGATGGCATACATCCCACTGGTAACGGTTATAAGAAAATTGGAGAAATCACAAAATGAAGAAGTTTATTCTAGCACTCGCTCTCGCATCAACACCAGCATTGGCAGTTGACCGTGTATCAATTTACGATTTTGATCAAGATGGTAAGGTAACACTTGAAGACCTCAACCGTTATTGCGATGTTGATGCAAAACTTTTTGAAAGAGCAGACAAGAACAACGATGGTTCTTTGTCAAACTCAGAATTACGTACTGCGAAAGCCTACTTGCTGGACAAGTGCGAGAAGTGATCTATTGCGGGGTAGTGAAACAGCATCACAGAGGACTCATAATCCTCAATTCCGAGTGCAACTCTCGGCTCCGCTACCGAACCAAAACACCCCTTTTCTTTATTTCTGGGTTGGGGTATACTGGTAAAGTTGGATAAGCGTCCAACACTTTGTTAAACTTGAAATTATATTATTGGAGTAATTATGAAGATGACTGCACTTAACTCTTTCCTTAACTTCCTCGTCAATGAGGGTAGTGAGGTTACGACCCGTCAGGCTCGCACCCTCTTTAAGGTTAAGAATATCGCTGACCTTGCTTACCGCGCTCGTAACGCTGGTGTAACTGTTTACACCAACCGCGTAACTAACAGCCGTGGTCGTAAGGTGTTTGCCTACCGCATTGGTAGTGCCAACAAGGCGTTCAATACGTATCGTTCCAACCGTCAGGTTGCTCGTTCGCGTAAGACGCTCTATCGTGACGCGATCAACGTTACGATTGCTGCCTAATTTACAGCTAACATTTAACTCATACTTATCCTCATGAGTTGGAGCCTGTACCGTTTTGGTGCAGGCTCTTTTTTTATTTCTAAAACGGAAACGACTAAATACACTCATCACCATTGAATTATATCCTTTTTTGATGTTTCGTTATGCAAACAACAAAGAGGGTACAATGAAAAGATTACTAGCAGTTCTTGCTCTTCTCGTTTCTGGAACAGTATTCGCACAAACTACTACAGTTTCTACGGTCAACACGACTAGTGACGTTAACACTACGTCAACGACGACGAATACAAACACAAATAACAACACGAACGTTAATACCAGTACTGAGACGACGAATAATACGAATCTCAATACGAATATTAACACGAATAATTCGACTTCTACAAGTACGAATACGAATAATAACAACAACGTAAACACGAACAATTCGACGTCTACGAATACAAACGTCAACACCAACAACAATAATATGTCTGGTGAGGTGACGTACAATAATAACAATAACACCACATCGACGAATAACAATAACAATGTGAATACGTCAACGGTGAACAGTACAAGCACTAACAATAACAACAGTGTTTCTACGAATACCAACGTGAATAATAATAACAGTGTTTCCACAAATACGAATGTTAACACTTCTACAAATAATAACAACAACGTATCGACAAATACGAACGTTAATTACAATAATAGTACGAATGAATCAGTGAGCACAAATACAAATAATAATAACAATGTGAACACCTCAACATCTACGAACACAAATAACAATAATAACAACCTATCTGGTGAAGTGACTTATAATAATAACAATAAAAATGACACAAATATCAACTCAAATAATGTGAATACGAATAACAACAATAACGTCTCAACTTCAACCAACACAAATAATAACAACAACGTCTCAACTTCAACAAATACCAATGTTAATAAAAACGATAGCACTAGCGTAAACACAAATAACAATGTTAATGTAAGCACATCAACAGCTGTAAACAAAAACGAAAACGTTAACAAGTCTGAAAGCACAAGCCAATCAAATGTAAAAACTGAAAATACAAATACGAATATCAATCGTAACGAAAACTTTACAAAAACAGAAACAACAATCAAAGCACCTCCTGCTAGTGCTATTGCTCCAATGATCTCAACATACAGCCAAGATGTCTGTGTGTCAGGCGTTTCTGGCGCTGTACAAACTCAAGTGTTCGGTGTCTCTGCTGGTAAGGCAGTTCGTGATATGAATTGCGAACGTTTGAAACTATCAAAGACTCTATACGACATGGGTATGAAGGTTGCTGCTGTGTCACTAATGTGTCAAGATGAAAGAGTGTTCAAGGCTATGGAAATGGCTGGAACACCTTGCCCATACATGGGTAAAATCGGCAAAGAAGCAACAACAGAGTGGACAGGCAACCAAGAAGAACGTCCAGACTTCAAGAAGAAGTGGTGGAAATTTTGGGAAAAGAAAGAGCAAGAAAAATCAACTGATATTCCAGTAGCCTCCGTAGGTGGCTGATGAAGCGACTTCTCGCTCTACTTTTATTAGCAGTGGCTCCTGCGTTCGCGCAGGAGTACACTCCTGGTCCATACATTCCAGCATCACCTCCTACTGGTGAAACTGAGAATTTAATTTATACTACATTGAACCCTCCACCACAGGGAACAAATTATACTTGGACTGGATTCGTTAATACCAATTCAAGTGGTGGTGGATTTTCTGGCGGAAATATTCCTGGGTACAACGGTCAAACAGGAACTTTTATATTTGGTTATGCGCAGGGCACAGTAAATTACAACTTATTTGATACAAGTGAGTTTCCAGGAAACGGAACTCAAATAAACAGTTTCAAATATAGTTGGGAATATTTCAACCAAGAGTTTAGCAGGGGTACGTTGTCCGCAGCCATTAAATTTTATGACCCAAACAACAATATCCTAGAAGATTTTAATTTTCAATTAGGACAAACCACAAATGGTTGGACATTATTTGGCGGTGAAATAAGTTTTACCAATCCATACGATATATCTGAAATTGGTCGAATACAAATTAGTTTTACAGGTAAAGATGATAGATTTTGGGCTGGCTACTATGGTCCGCAAGTTAGAAGTCTTGATTTAAGTTTAACATATGCTGCGGCACCACCTCCAACAGATTTTTTATATTGGGAAAGATTGGCTGGTGAAAATGAATTGTTTACACTCACCGAACCAGGTGTTGTAAGATATGGTGCTGATGGTGTTTACATCTATCAAGAATTTCAAGCAGGAACGTATGCTTGTACTAATGGCGACTGGGGTAGTGATCCAATTGGTGGTGTTGTTAAAAGTTGCTCATTCGGTAGTAATATACCACCATCTGTTGCTGAAGTCGATTGCGCCACTGACCCAACTGATCCAACTTGTATTATTGACAGTATAACAAGTGACGCCATTGATGAAGAAATGCTTGCTGATACTGGATTTGACAGTGGTTCAGATGACGGTTCAGATGCATTTACCGAAGACGAAGAAGAAACAGTAGACGATTCAGTCGCAGAAGAAGTTCTTGTCGCTGAAGAAATTGCTGATGAAGAAATGATTGATGAAGATCTTGAAGAGTTGCTTGCTGATGAAGAAACAATTGATGATGAAGAGGAAGTTGTTGAAACTGTTGCTGTAGCCAAGACATTAGAAAACGAAGAAAAGGCATCAGTACTATCTGACTCAATTTCAAAAGATGTTCTTGAGGCTGCGCTATCAATTGCTGCTGATGTAACTACTGCAGGAAGCGTTGCTGGCGAAACAACATCAACTACTGCATCTTCTTCATCATCAAAAACTGCAAATGAAACTTCTGAAACTGCAGTTGCTGAGGCAGCGTCATCAAGCGAAACAGCAAACGAAGAAGTTGCTTTGGCATCAAATGAAGGTGATGCCTCTGCTGAACTTTTGGAAACAGGTAGAGCGTTGGGGCAAGAAGCATTGGCTGCAACTCTTGCTGGAACGGAAGCATCTGCAAATGAATCCGTCGCAGAGGCTGAGACAATATCAGCCACCGCAGCCGAAGCATCAATGGTTGCTAGTGACTCTTCAAGCACATCAGTCCAATCAGAAGAAACTGTAGCGGCTGAAGAAGCGCAGGTACAAGAATCAACTGTCGTGGCTGAAGCGATCGAAACAACAACCGAAACCGTAGTTGCCGAAGCAACGTTACAAGCAGAAGCATCTGCTGAAATAAGTTTTGATGTTGGTAAAGAAATGATGGCTGAGAATGCTGATCAAACAGTAACGGCAGAGGCTCAAGAGGCTGAAGCACTAAACATCGTTGCTGCGGCTGTTGCATCATCAGAGCAAAAGTTTGATGATGAGTCTGCAAAAGATGCCGAGACAACAAATGCATTGATTGATCCAGCACTTGCCGTGGCAAATACGTTTAATCAACCACCAAGCATGATGAATCTTGAAATTATTGGTGTGTTAAAACCAATTGAAAAGTCTGATGCTGAAGTTCGTGCCGAGCAAGTAGTTGCTGCGAACAAAGAACAACAAGATGCAATTAATGCAAACTACATGGACGCTGATCAATCAGGTATTGTATCAGCAATTGCAGTGGATGCAGATGTGAGTTCTTATTTGTCGCAAAGACTTCAAGATGTGCCGTTTTATAAACCAGAAGATATATACAAGAACGTTGTCTACAAAGATAATGTTCGCGGTTCATATTTTCTCGAAAAAGGAAACACTGACACATATAAAAAGATGGTCGAAGAGCAGTACAAGTAATGTTAGCAGAACTCGCAGCAATCAATGCTGCATATGCGGTTATCAAGGAGGTTGTCTCTAACGGCAGAGAATTAAGTGATTGCGCAGGTCAATTAGGAAAGTTTTTTGAAGGTAAACGAAAGTTAGAAAAGAAAGTTATTGAAACACCTGCAAATGAGCGTAGCCGACTAGAAGAATTTTTTGCATTAGAAGAAGTGCGAAAAAAGGAAAGAGAACTTAAAGACTATATGCTGATTGCTGGGCGACCTGGATTATGGGATGATTGGGTGAAGTTTCAGAAAATGCATGCGCAGATGGAATTAGCAGCGGCGCAAGCAAGACGACGCGCTGAAATTGAAGCCGCGCACAGGCAAGAAGAAATTACATTAATGGTTTGTGTGGGGATTTTATTTTTTATGCTTGTTGGCATAATTTTTGGATTTGCTTATATTATAACGAGATAGAATATAAAACAAGGAGCAATACAAATGAGCGATTTAGACGAGAAGGTAGATAAACTAGAAGCAGCAGTTGACCCAAATACGGTCATCAGCATTGGTGGGTACAGTTTTACCCCAGCAAAATTAATGATCGCTGGTGGCATTGTTTCTTCAGTATTGGGCGGTCTTTATGGAGCCTTTGAGTTCTATAAAGATTATATGGACATGAAGCAACAGATTCAAGAGTATGTTGCACCAGATCTTTCTGCAATCCAAGAGCGCATCACCAAGATGGAAGAGCGCGTCGATAATGCAGTTGTAATGGTTGATGAAAGCGGTGATATTATCCGCGATGTTCGTTCAGACCTAAAGGGCGATATTGATAGTCTCCAAGCCGATATGGATGCTGCAGATCGTCGTAATCGCGAACTTGATAAAGAAGTGCGTGGATTTGTTGGCGTAACTGACCGTGATATGTCAGCACGTTTGAGAACAATTGAACGTGAAACGGATCAAAAATTAAAAGAACTTGAAAAGAAAGTTGATGAAAAAATTAAGCAAGCATGGGAAAACCCACTAGCAAATTAATGCTTGAGGCGTTAGTGTTGCCATTGCAACCTAAAAGGTACATCGTGAGTGTTGGTAAAAAAATTTTATTGGTCACTCACGATTACAGGTTTGCTTTATCTATACAAAGTGACATTGTAAAAAGAAATATTACTAGTGAGAACTACTCAGTTGTAATTTCAAAAAAGTAGTGAGCCCTTTTCTTTATTTCTGAGTTGTAGTATATTGAATGTATGGCGGCAAAGAGCACCGTGGTTTTTCGTAAATTGGGTAAATCCCTCTGTGAACCGCTCTTTTGCCGCCCACTTTTTTATGGAGCATAAATGGAAATTAGCGTAACAGGATGCCGTAGCAAAAAGCGTAGGGATGAGTACAAGTCCGCAACTCTCCTATACGGTTTGCTACTTATGGATCCTCGGATGGTTAACAACCTATCAATTCTGATCAAGTTGCATAAGAAATTAGATCTGTCTGGGTTTTGTGAAAACGCAGACGATGTCAATCCTCCTCGCGTGTTCACGATTCACCTGCGTGATGACAAAAAGAGATATACGAACGAATCAGATCCATTTAGAGCACTGGCGCATGAGATGGTTCATGTCAAACAGTATGCGAAAGGTGAGATCAAAGACTTGTTTGTAGATGGCAAGCCACCCTCAGTCTTATGGCGTGGTAAACTTTGGAAGGAGACAAAACGTGAGTATATTACAGTCCTCGATTCCCCATGGGAGATTGAAGCATATGGTCGAGAAGTTGGACTTTACACCAAGTGGAACATTTTTAAAGCGGAAAAGGAATTTAGTAAGATTCGACCCAAGTGACAACTCTCATCTGTTAGAGTATGCACACTTCATGAAGTATGGTAAATGGGATCAAGGATGTCCATTTGTTCTCGAGTCTCCATTCTTCAATGTTCCTACGATGGTGCAGTACAAACTGATGCATAAATTCATGAAGAGGTATATGGACAAGATCTGATTTTATATATAGAGTGACGCTCTAAATTCTGGAGTTCACTCTATGCGAATCACCTTCCGAGGGAGAACGAACAAAAAGTTTCGTGAGAGCGTTACTGATGCCTGCTATTTTTACTTGCATAAACTTGGTGTCTCGAAAAGAAAACTAAATAATGTTACACTCATCTTTAGACTCGCAGAGATGAAGAGCGATCAAGGATCTTGTGTTAACACAAATCGCCCAAAAACATACGAAATAACAATACACAGCAAACTTGACAGGAAGTCGAAGTTTAAGACTCTCGCGCATGAGGTTGTGCATCTCAAACAGTGGCTAACTGGAGAGATGAAAGACCATATCAAGCGTGGGGATATTATCAAGACCTACTGGAAAGGTAAACTGTGGAAAAACTCTGGCGATGAATTAGATGATTACTATGACAGCCCATGGGAAATTGAAGCCTATGGGAAAGAGGAAGGACTTTATGCAAGGTGGATGGAGCATGTTAAAAAAAGAAGAAAAGCAGAACGCGCCAGCAAAGAGAAACAGTAAGGGTTGGTATCAAGACTACCTTAAACACCCATCAGCCCAATATAGGATGTCATTCACTGAATACAAAGATATGCGTAAGCGAGGTAAAATAAAATGAAAATTGGATTTACATGTGGAGCGTTTGATTTATTTCATCCTGGTCATGTTTTAATGCTTGCTGAGGCAAAAGAAAAATGCGACTGGCTGATTGTTGGATTACACACCAACCCAAATGTTGAACGCCCAGATACAAAGGGCAAGCCAATACAAAGTATGTATGAACGTTGGGTTCAACTGCGTGGTTGTAGGTTTGTTGATGAAATTATCCCATATGATACTGAGCATGACTTGCTCAATATTTTATTGACGACTAAAATTGACTACCGTTTTATTGGTGGTGATTATCATGGAAGAGCATTTACAGGCGATGACCTCAAACATTATGACATCGTCTACACTTCAAGGTATCATGACTACAGCACAACTGAATTGAGGGAGAGAATCCGTGGTAAGTAATTTTAAAATGGTTGGAGACTTTATGACCAAGTTTGGGCAGGAGGTAAAAACTTCCCCTGAACTTCCATCAATTGACACTCAAGCGTTGCGTTATGAATTAATCAATGAAGAGTTGAAAGAACTTTTCCAAGCAATGGGCGAAAAAGATATCGTTGGCGTTGCTGATGCCTTGACCGATATTTTGTATGTCACCTATGGCGCTGGTCATGCGTTTGGTATCAACCTTGACAAATGTTTCCTAGAAGTTCAACGAAGCAACATGAGCAAACTTGGACCAAATGGTAAACCGATCTACCGCGAAGATGGGAAGGTTATGAAGGGACCAAACTACAAGGAACCAGATTTGCACTCCGTTTTGTTCAAGTCAACCAGTCACCATTTGTTCAGTGGTGACATAAAAGATCTTTAAATTCGCTCAACAGAACCATTATACTAAAGATGAGAAATAAAGTCAAGTGGGTAAGTCATTGATTTTTAAGTAAATTTAAAACTTTTCTTTTTTTCTGAAATAGAATATACTTGTTCTATGATTGATAAAAAGGAAAGCAAAGTGATCTACACAAGTATCATTTCTCGTAATGACGTTGACGAACTTCTTTCTTGGGATTGGACTTTGGAAGAAGTTAAAAAGTATGATGAGTATCTTCTGCGCTTCAGCCGTGTCAAGCGTCGCGGTCGTAGCGCGTACAAGGATAGCGAAAAGACGAAGGTGTATACTGCTGAGAACGAATTTTTGTGTAACTACACCAAGGTTGGTGGTGTTAACAAGAACTTCAAAGACTACGATGAAGCATTGCGTGCGATGAACAACATCATCAGCAGCAAGACTTGGTCCAAACTCAGCGGCTCCCGTAACGTTCGATTGGTTCAAAAGCGTGATATGGGTATGCGTAGCCGCACTGCTGGTCTTGCTACATGGGGTCAAATCACTCTTTGCCCGACTAGTGGCTTCAACATGTATGTGTTGCTTCATGAACTGGCTCACGTTGCGGGTCATATGCATCACGACTTGTCCTTTCGTCAAACTCTCGTCAAGTTGGTCTCGCGATTCATGAGCGCAAAGGCTGGCGACATCCTTAAGAAGACGTTCCGCTCTAGCGGTCTCCGCATGCATCGCAAGACCACCACTATGACCGCCCAGCAGTGGGTTCGTACTTACCGCCGCATGGCTGCTGTACGTACCAAGATTGCCGCTTGACTTTAATATCAAGAAGCAGGATACTTGTAATATGAAATCTAATATTGCAGAAATTATCAACAACGACGAAATTGCCTACAAAATCTACAGTGGGCAAATATTTTACTTTGATGTTCCTGGTTTGTACGATAAGGTATATGATTTTTACAAGCAGCATATAGTTTATCGAGATCATGAAGTTGAACCTGTGAATCAACTTGCCGAATTTCTCGATGAAGACTTGCGTAAATATTTTGGGAGTAAGGAGTCTTGTTAGACCCAATGGCTGAAAAGATAGATCAAGTTGCCATTGAGTTTTGCCTCTTTATGGAAATGGATCCCTATGAGCGAACGCCATCAGGGAAACTTTTGTATGAAGTGTACAAACGTCAGGCGATTAAGCAACTTGCTTGGTATGCAGCAATAACTAAATGCATTGCGGAGGGTGCTAATGGAAGAAATCGAAATTGATTTAGATGACGAAACTTTATTTCAGTTAATGCTTGAGGCTCACCGTCGCGATATCACCTTCAATAAATTGGTTGAAGAAATTTTGTTAAAGGAAATGGAAAGGCATGAAAGTAAATCTACAGCAATCAATGATCGATGAAATAGTCAATGAAACGATTTTGCGTGATATATCTTCATTGCGCAAACGTAACCGATCATTGATAAAAGAAATTGAATATAACCCAGAATACTTGGCAAACACTCAGCATGATATTCATTATGAGTATCAAGACAATTTAGAGTTTCTTCAATCACTAACCACTGTGGCTGAATATTACATCGGCGTAAAGTGGGAGGAAAAACTTTTCGAGTTGGAGCAAGATGATAATTTACTTAATCAGTAGAGGGTTTTGGTCTTTAACAATTTGTTTCGCACTGTCACTAATAATGTTTGTGGTGGGCGGGACTCATCCTGGCTGGGAATTGTTTTTTGAGAATGTCGGCAAAGCGTTCTTCATCCTCGTCGCTGTTGACTTATTTTTGTCAATGCTCGGTGTGGGAAAAGAGGAAGATTGATATAAATAGAATTGCATCGCCGAAATGGGATGCAATTCTAACAATCTTGCTTATTAAAGGAGAAACATATGACATACGTAAAAGACGTATTTGGTAATGATCTATTTGAGCGTTATTTTCTTGGCGCTGACAGACTCATGAAACAATTCAATGAGGCTGCTGCATACGGTAAAGCCAACTACCCACCATTCAATGTAAAGAAAATCATGAACGAGGACAAGTATGTGCTTGAACTCGCAGTGGCTGGTTTTGCTGAAAATGACATCGACATTTCAGTCGCAGATGGTAAATTGACAATCAAAGGCAATCATGAAACGCTCGATCGACTTGACGTGGACAAAGATATTCATTATGTTTACCGTGGTATTTCTGACAGGGCATTTACTCGTCAGTTTACTCTAGCAGATACAATTCAAGTTGAGTCTGCGGTGCTTGCTAATGGTATGTTGACTGTGACTCTGGTTGATGTTATTCCAGAACACAAAAAGCCGAAGAAAATCGAAATTAAAACTTCACCACAACTTTTAGTCGAAGAAAAGTGATAAGATTGGGGGAGGAAACTCCCCCTTTCTTTTAATGTTTGGTGCCGCAGTGGGGGCAAAACCATTCTTTTGGTTTCCACTCCCCATCAGTTGCAAAACTCCACCAAAGCGTGCATTTGGAACAAACAAAATGCCAAATGACTTCTTTGTATGGTTGCATCAATAAAGAATATCAGTGAGTGTTATTAACAACCAAAATCCTACAAATAACAAAGGAGGAACGAATAGCAACCCCCACTCTTGAATAAAAGTCAACAATTTGTTTTTCATATTTTAAATCCAGGAGTGTAAACGGTTTTACCGCCAGCACTTGATGCCGTCATTGTTTGTTTGCGGTTTGGTTTTTTGTTTGTATAACTTGCATGAACCCAACCACTGTTTGGTCCTTCCTTTGGGTCATAGAACTCAAGAATGATTTGGTCAAAGTCACAGTTGGCAGCAACCCACTTTGCTAGTTCAGGATTGGCAAGTCCGTCAATTTCAAAGTCGACTGCCTCTCCGTTGCAATGCTGCGAAGTTTTTGATCCGCCAACAGCAGCATTAAGAGCAGGACCACGGTACCCACTATTAATACGAATTGGTTTGCCGAAGTGTTTCCTAACTGGTTCAAGAATTTTTTGGCATACAAGTTTAAGATTTTCAAGATGTTCCTCGCTTGGGCTGTTGTCAATACCTTTACGTATTGCGGTTTCTGATTTTATGAACTCACCAAGTTTAAAATTTTCAGACAAAACAGTATCAGGGGATAATTTTGTAGTTGGCTTGGCTGGCGCTGCTGCTGGCTTTGCTGGGGCTGGAGGGGGTGCTGCCTTTGTTGGTTGTGCGTTTGACATTGACCAACCGAGGTACTTAATTGTTTTCTCTTTACGGTCAGCAAGACCGTGAGTGCCACCATTGATTTTTTTGGTCATTGCTAAAATAGTTGAATCGCTAACGCCACTATCACAAATCGCCCAGAGGTTATTCTTTTGAAAGAAAAACATTGCGGATTCAAATGCATATTCGGTCGCGACCAAGTCTGGGTTTGTCATAATTTCTGGTTTGTTTAAATATTTCGCAAATGCGGCATAGTTGTCTTTACCAGTTAATTGCAATGCGCCACGCCCACGATACTTCCAACCATCACCACTTGCCTCATTACCATTACCCATGCGGTTGGCATATACACGGTTGGCAATTTTTTCAGGTTGGCGGGCATAACTTGTAACGTTGCCTGGATTGAAATACTTACCAAAAATTTTCAGCAAACCATCTGCTGAGTAACTGAGGTTTTCACTAAATGCTTTGAAATTACCAGACTCATGTGCCGTTTGGGCAAAGAAGTGTGCAGCACGATTTGGCGTCAGTTTGTAGTACGCCATTGCTGCCTTTAATGTTCCTGGTCCAAAAGCACCATCGGAGACGATGCCCATCTTTTTTTGTAGGTTGGCTAAACTCATATTTCCCTCGCGCTTTTCTTTATTAACTCATTCAGGTATACTTGTCAGTTCAATGGGAGTATTTATGCATTTTTACACGAACGTAACAAGGCACCGTAACCAGATACTGGTCAGAGGTTACCAAAATGGTAAACCATATAAAAAGTCCGTCCAGTACAAGCCATATCTATTTATACCCTCGAACAAGGCTACTGAGTATAAAAATCTCAAGGGTGAATATGTCGGTCGTGTAGACTTCAGCAGTATGTCTGAAGGTCGAGAGTTCCTACAAAAGTATGAGGGTGTGCAGGGTATGAGCCTGTATGGACTCAGTGACTTCACCTACCTCTACATTTATGACACCTTTCATGGAGAGGTTAAGTATGATCCCTCGCTGATTTCAGTAGTTAGCATCGACATTGAGGTTAGCATTGATAACGGTTTTCCCCGAGTGGACACCGCACTGAACGAAGTCACAGCCATCACTATGTCACGTGATGGCAAAAAGGTTGTATTTGGTTGCGGTGACTATACCGAGCATCAAGACAATATCAAGTACTACAAGTGCACTGATGAGGCTGCATTGCTCCGTGTTTTCCTTGAGATTTGGAATAGTGAGGAATATCTCCCTGATGTAGTCACTGGTTGGAACATTGAGTTCTTTGATATTCCGTACCTTGTAAACCGAATCAAAAATGTACTTGGCGATGATGATGCTAAACGTTTGTCACCTTGGAACATTTTGGAAGAATACAAAGTTCAAATCCGTGGGCGTGAAAACATCGCCTACAGTCCAGTTGGGGTCAACGTGCTTGACTATCAAAACCTGTACAAAAAATTCACCTACACTCAACAGGAGTCATATCGCCTAGATCATATTGCCAACGTTGAACTTGGTGAGCGCAAACTGGACTATTCAGAGTATACTGGCTTGCAAGATATGTACAACTCAAACTTTCAAAAGTATATTGAGTATAACATCCGTGACGTTGAACTGATTGAAAAACTCGAAGACAAAATGAAATTCATTGAGTTGGTCTATGCGCTGTCATATGACGCCAAGGTCAACTATGAAGATACACTTGCCTCAGTTAAGCAGTGGGATGTTATTGTACATAACTACCTCCGTGGTAAAAACATCGTCATCCCGCAGTTTGATAAAAACAAAAACTGTAAGTCACTAGTTGGTGGCTATGTCAAAGACCCAAAGGTTGGGTTGAGCAAATGGGTTGTATCATTCGACCTCAACTCACTTTACCCCCACTTGATTATGCAGTATAATATCTCCCCCGAGACGTTTGTGACTAAACTCAAGCAGTCGCATTCCATTGAGGAAATATTGGATGGCAAAATAACTGACTACCACGAATACCTTGACAAAATGAATTGCGCCATTGCCGCTAACCTTTGCGTGTATTCAAAAGAGCGTCAAGGGTTCTTGCCCGCACTAATGCAAAAGATGTACAACGACCGTGTAGTGTACAAGAAGCAAATGATTGAGGTCAAGAAAGAATATGAGAAGTTCAAAAACCCTGCACTGCTGAAAGAAATTGCTCGTCTCAACAACATGCAAATGGCGAAAAAGATTCAGCTGAACTCCGCTTACGGTGCGTTGGGTAATCAATACTTCCGCTGGTATGATATCAACCATGCGGAGGCAATCACTATGTCTGGTCAGTTGTCCATCCGTTGGATTGAGGGTAAACTCAATGAGTACCTCAACAAACTGTTCAAGACAAAAGAAAAAGATTATGTCATTGCGTCTGATACTGACTCAGTGTACATCACTCTTGACCGTTTGGTTCAAGAAGTTATGCCAAATGAAACTGATGACAAAAAGATTGTCAAGTTCATTGATACGGTTTGCCAAAAGAAACTTGAGCCATACATTGACAGTGTCTATCAAGAACTTGCGAACTATATGCACGCTGCTCAACAAAAGATGATCATGAAGCGTGAGGCTATCGCCAATAAGGGTATTTGGAAGGCGAAGAAAATGTACATCCTCAACGTGTGGGATCAAGAGGGTGTGCTGTATGATAAGCCAAAACTCAAGATGATGGGCATTGAGGCTGTCCGCTCCTCAACCCCATCGTCATGTCGTGATAACATTAAGAAGTCACTTGAGATTATCATGAATGAGAACGAGTCAGCACTTCACAGGTTTATCGAAAACTTCCGTGGTGAGTTTAGAAAGATGGAGTTTGAGGATGTCGCATTCCCGCGAGGTGTGACTGATATTGAGAAATGGGCTCAAAACCAGAACTTGTTATATGAGAAGGGCACACCCATTCATGTCAAGGGTGCGATATTTTTCAACCACCTGATTGAGAAAAAACATCTGACGAATAAATATCAGGGTATAGCAAGTGGTGAAAAGATCAAATTCTGTTACATGAAGAAACCAAACCCATATAACATAACTGTGCTGTCTTGTCCTAGTGGTTTGCCGAAAGAGTTTGGGTTGGAAAATTTCATTGACTACGAAACTCAATTTGATAAAGCGTATATTGAGCCGATCAAAAGTATTATCAGCACCATTGGTTGGCACGTTGAAAAAACAGCAACACTTGAGGACTTTTTCTCATAGGAGCAACAATGGCTAGAATAGAACTAGATGAAAACTTTGACTTTGGTTTCACCACTTTTGGCGAGGATGAATTTAAAAAGCGTGAAGAAAAAGCAGCACAAGTAGCAGTTGAGCAAACGGTGAAAGTCGCTGATAGCAAAGTTGAGACAATGTACAAGATGATTATACCCCTGCTTCAAAATTTAGCAAAGGACGCTGATAAACGTGAATACATTTATTGGCCAGATAGAAAACAGAAAATCGACGCATTCATTAAGAAGTTAGACCAAATTGTAAAGTCCGAGTGACGTTGACTTTATTTCCCAAATACAATAGAATTGATTACTTGAAAGTGTATCAAGAGGTGACCCCATGACCGATTTTTTTAGAAGTTTAGTAGATCAAATTAAAGACGAGGATACAAGCATCGTTGCAGATGGCGAGGGTGCTGGTGAATATTCTGGTTTCATTGACACTGGATCATACATGCTCAACGCAGTGTTGAGTGGTAGTTTGTATGGTGGTGTTCCAAATAACAAAATCACTGCATTCGCTGGTGAATCATCAACTGGTAAAACATTTTTCGTCCTCGGCATCGTCAAGAACTTTCTTGACAACAACCCTGACGCTGGCGTTGTTTATTATGACACCGAAGCCGCAGTGACTCGTGATATGATGAAGTCACGTGGCGTTGATGTCAACCGTGTCATTTATGCCGAGCCTGATACAATTCAGAAGTTTCGTCATCATGCCATTAAGTTGATTGATGCTTACATCGCACGCCCTGCCGATAAACGTCCCCCAATGATGTTTGTGCTTGACTCACTTGGCATGCTGTCAACTACAAAAGAAATGGAAGATAGTTCTGAGGGTAAGGAAACTCGCGATATGACCAAGGCACAGGTCATCAAGGCTGCATTCAGGGTATTGACTTTAAAACTTGCTCGGGCTAAAATTCCAATGCTTCTGACCAATCACGTTTATGCTGCAGTTGGTGCTTATGTTCCGACAAATGAAATCTCGGGCGGCACTGGTTTGAAGTATGCCGCATCAACCATTGCTATGCTTTCAAAGAGCAAAGACAAGGATGGCACTGATGTTGTTGGTAACTTGATTAAGATCAAGATGTATAAGTCACGTATGTCGAAGGAAAACGCCTCCGCTGTTGTGAAACTTTCATACAAGTCTGGTCTTGACAAATACTATGGCTTGCTTGAACTTGCTGAGAAGGCTGGGGTATTTAAGAAGGTCAGCACTCGCTACGAACTTCCAAATGGTGATAAAGTTTTCGGTAAGGCAATCAATGATGAGCCAGAAAAATTCTTCACCAAGGAAGTTATGGAACAACTTGAAGCCGCTGCCAAAAAGTATTACAGTTACGGCATGACCGATGACGAAGGCAACGAAGAATTTGTGGAGTCTGAATGATCAACATCGAAGAAATAATTTTTGGTAACCTGATATATAGGGAAGAGTATGCCCGTAAGGTCATACCGTTTTTGCGTGTCGATTATTTCCGTGACCGCAATCACAAAGTTATTTTTGAATTGATTGATAAGTATGTAAAACAATATAACAAACTTCCGACCAAGGAAGCGTTGCTGATTGATATTCAAAGTTCAACTGATCTGAATGAAGAGCAGTTTAAATTAACCAAAGAGTTGATTGGAACACTGAAAGAAAGTGAAGACCGTGAACTCGATTGGTTGGTTGACCGCACTGAAGAGTTTTGTAAAGACAAGGCACTATACAATGCATTGATGGAAGCCATTAAGTTGGTTGATAAAAAAGACGATAAGATTTCAGTTGGATCAATTCCAAAAATTTTATCTGATGCGCTTGGTGTATCATTTGATAGTAGCATCGGTCACGACTTCCTTCTCGACTCTGATGAACGTTTTGAATTGTATCATAAGCGTGAGTCAAAGATTCCATTTGACCTCGAATACTTTAACAAAATTACCGATGGCGGTTTGCCCAAAAAAACTTTGAACATCGCGCTCGCGGGAACAGGCGTTGGTAAATCTTTGTTTATGTGTCATTGCGCGGCATACAACCTTATCAGTGGTTACAACGTTTTGTATATCACCATGGAAATGGCTGAGGAAAAGATTGCTGAACGTATTGATGCCAACCTTATGGATGTCACCCTTGATGAACTCAAGGACTTACCAAAAGACTCATATGACCGCAAGATTACTAAAATTAGAGAAAAAGCCAAGGGTAAGTTGATCGTCAAAGAGTATCCAACTGCTTGTGCTGGCTCGGCAAACTTTCGCCACCTGCTTGGTGAGTTGAAAGTCAAGAAAAACTTTGTCCCTGATATTATCTACATTGACTATCTGAACATTTGCGCCTCATCAAGAATCAAGCCAAACAGCAATGTCAACAGTTATATGTACATCAAGGCAATTGCTGAAGAGTTGCGTGGGCTTGCGGTTGAGTCTAACGTTCCAATTATATCAGCAACCCAAACGAACAGGTCTGGCTTTACAAACTCTGATGTTGGACTTGAAGATACCTCCGAGTCATTTGGTCTACCTGCTACGGCTGACTTTATGTTTGCGTTGATCAGCACTGAGGAACTTGAACGCATGAACCAAATTTTGGTCAAGCAGTTGAAGAACCGTTATGGTGATCCAGGCAACAACCGAAGATTTGTTGTTGGTATTGATAGGTCAAAGATGAAACTCTATGATGTTGAGGTTGCAGCCCAACACAATATCATGGATGATGGTCCAGTGGCTGATAAGGGAAAGTTTGGCGAAAAGATCACAGAGTTCAAATTTGACAAAACAAAATTCCAAAATTTTAAATAATTTTTTGAAAAAATCAACTTCCCATTATAAATAAGACTACACAATGTGGTGCGTGGGTTACGGTTTCTAGAGTCCGTAAAGTGGCAAGTGTCTCGTTAGAGACGATTGGAACAGTCGAGGCAGCTGGTTCTCAGCAGGTGGGGTTCCTCTCGATACACGCATCGTGGGAGGGTGTCCGAAAGGGCACCCTTTTTTTATGCCTGTAACTCATTGATTCTTATTAAAATAAAAGACTTTTCTTTATTTCTGAAATAACCTATACTGATAATATGAAAACTGAAAACACTGTTGAAGTAGGTTCCGTCGTGAAGTCGCTCGATTTTCCGAGCACGACGGATTGTTATTATGTCGGTCTCGTGACTGCCATTCTTCCTGATGGCACTTTCCGCGCCAACAAGATCAAGCGTGTGTGGGAGGGTAAGGTTGAAGAGAGGTTCTGGTCTGACACTTTCGTTGCTCCCCTTCCTGGTCAGCACATGTTCGACGACGAGTGGATTGAGCCGCGCATTCAGGTGGTTGCCTAACTTTATTTTATTTTCAAGGTAGGGTATATTCTTAATATGTCATATCAAGATTCATTGGTTGCTGCTGGTGCGCGAGTGATCGCGTTTCAGGAGTTTGGTGACTGGCAAGGCTCATGGGTTGCTTTGGTCGAGTACCAAGGTCAGCGTGGCTGGGTGCAAGGCGCATTCGGTTCTTGCGATTATTGCGATGCATTTCAAGCAGAGTTCGATTGGGATTCTGACTTTGCATGCGAAGATGTGCAGGGTCGTCTTGCGCAGTTCGGTCGTGGTTACTTGGATGATCTGCAAACGACGGAGCAATTGTTGCGTCAGTATGATGCAGATTCTTCTTGGGATTCTGAGTCCGAAGATGCTGCGTTCTGGATTCGTGAAACAGAACAGACTTATCGGAGTTGAAGAATGAACGAACGAATTAAAGAACTTGCTCTACAGGCTGGATTTGCATATGAGCCAATTAAAGACCAACTATGGGTTGGTGGTCCAATAGAAATAATGATTTCACCAGGATTGGAAAAGTTCGCTGAGTTGATTGTTCAAGAATGTATCGGTGTAGTTAACAAACGATACATGGGTGATAACAATCGTGAGGACTTTGAAGTCCGTCGTTGTGTTGAGGATTTGAAAAAGCATTTTGGAGTTAAGTGATGAAATATACTTTATACATCCGTCGTGGTCAATTGATCAACGACGACCCACAAAGACGCTGCTACAACGGTTGCTTCTTCAAGTCGCATATCGAATGGTCTGACTGGGAAATGTGGCTGAAGGATTACTTCTTCACTACAGAAGAAGCAGCACAGCATGCTGCAAACCAGTTCAAACGTGAGAATCAAGAATTCAAAGTTGTGGGAGTTGAATAATGGAATACGCAGTACAGAATTTATCTAATGCTATTGCTCATGCGATGTACGAGGGGTTTCCTCTGATTGAATACGAGGACCGTGATTGGGAACATTTCGGTAAAACTGGAGAAAACAAAAGAGTTACCAAAACTCGCAAGCATAGTGATCGTGATATTGAAGTCTATGCCATGTTCAGTCAAACCTGGAGTTCCACAGCACTGGGGTTTGGTGGTCTTGGTGGTCAAGCCATAACCAGCGCATACACTATCGTGTTGCGAAGTAATTATTTGGGAGAGTATTGTGTTTACTTTGGTGGCAGATTTGCGTATCATATCAAGCGTATCAATCAAAAGTTCATTGAAGATGTTATGAACAGAGAAATGTGCAGTGTAAAAAACAAAGGCAAATACGAACAAGGAGTTGAATAATGGGCACTAATTATTATGTTGTTGACAATGTTTGCGAATGCTGTAAGCGATACGATGAGAAGTATCACATCGGCAAGAATTCATATGGCTGGGCATTCTCATTCCATGGTTACAAGTATGATGGTTTGACCACTTGGCAAAAGTGGAAAGAGTATCTTGTTGACAAAATTATCTACGATGAGTATGGTGGTACGGTTCCATTTGATAAGTTTGTTGAATTGATAGAAATTTATGGCAGACCAGGTTATGTGGTGGTAAATGAGTATCACCCACAAGGTTACAAAGTGAAGGTTCACAACGAAGAAGGTCGCAAGGAAGGCTGGTTCAATCCAGAGTGGGATTGGGATGATCCAGAAGGTTATTCGTTCTGTTCAAGAGAATTTAGTTAGCAAAAATTGCTTTACTTTTTATTATTGTTAGATTATAATTGATCTATGAGCACAATGTTTATCAAGACGCCCAGTTTCTATTTCAGCCCTGACGCAATTGCTGTTATCGAAAAACAATATGGTGCCAAGTATATGGGATACTGGGCAATCAGACTTGAGTCTGGTTGGTCAGACACACCTGTTGATGTTTTTTATCAACCGAATCCTGATGTGAGCAAAGGTCACTCGCATTACTTTGGAATGTTTCGTCCCTACAAGGGACAAGTGATGATCACTGATGCTGCAAGTGCATTCAGTGAACCAATCACAGGCTTGTTGACAGAAGATGGTGAGGTTCTTGTGAGTCGTTTTCGACATGATTATGTTACTAAAGGACCATACATGATTGATGGTGGTCGTGACTATTTGCGCACAAGCGGTGGTGCTGATGGCAAGTTGGTCAAGGTGACTGTTGTCGATGGTGAGTTTGAGTTTGAGACCTATGGTGAAGGTTGATATTCATTGGGTCAAGCATTGGTCATTCGGATCAACTGTGCGATTCAACAATGGCAATCCTTATCGTGACATTCGCATTGGACCAATCATGATTCGTATTTTTTGGAGATGAAAATGGACAAGAAAATCACAGTTGAACTTGATTGGGATACAATTGACAAGATTACAACTTCTTCAATGAAGAGTCTTGTTGAGAATCTTGAAGTTGATCTTGAGAAACGGAAGAAGGGCAAAGAGTGGATTGCCATCTTTGACACAAACAAGAAGAAAGACATTGCTGAGATCAAGCGACACATCGATGCATTCAAGACTGTGTTGAAGTATTATGGTGAAGGCAATGACTAACAAACAGAAGAAGATTCTTGCTGGAGTTCTTACAATCACATTTCCTGTTTGGCTAATTGTGGTTGTTCCACTGCTTGTAGTGTTTATGATGTTCGCACTTATCTATACAAGCATTGCTGATGCGATGGGAGTAGAGATAGAGTAATGCCTATTCATTACAGCACCAACTATATGGGTCCGATCAATATGGATTGGATCAAAGAGCATGGCAGTGATTGGGCTGGTGGTCGTATCGACATGTATGGTGGCGATTGGAGTTATCCAGAAGAAATCGGTTTGCCAATAATGAAGGCAGATGATTATAACAAATTCAGCGATTGGCTCGAAACTGTTGAGACTGATGCTGTGTGGACATTGCAGCAGTTGGTTGAGCAGTATGAAAAAACAAATTCAAAAATCGTTTGGCATAGAACGCCAAGATGGGAGATGACATATGAATGATGATAATGCAATGCCAATTTTTGTGGTAGCGTTAATTTTATTTGTTTTGGGGTATCTGCTTGGGTTTACTCTTACAGAGAAAAGAATCTATAGCAATTGCCTCGAAGCCAACTCAACGATGATTCACAAAGATGCAGTTGCCAAGTGCTGGGAGGTTGTAAAATGAAAGCAAAAGAATACAATCTAATTGCTCAGTGTGTTGAGACTGGCGTTATGCTTGGCTGGAATCGTGCACACAAGCATACTGATCAACCAGAAGATCATCATGTTCGCGAACAGATTGAGCGAGCAGTTCTGAATGAGATTTGTGAGTGGTTTCACTTTGAAGATTTTCAAAACAACGAATAACTTTTCTTTTTTTCTTATAACGCGTATACTGGAGACTATATGAGTGAAGGTGATTTTGAAGTTATGCCGCGAGGCACTATGGAAGAAATTCGCGTGCTGCGCGAGTTTGTTCATAAGTTGAATGACATTTCTCGAAATGAGGAAGACATTCACGACTTTGTAATTGAAATGTCCCGTGAGATTGGTAAAATTAATTCCTTTTACCGTTCTCACAATGAGAGGTATCCCAGTCCATGATGGTGTATTGCGCTACTCGGTTCAAACCGAAAAAAAAGCGTAAGTTGAAAGGTGTCATTGCCCAAAAGTATCAGAGAACTGATAAGATTACCAGCACCCTGAAACTTTCAGCAGTGTCATACCTACGTCCTGGCTCTGATCAGGCGAGTCGCCTCGAGTCATTGACCAGTGACCTATCTTCAACCACTCGTAAAGAGTCACTGAAGTATACTGGCACTTTGATTAAGGGCATTGCAACAATGCATAAGTCAAACGCAGTGCCAGTTATTAACGATGAACAAATGAAAGATATTTCGCGGATGCGTAGAGGTTAATATGAAGTACGATCAATTCGATTTTGAACAACAGATTATGGAATGCTGGCGCGTGACCTCTGATATTAAAACTGTCAGTGAGTTTATGCTTGATGCGCCGCTGGAAAAGGGTCATGATGATAAGGTTGCTAACATGCTGATTGGAATTGAAACATTGTATGAGGCGAAGTTTGATAAACTTTGGCGAATGTTTGAACAATTCAGCAGCGAGCGATACGAACTTTTGCGGAAGGTTGGGGCGCAAAAGGAGGAATAAAAAAGACTTTATTTTATTTCTGAAAAAACGTATACTGGTTTAGTTGGTTGATTAATTGTTTAGTAACTTTTGTAATGGAGATGTTGATATGAATTTGCAGAATATTTTGAACGTGAAGCGTGAGCAGTTGGTTCATCTTGAGTCGGTCATTGAAGGAGCACAGAAGTCTTATTCGAAACTCCTCCAGGAAGTCCGAGTTCTCGAGGGACTTGTAACTGAAGTGGTGGCTGAAACTGTAACTGCGGAACTTGCTGATCCGAATTTTATCGGTGAGCGTGGTCGTCGTCGAAGTGGTTTCACTCGCCAAATTCTTCTAGCGAAGAATCAGGGTGTTGGCTCGGTGGTGTCGTTTAAGACAAGTGCTGATAACCGATACTCCAAGCGCAAGACTGTGCGTAAGGTGGTCAATGCTATGAAGTACGTTAGCAAGATCACTGGTGCGCGGTTCTCGCGTAAGGTTGGTCGTGGGTTTGTTACCGTTACTCGCGTAGCCTAATGAAAACGGCGAGTTTCTGAAAAGAGGCTCGCCGTTTTTTTAAAAAAAGACTTTATTTTATTTCTGAAATAACCTATACTTGATCTATAGTTTGGTAATTAGGAAAATAAAGATGGTTCAGCAAGATTTGAAATTCCCCGAAACGTTTTGGGCTGGTCGCCGCGAAGAAGAAGTGGCAGTTGCGGATAAGTATATCCCCTACTATGACAAGTGCTCAACTCCGAAAATGGACAAGTGGCGCAAGTACCAAAATATGTACTACCGTTTGTTCAATGACGGTGACAAGCCGAATTACTTTTCCATGAGTTCACTCGCCAAGTCAGTTGGGATACAGTGGAAGGGTCTTTACCTTGTGCCAAATGGCAAACGAGTGCTCGAAGAAATCGGCGACCGTTTGCTGGATAATGCTTTGGAAGAAATTAAGTCTGGGGTTGCCCCACTTGTTCGAGGTGTTAACAATGTCTAAAATTCTCGATGGACATCCATATCACGGTAAAACAAACGAAGAACTCCTGTATATCATTAAGGATGCGCGGGATGCAGCCAACAACATGGCTGGCTTCAACTACACTGCTGAGTGTAAGTACCTTGACCAAATCAATGATGCGGTCACTATACTCAACTACAGAAAGCAGAGGGATGATGTAAGATGAGTACAATGGAATCAGTCACACCGAAATATGATGCCACTTGGTATATCAAGTGGGTCTCGAGCATTTTTGTTTTGATTGCTGTGACTTTTCGCTCGAGCGGTGTGATTGAACTCCTCATCTATGACATTTTCTTTAGTTGGCTTGGTGTTGTCGGCTGGTTTTATGTCGGCTGGAAATGGAATGACCGAGCAATCATGGTGCTGAATGGCACCCTTGGGGTCATTTTATTTGCTGGAATCTTGAGATACCTTTTCGCTTAAATATATACAAGATCTGGTAAAAGTGGTATAATATGGACATCAACGACTCTGGGTTTTATTTAAAGAAACACCCAATACTTAAAGTCAAAGTTACCAAATACAGCGGCAAGTGGTACGTTGAGTATCGCCGTGAGCCTCAATGGTTTTTCGACCGTTGGTGGTGGTTTGATGACAGCGTTCACGTTGAGTATTTGGATGCCAAAAGCAGAGCCCAAAAACTTTGGAGTCAGGGTTACTACGAAACTGTCGAAGTAAGAACATTTGATGTTGACATCAGTCCAGTAACGAAAAATGATAACTGATTTGACATTGGGTTTGCTTTTAACAGGTGCACTTTTTCTTGGTATTATTTTTTTGGTGAAGTTTCTTTGTGAAGCGGCTGAATGGCTGCACGAAAAAACAAAATGAAAGTAACAATTCGCAAATACCCAAAGAAGGGTGATCAAAAAAAGTTTATTCATATTGATCCATGGGACACTTGGGACATGGCTCACACTCTTTCTGATATCATTTATCCAATGCTCAAACAGTTGAAGAAAACTGCGCATGGAGCACCTTACACTGATGATGAAGATGTTCCTGAACATCTGCGTTCAACTGCAGCCAAGCCAAAGAAAAATGAATGGGACACAGACTCCAACCACTTCAAGCGTTGGGACTGGATTCTTGGCGAGATGATTTGGGCATTTGGCGAACTTGCCAAAAACCGTGACCCAAATTTTTGCATCAAGAAAGGTAAATACAAGTGGGTGAAAAAAGAAGGCGAAGACTGGACTGAAAGGGTAACTCTTGTCGAACCAATTTATGATATGGTAAAAATGAAAGCATATCATGATCGCAAAAAAAATGCATTCCGTTTGTTTGGTAAATATTACGAAAACCTTTGGGATTAAATTATGAGACGTGAGTGGCGGGACGTTGATAAAGGCGTCCAGTACTATTATCAAGTCCGCAATGGCTTGATAATTGGTCAAGTGTACAATATGGCATATACCTCTATTTGGGGTGCTAAAATTCTAGTATCAGCCAATGAGGAATTAATCCTCGGACAGTACGTTTCCCTAGAGTTTGCCAAAGATGCAATTGCTGAGTTTTGGGATGAGAAAGATAGAACTTTCGAAATGCCAATGCAGGGACAACTTGTAAACTCTTTATGAATATATTTTACCTCTCAAATGATCCAAGGCAAGCAGCCGAATGGATGGTTGACCGTCATGTAGTCAAGATGATCCTAGAGTCAGCACAGTTGCTTTGCACTGCGCATAGACTTATTGATGGCACCGAATATCAGGGTAGCACTGCAACAGGTCGCAAGGCTCGTCGTTGGCGACTGGATGATCATCGCGACCTTACTTTCTATTCAGCCACGCATATCAATCACCCATCAGCAGTTTGGTGCCGCAGTTCGGTAGAAAATTATAGTTGGTTGGTTGATCACTTGTATGGCTTGATGACAGAGTATACTTACCGTTATGGCAAAAAGCATAAGATTGACCAAGATGGTTTGGCATATGCTTTACAGTCACCACCGATGAATTTGAAAGAGTGGGACTTTACCAAGCCACCGCCAGCAATGGACAAGAAGTATATTGTATCAGATGATCCCGTTGAGAATTATCGCAACTACTATTGTCAGGGTAAAACACACCTGCATAAGTGGACTAAAAGACCACCGCCACCTTGGTTAACTATACTTTAACTCGTAATTGACCAGACCTTGTTTCGCTTCAAGGTCATCAGTAGCCGCTTTGTTACCTACGAAACCAACGTTGGCGTTGCCAGAAAGGAGAAGTTTGAAATAGACTTCTCCTTTTTTCCATTTTATCAAGTCAAGGTTTGCTTGGTAAAAGTTTTTGCCAGCTAAAATTTCCGTGACAATCTTTTGACTGGCTTCATCAGCATTTAAGCGTCTTGCTATTTCTCTACAAAAAGCAGAGGTGACAGACATTGGTAGTTTTGCCTTCACGTTTTCATCGATGTTTGGGTTTTTCTTAATGGCATCGACGACTGCTTTGGCTGACTTGGAAAGTTTGTTTGGGTTTTGTTTAATGTCCCTGAACACTTGATATGGGTCTGGGACTTCAACTTGACTCAATTTCAAAATTTTACGGACACCGTATTCATACACGATGTCCTTTGCGCCACGTTTGGCATTTAAATCTTCAATGCTGATACCGATCTTTTTAGCACTATCAGCAAGTTGTTTGATAACACTATCCCCCATTGCCTTTTTACTTCCCATCACCTTTGGTAAAAGGTTGGTGAACACTGATGCCTTTGCGCCAGCGCCAAGTTTAGATGAAATTGGAATGAGGGTGCCATCATTCAATACAAATGCTGAGTCAACGCCTGAAAATGAAGGGTCATCAGGCACTATGAACTCCTTGATTTGTTTTCCCGCAAAAATATTCTCACTGAAAACTGGACTGAACTTTTTACCAAGGACACAAACGCCAATAACAAGTTCGCCGAGGTACTTGCCAAGTTCGTTTACATCAGAGTCTTGAATACCCTGTTGCCAATTGAACTTTGTTAAATCACTACCCAAATAATCTTTGACGGTATCGAAAACCTGTGGACCAACTTTCAAGTTACCCTTGAGTCCGTTTAAAATTGACTCTGACAGTTCTCGCTTTGAAGAAAACACTGCACAATTTACAGGCAAACCATTCAACACTCTGTTTTGTATTTTACCACCCTTGATCAATTTATCAGAGGTAATGCCTAAATTTTCGGTAGCACCCTTACGCCCAGAGTACTGCATGTTGAAAGTGCCAGCATTAATTTTAGTAGATGAAGTTACTGACCTGGCATAATACAGGATGCCATATTTTTTATTTGACTTGTTGAATTTAAAAAGTGCTGCAGACTTAACACTTGGTGATTTGTTCACCTCTTTTATGATTGAATAATTGCCTGGAACTTTTTTCAGGTCTGAGTAGAACTGAAACCCCTCATAGACGTATTCTTGTTTCGTGTCCAGATCAACCAGCGGTTTGCCTATGTGCGCTGATGGATGTGTAAGTCCTCTTGCCATTCGTCACCTTTTCAGTGTATTTATAAATAAATCACAACCTATAGGATTCGCGCATGTTCAATCTAGATAAGATCATAAAGTTTCTGACTGAAGAAGTCAAACATGAGGGCGGCATACTTCACATAGAGCACCCAGCCCATAGAACATTTGATGGCAAAAGTGCAGCCAACCATGCGCTGAACACCATACGCGGTGTTGCTACTGGCAGGTTTCATACCTCTACAAAAGTAGATGATGGTATGTCGTTCCAAGTTGTTCGTTCTAAAAATGGTAAAGTTGGAGTGAAGTACAAGGGAACAGGAGCCCAGTACAACTACTCTGAAGAGGATGTTGATCGCCAGCATGGTCATAAGCCATACCTCGCCGCGCCACTCAAACACATTTTGAGACACATTGGAAAAGTTATTCCAAAAAGAGAAGGCGAGTGGCAGGGTGGTTACCTCAGCACTCCTGATAAAAGAGTTGTGGGAAATGGTAAAATCAGCCACACGCCCAACACTGTAACGTATTCAGTTCCTCTGAACTCTCCAGAGGGGCAAAAACTTAAAAAATCTAAAATCAGTGTGGTGCTTCATAGTGAACTGAAAGGTCCGCAAAGAAAGGCAACACCAGTCACAAACACTTCAGAGTTTTCAGAGCATCCAGATGTTCACGTCATGCGTCACACTGTAGGTGTTGAAGAGCAAGCGTTGAACCCAGAAGATCGTAAAGAGGTTAGAACGCATACCAAAGCAGCCGCTGACCTACTAGCAAAACACACCTATGATCATTTGGCAGGTCATGAGCAAACACTCCGTGCATATACAAACTCAACCATTGACACTGGTGAAACCGCAAGTGTTGATGGGTATAAAAAGTTTCTCGAAAAATATCATGGCAAACGTATTGAGAAAGTAAAAACTGAGAAATCAAAATTACAAAAGGCTGCTGAAAAAGACTCAAGTCTCGCTCACGTTGAGAAAAATAGAAAGGCATTTGATAGAACATTACAAATCTATCAGCATGTACAAAATGCCACCAACTCACTAGCATCTGGGCTGGCTAAAACTGCACATGGCGGTTACACCCACAAAATCGGAGAGCAAGAATCAGAGGGTGAGGGGTTTGTGTCACGTGGATTAAAAGTTGTTAATGTCAAAAAATTCACCGCCGCAAATAGAGCACGTGGGGCAATACTGGCTGCTGCTAAAAAGGGCAACAAGTCGCACCACCTTACACTCGGTCGCGTCAATCCAATTCACGCTGGTCATGCTGCAGTATTTAATCAAGTCACCGAAGATGCTGAAAAAGAGGGCGCTGGTCATACAATCGTTTTGACGGCAACTCAGGACAATAAGAAAAACCCATTGACCCCCGAGCAAAAATTGAAGCATGCCAGACGAGCATTTCCAAAAGCCAATATCAAAATTGCCGATAAAGCAGCACCAACAATTCTTCACCATGCAGCAGCATTACATAAACAGGGTGTTGAAAATTTAACAGTTCATGTTGGATCAGACCGCGTCGAGCCGTTCAAAAAGTTATTGAACGATTACAACGGTAAAGAGTCTGCTCATGGCTACTATAATTTCAAAAATATTACAGTCAAACCAGTAGGTGAAGAAAGAGCAGAAGGTGGGGCTGGGCTGACCTCTGCCTCAGGAACTGCGATGCGTAAACACGCCGCAGCGGGAAACAAAAAAGCATTCTTCAAAATGGCACCACCAACAATGTCAGACGCGCACAAAGAAGAATTGTATAATGATGTGCGCACAGGCATGGGAGTTAAGTAATGGCACAGTGGCGTACAGATAGTTACGAATTCAAACAACCGCATAATGTTCATCTTTATGAGATGATGATGCTTGCCGACATTTACGGCAACCCAATCAATGGCTCAAATTTCACAGGTCAAGCAGTAGATGCGTTTGGTAGAGCAAGAATGTCAACGCCATTGACATTGTTCGACTCTAGCCACCGTTATAAAGATAATGGATTGTGGTCAACTTCAAATACAGCCACAACAACATATTCTTTTTCGGCAAATGAAGGTCTGATTAATTTAAATTTAGACACTACAGCAAATGCAGAAATTATTAGAGAAACAAATAAAGTTTTCCCTTACCAGCCTGGCAAATCACTGCAAATTTTGAATACTTTCGTTTTTAATCCAGCAAAATCTAATTTGAGACAACGTGCTGGATATTTCGGGAAAGATAATGGAATCTATTTAGAGTTGGATGGCACAAATCTTTATCTGGTTGAAAGATCTTTGGTTACAGGATCACCAACAGAAACTAGAGTGTCGCAAACTAACTGGAATTGTGACAACTTGCTTGGTAATGGTCCTTCAAGAAAAACTTTGGACATAACAAAAGCACAAATCATGTTTATTGATATTGAATGGCTTGGAGTTGGCTCTGTAAGGTGTGGATTCGTCATCGATGGCGTCTTTATCCAATGTCATGTATTTCACCATGCTAACGTGTTAGCATCCACTTACATCACCACAGCATCATTGCCTTTGAGAATAGAAATCAAAAATACTAACACTACTGGATCCAATAGTGTATTTAAACAGATTTGTAGTAGTGTGATCAGTGAGGGTGGTTATGAACTCAGAGGCGCTCAATCCTCAATAGGAACACCTATAACAACCCCAAAAGATATGCCAACGGCTGGAACATTTATTCCTGTTGTTTCACTGAGGTTGAAATCGGACAGGCTTGATGCTATTGTTATTTTGACTGCCATATCTTTGCTCGGTTTAGGTAATAACACAAGAATTGAATGGAGAGTCGCGAGAGGTGGAACCCTGACCAGCCCGAATTGGACATCTGCAGGTTCAGATTCAGCGGTTGAATACGACCTTTCTGCTACAGGCATCAGTGGCTACTCAGTGTTGGCTAACGGTTATTTGGGAGTTACCAACCAAGCATCACAATCGTTGGATATTTTGAAAGAAGCGTTGTTCAAATTCCAACTTACCAGAAACAGTTTAACCTCAACTCCAGAATCGATTTCAATCATAGCAACAGGTGCGTCGAATGGTGATGATGTCCTAGCGTCAATGGACTGGGAAGAAATCACACGTTAAGTAAAACATTTTATAAATAAAACAGAGGCGGTTAGGCTACGGCAATCCCGCTCGTTGTACCAGATAAGCCCAAGGGAAACTCTGATGAACCATAAAGATACAGAAAAGAAAACCAGCGTTGGTAAAGTTACTGGCAGATCCAAAACTGGGAAACCATTAGATAAAATTGACACAAATCCTCAGCAAAAAATTGATAATGATAAATTACAACGAGAGGATGCCGTAGACCTAACTCCTCCCCTCGAGGAGGGTAAAGCCCTAACGATTATGCAAAGACAAAAGCGTGCTCGCATTATGAGACGCTATGAGTCGAAGTTAGAGCGCGCAAGAGAAATTTCAAAGAAAAGAGCCGCAACAAAACAAAAACTTCAAGTCCGTGCTGAACGTGCAGCGCGTGAGATTTTGAAAAAACGTTTTTCAGGAATCAAAGGCAAACCATATGCCGAGTTGAGCGTTGCCCAAAAGATTCAAGTTGATAAAAGACTTGAGGGCAAGGCTGCACTGATCAAACGTCTAGCAGCACGTTTGCTCCCAAAAATTCGCCGTAAAGAATTCGAACGTTTGAGTTCATTCTATAAGGGTCAGCAAATGAAGAGTCTGCACTCAGAGCCACAGTTGGCTCTAAAGGGTGAAGTGCCAGCCGCTGTACAACACGAATCATTTAATGCAGAATTCGAAACTCTTTTTTCACAATTGCTGAATAAGGAAGATCAAACTTCAATTCAGCAAATGGCTGAAGAGTATACCCCAGAAACACTTATCAATATCATTGAGACAATGATTAATGAACTGGAAGAAACAAATCCATTCAAGTCAACACTTGTCGAAATGCTTGACAAGGTTGCGCCAATCAACCCAATTCATGAGTCACTCGAAAAGAAATCAGAGCAAAGTGGTGTTGAGTTAGAAACACTCAAAACAATTTTTGAGCGTGGGCTTGAGGCTTGGGACGGAAAACAAACACAAGAACAATATGCATTTGCCCGAGTAAATTCTTACATTGCGGGTGGTAAGGCATATGAATTAGATTCAGACCTTAGAGAAAAATGCTGGGATGGTTACACCCAAAAGGGAATGAAAAAGAAAAATGGTAAACTGGTTCCTAATTGTGTTCCAGTAAATGAGGCTGGCGGTGCTGGTGACGAAGGGACAACAAAACTAGTGAAGAAATACAAAAAAGACACGCCATGCCAAAAGACAAATGAAATGTTTGAAGGCTACTGGAAAGACGTTGATACAGAAAAGAAAGAAACAGAGCGTCTAGCAAAGCAAAAGAAAAAGTTAGAGCCTGAAAAAGAAATCGAAGAGGAAATGAACCTCTCACCACAGCAAAAAGCAAAGGCTGCTGCTCGCGCAAAGGAAGCAGGTCGCCCATATCCAAACCCAATTGATGACGCATGGGCATCAAAACAAATCACTGAAGATTTGCGTAAGTGGTTTGATCAAAAGTGGGTTCGAATGGACACCAAGGGTAAAATCAAAGGTGACTGCGCTCGTGAAGAGGGTGAGGGTAAGCCGAAGTGCCTCCCACTCGCTCAAGCCAGAGCAATGGATAAAGAAGATAGAGCAAAGGCTGCTAGAAGAAAAAGAAGGGAAGACCCTGTTGCTGACCGCGAGGGTAAAGGCGGCAAACCAGTTTTCGTAAAAACTGAAGAAGTCGAACACCTTGAAGAAAAGAACGTACCAACAAACCCAGAACTATGGTCAAAGGCAAAATCATTAGCAAAGAGTAAGTTTGATGTTTACCCATCAGCATATGCTAACGGTTGGGCTGCAAAATGGTACAAGTCGAAGGGTGGTGGCTGGAAGTCTGTTTCAGAAGAAACAAAAACCGAATGCGCTCCTGGTCAGTACTATTGTTTTGAAGATAAAATGTGCAAACCAATCCCAGAAGGATACAAAGTCGGTAAAGATGGCATGTTGGTGAGTGTGGAAAAAATTGATGAAGTAAGTCGTGCTATGACAAAGGTCTTAAAAAAGCCATCAACAACAGATTTGGAAAATGACGTGCAAAATTTCTTAAGTAAAGGTGGCATCATAAAAGTTGGCACACCACAAAAAGCAAAATTCAAACCAGGAACTGCTTTGGCATCAAAACACGATACAACAATTGCTCGTGCCGCTGGAGGAATTGGTTCGAAAAATCAAATTAAAAATCTTGGATTGGCAAGATCAGGCGCATTGAAAAAAATGCTCACGATAACAAAGAAAGAAAAATTCGCAAAAGAAGAAAATGAGGGTGAAATAGAAAACAATTCATTCACAATGAATGAGTCCTTCATGCTTGACCGTGCTGCTGGCATTGGCCAAATGATCACTGCCGCCGATGCTGGAATTGAAATCAAGGCTGGTTTTGTAAACTATCCTGGCGTTGAAGAGTTGAGCCAGTTGTTACAAATGGAATCAATCATCAAGCATCGTTTTGATAACTTCATCAGCGAAGGCACAGATGACGAAGGCGCAATGGCAAAAAGTGAGTTGATGGGCTTGATCAAAAAGGCTCAAGCAATTTCATCTAAAATGTCATCTGATAAACAACTCGATGCTTGGGTTCAGTCAAAGATTACAAAGGCTGCAGACTATATCAATTCAGTTCATGATTTCCTTATGAACAATAAACAGGAAGTAGACAAATGATTAAGTTTACAGAGTTTAGAAACTTGGATGAAGAAACATTGGGTAAAATCCAGCGCACTCCTGGCGGTCCAAGAAAGTTTATGGTGAAGGTTCGCGACAAATCAACTGGAAATGTCAAAACAGTTCGTTTTGGTGACCCAAATATGGAAATCAAACGCGATGATCCAAAACGTCGCGCCTCATTCCGTGCTCGCCACAAGTGCGCAACTGCTACAGATAGAACAACACCTAGATATTGGAGTTGCCGTCAGTGGCGTGCAGGAGCAAAGGTAGAAAGTTGATATGGAACAATTGATTGAAGCAATGAAGAAAGTTCTAGCGGAGAGTTTTGCTTTCCGTTTGAAGGCTCAATATTTCCATTGGAATGTTGAGGGACCAGATTTCCATCAATATCATGAAATGTTTGGTAAACTATATGAAGAAGTTGATACTGCTGTTGATGGAATCGCAGAGCATATTAGGGCACTGGATTCATATTCACCAGGATCATTTTCTAGATTTATCGAACTGTCATCAGTTAAAGATGAAACTTTGATCCCTTCTGCAATTGGAATGGTGACGAAACTTTACACTGATAACAATTTGCTTTTGGCTAGTTTAAAAAACGCCCGCAATATCGCTGATGAACTTGGCGAAAATGGTATTGTAAACTTTTTGGAAGAGCGCATTGACATTCACCAAAAACACCGTTGGATGCTCAAGGCTACAATTTCAACAGGAAACGAATAATGTACAAGAGTTTAGAAAGTAAAATTCGTGATATGCTCGAAGGCAAAACAGGAGCAATTTCTGTAACTAAAGATCGTGACACAATGGAGCATGACCCAAACGATCAAGTCACGGTTGGTACATACAAATCAAAACATTTTGAGATTTCTCCAGAGGCTCAAAAACTTTTCTCGCAAGGCATTCCAAAAAATTCAAATGCCATTGATGCCGAACACCTCGCCATTCACCATGACAAGTTGTTTGCTCTTGTAAAAGGTGCGATGGTTAAGAAACAGGTCAGTGATACTGATTTGGAAAATGCAAAAGATCATATGTCTAAAATTCAGTACCTGGCAACAAAACTAGGACTTGAGGGTGAAATAAATTACCTCCAACCACATGTTGAAAAATTATTCAAACATGCTGGAACAGAGGGCAACCCATTTACAAGCAAGCCAACAGAGTATACCCAGGAGCCACGTGACTTTGACGTGGACAACACGAAACAATTCATCACACGTGCTGCCAAAGCAGAACGTAAAGTAAAAGTTATTGATGACGAATTTAATCCAGAGGAAACAGAAATGGTCGCAGACAAAAATTTGGGAGCAAATCCTGCAGTCGTTGAAGCCGCCAAAAAGGTCATGGAGAAACTTGACCCAGTCGGTAAAGAAGATAAAGACGTCAACAACGATGGAAAGGTTGACTCTTCTGACAACTACCTCAAGAAACGCCGCAATGCTATTTCCTCAGCAATGCGCGCTGCTCGCCAAAAAGAAGTTCAAAAGAAGGTTGATGCTGAATCAAAGAAGCAGTGGAAAAAGCCTCCACAAGCAGGTACATTGTCTGCTATGAAGAAAGAAGAAGTTGAGCAAGTCGAAGAAGCAGTCACAAGCAATCCTGGTCACGGTTATCACGGTCAGCATTCAGATAATGCTGATCAAAAGTATTCTAAAATGCACGCAAAAGTCAGAAGTTTGACTGGCACAAATTCAACGATGGCCAAACACTATCTTGACTCTACTCACGGTCGTCATCTTGCTGGCTATGAAGATGATCACGAATACATCAAGCGTGATTTTTTGAAGTTTGCTAAAAAATACAAGACTGATCAGTTTAAAGAAGAAGTCGAATCAGTAAACGAAGACCAAGCCGCTGATATGCAAAAAATTCAATCTATGGACAAAGGTTCAATGGTTGGTAGCAAAACAGAATTAAACACGCATTTAAAGTATCTCAATGCAATGCACACCCATCAAAAGAAATACGGTTTGGATACAGCAAAAACAAAAAAGAAAATCGGCGACGTGAGCAGAAGTCTAGTTCAGATGGGCGAAGAAGTCGAGCAAGTGGATGAAGGCTCGAAACGTATGAGTGCAGCCGTCAAATTGCAACGCGCATTTGACAGAGAAAAAGTATCAAGCGATGCCAGCCGTAAGCGTGGTGAGGAAATGCTGACTCAGGCTCGCAAAGAATATGATAAAAAACAAGTCGCTAAGACAAACGAAGAAGTCGAACAAATTGATGAGATTGGAAACACTGAGAAGGGTGTTAAAAGACTCAAGGATTACGTTGCAAGCGATCGTAGCAAAGTAAAGATCAAAGATGTTCTTGATGCAAAACGCAGTGCAGATCCTGATAAGGCTATTGAAAAACTCGCAAAACGTCAAGGGTATAAATCAAAAGCATTGAAGAAAATTCGTGCATTTGATGCAGCAAAAAATCCAAAGCCACCAGAAAAAGAAGTTCCAATGGGTCTAAAAGTGTACCCGCCTGATATGAAGTATCATGGTGACAGTTACGAGCCAACTGGTGATCAAACACTTGATGAACGTAATATGGAAAATAAAGCCAAGAAAGATAATGCCACCAGACAAATTGGCGCTCATGCTTATATTCAAGGCGTAAAGAAAGATATGCAGTCACCAAAGATTGCAGGTCGTGAGGTGATGAAAGATCCTAAATTAGGGTCAAAGAAAGTTGCTGACATTTATCGTAAGTTGCCAAATCCTATGAAGAAGGAAGAAGTCGAGCAGGTGGATGAAGGTCGTCGTGGTCGCCCACCGAAGGATCCTGTAGCACGTGCCAAATTCTATGCTGCTGTTATGGATGAGCCAGATCAACATATCATGATGCAATTAAAGAAGGCATCTGACTCCGAAAAGCCATATCATGTAACATTCAAAGATGGTCAAAAGCATCCTGTTGAGCCAGGACATGCCAAAAAGGTTATTGGCAAATACATGGCAATGAAGCCTGATGAAAAGAAAGTATACCAAAAAAAGATTGCAAAATCTCATGAGCATTTCATGAAGGCTGCAACAGAAGTTGAAAAGCCAGTAGCAAAGAAGCCACTTGACCAAAAGCAAAGAATGGCTGCTATTGCGAGGGCTGCGATGAAGTACAAAAACAAGGGTCGCGACAAAAGTTTCGGCGACACAGCAGACTGATGGGAATTAAAGCATCCAATTTTACCGATGGCAAATTTGTAAAGCCAGAGGAAAAGAAAACTTCAGTGAAAACTTGGAGTGGTCCTTCTTTTGAAGAGATTAGAAGAAAAGTTGGTCCAACGGTGCAGCAAGAATTACCATTAGAAGAAAAGAAAAAAGAAAAGATAAAAAGACTTAACACAAGAAGGTCATCCCAATATATGGATGACATGATCAATTCTGACCAACAATAATATTAAATAAATAAGGATACAACCTTTCTAGGAGAATAAGAAATGGCACAATGGGGCAATACAGACGACGCTGCAAATTCAGTACTTTGGGCGGTGTCACAATTAAATAAGGAAGCAAACACTGCTAACCAAACCAATCTTTTTGGCAACACAACCGCAGACGCATACGTAACAGGTGCCACACACGGTCAGTTCGGTGTTGCTGAAGGCGAGGCAGTTGCAGCACGTGCTGGCGCGAACACAAAATCAGCACACTCAGGCTGGGTTCTCAGAACAGTAGGTTCTGGCGGTCGCGCAGGTCGTGTCCACAACGAAGTTCTCGTTGCAATGAACACAATCACTGGTGACGCTGAAGATGTTCGTTTTCCAGACTACAAGTTGTCAATCACATCACAACCAGCAAACGATTCAGCCAACTCTGCTGCAAACGAACAGGCAACATTCAGTGTTGTTGCTGCTTCAGCACCAGCTGGCGCATCACTCAGTTACTTGTGGCAGTACACAACGTCACCAGGAAACACGGCAACATTTGCTACAACAGCAGCCGTTGCAGGTTTCAGCGGTCAAACAACTGCGACACTCACAGTCGATGCAAACACGATCGCAACTGGAACACTGCTCCGCGCCCAAGTTTCAACAGCTGGCGCAGCAAACGCAGTATCCAACAACGCTACATTGACGGTAACCTAATACCAACAATGAAAGTTTTGTTTGCAGCACTTGCCCTATCATTCACAGCCACGGTCGCTGCCAATCCACACGATTGGAAAGTGACACGGGCTGTAGATGGGGACACGGTTGAGATTCAAGTCAACTGGTTACCAAAAGAACTTGGTGATAAGTTAAAGATCCGCGTGTTTGGCGTTGATACACCTGAAAAAGGTTTCAGAGCCAAATGTGAGTCTGAAGCCAAGCGTGGTTTGGCTGCAAGTGAGTTTACAAAAAATCTACTTACAACTGGTAAAAAGGTTCAAGTAGAAATTAAAGAGTGGGACAAATTTGGCGGTCGAGTTTTGGGTGATATCATCGTTGATGGAAAGTCACTCAGAGCAGAACTAATTAAAAACGGATTTGCTCGCGAATATTTTGGCGATGCAAAACAATCATGGTGTAATTAAATGTCTGACAGAGCAAAAAAATTCGCAGAGTTTACTGCACTGACATCATTAGATGGGTCAGACCTTTTTATCGTTTCAGATGTATCTGTAAACACAACTAAAAAGGTAACATTAACAACTTTGCGTGGAGCAGTTGTTCGTGGTCCATATGCTAATGACTCAGCAGCAAACACTGGCGGTGTTGCCGTCGGTCATTTGTATTACACTGGTGCAGGGGATGTGAAAGTTAGACTTGCGTGATGAATTTTGATAAAGTTGACGATACCAATTTTTTGTTATATGCTGCGAAACATTATGATAATCCGCAGTACTATGACACACTTGAATTTTACGATGACTTGAACCGTTTTAAGTATTTGAAACGTTTGTTCAATCGTTATGAAGAGTCAGGTGAGTTGAAAGAGCGGTTGATACTGAATCACTTGATCGTTCTGTATAATATGTTTGGTCCAGCAACCACGAAGTTATTGTTTTTTAAATTGGATGGGTATTACAGGTATTTGAAACCATTTCTTATTCTCCTAAATCAAATGCCTGATGTAATGCATGGAATTGGAATTGAAAACAAAACGGTCCGTAGTTCTGACATCGAGTCAGATGAGAATATTGTAAAAATATTAGGGAAAATCTGATGAAAGATTTTAAGTCATTTAGAGAAGAAGCACCTGTAAACACTTCAGGTGGTGGCAATATTGCGGGGACTCAAGGTGATCCACCAGTTTCAGCAAAAGCGCATGCCAAATATAAACGTCACAATGAAAAACAAAACATGCTTCTCAAATTGTTGAAGAGAAGGTTGCCAGGATAATGTTATGCTTATACCACTTCCATATAAAATTCTAGCAGTTGTATTGATTGTTGGCGGCGCATTTGGTGCTGGATATAAAAAAGGTATTGCTCAAGGCGAAGTTGAAATACAACGTGCTGCAAATGAGGCTGAGGAACTATCCATTGCCTTGAAAAAAGAACAGGCTATGATCCGCGAAGTTGTCAAGGTGGAGTATGTTGACAGAATCACAAAGATCAAAGAAAAAGAAACTAAAATCGTTGAGGCTGCGTCTGAAAAAGTTCCTGGTCAGTATGACCTATCGAATGGTTGGATACACGCCCACAATGCTGGCGCTTCTCCAGCGATTGATCTCGATCTAAATCTTGCTGCTGATGGTAGCAGTTCATTTGTTAAAGACAACGTAGCCCTACAAACAGTTGTTGAGAATTACTCCATCTGCTTACAAAACAGTCAGCAGTTGGTATCACTTCAGAAATATCTACTTGAAGTGAACAAAAAGATTGATGAAGAAAATAAGAAACGTGGCATTGATATCAAACTTCCTGATATGCCAAACATGCCATGGAAGAAAAAGGAGGGCTGATGAAATACCTTCTAGTCATTTGTATGAGTTTGTTACTGACAGGTTGTGGAACCCCACTAACACGTTTGTTACCGAAACTTGATAAAATCGAATTACCAGAGGAGTTGATGGTTCCGCCAAAAGACTTGAAGACCATAACACCTCCACCAAAACCAGCAGAACCAACCCCTGCGGTTCCGCAATAATAAATAAAGTAAACAGCGAGTAAACAAATGAAAAAGTTTTCTACATTTGTAGAGCAAGAAGAAAAAGACGATGAGAAGTCTAGTGGTAGTTCAGATGCCACTAGACTTTCTCTTTTGTCCATGATTGCCAACTCGCTAAATAGATACAAGACATCAGATAAAGGCGATGTGCGTGGCATTTTAATGTTGATTGCTGCGTTGAGTTTATTGAGTGCTAGCGACCAGCCACTGGCTACATCAACAGCACGTAGATTAGTTTCATCAAGTTTGAGAAAATAGGAGTTTAACATGGGTACATTAATTGTTCTATTATTGATCGCAGTTGCAGTTTGGATTGTTTGGAAACTTTTTAACAAGCCAGATGCAAATGAAGACGGAAAGGTTGATCATCAAGATGTTAAAGTTGCTGCTACAGAAGTAGCAAAGACTGTAGCAAACACCCTTGATGTCAATAAGGATGGCAAGGTGAATCTTGCAGACGTAAAGGCAGCTGGTGAAAAGGTTGCCAAAAAAGTTAGCAAGCCACGAGCCAAAAAGGCGAAATGAGGGCTGCACTACTTTCATTATTGTTTGTCATCACCCTAGTTGGGTGTGAAGCCAATTACCGCTATCCTTGCCAGGATCCCGCTAATTGGAATAATGAAGAGTGCAAAAAGCCTGCATGCGTTGCAACAGGCGAGTGTTCTGAAAATTTGGTAGGTCAACAGGCTTGGGATGCCGCTCATAGCGGTAATACACCAGCCGCTGAAGAAGCAGCACCTACCGCTGTAGAACCTTGCCCAGCGCCAGCACCAACAAGTGAAGGAGTTGAATAATGTTTAATGGTCCAAGATACACTGATACAGAATTGATGGCTCGTTTGAAGTTCATTGTTGGACTTTCCCTGGCTTTTACTCTTACAGGAATCGTGTTTGTTGTATTATACTCACTGATTTTTGTAACACAGCCAATGGAACAGTCACCAAATGATGCAAAATTCTTTGAGTTGATCACTCCAATTGCTACGTTTTTAACAGGTATCCTATCGGGTATTATGCTCGGTAAACAGGAAAAGCCTGATGAAAAACCAGCAGAACCAGATACAGTTTATGTCCCAACGGAACCACCTCCTGAAGTTCCTGCAGCAGCACCAGCAGTGGCAGAAACTCCAGCGGTTGAAACAGCGTCTCCGCAAGACCCATTCAACGCAGACCCAAACCAACAAAAATAATTAAAATCATATAGCATGATCTTTTTGATACAAAGGAGCGATCATGCTAGCAAGATTAAAAAACTATTTTGTTGAGATAATGCAGGACAGCGACGGTCACCCATCTTCAAAGAGGTGGGTGACTTTTATCGCACTTCTACTTCTAGCAATTGCATTTGTGGCAAATTTGTTCTTTGGTTATAAAATCGATCCATTTATGTTTGATGCTATGACCTACATTGTGATTGCTGGGGTTGGTATAAGTGGCGCGGAGAAGTTTGCGAAAAAATGATAGACTTTGAATCACGTCTCAGCAAAATGGAAACTGAAGTTGCTGCGATGAAAGAAAAAGTCAGTTTCTTTAGTGTCATATATGAGAAATTCGATAAAACGCTCGAAAAACTCGACCAGCGTACAATTGAAGACAAAAAAGAAATTCAAGCGATGATGGATGAGTTGCGCACTGATCTCGTTCAAGAAATGAAACTGATGAGGGATGAAGCGCAGAAACAGCATGAAGCCCAACAAAAGAAAATTGAAGACCTCAACACTTGGAGATGGTTTGTTGTTGGTGGCGCAGCCGTAGTTGGTTGGCTGGTGTCAAAATTAATTTCATTTGAATTGAAATAACACTTTTTTTATTTCCTGGGGACCAGTATAATGGTACTGTTGTCCTAATCATACACAGGAATATCTATGTTATGGCTTGAGCATAAGTACGTCGGGTACATCTCACCACGTCTTGATAAGTTCGTTCGCGTAAACAATAACACCTACCGATTCCGTTGTCCCATTTGTGGCGATTCACAAGCCAACAAATCCAAAACTCGTGGGTACATCTACGTAAAGAAAAATGCATTGCGGTTTCACTGTCACAACTGTGGAGCCTCGATGGGGTTGCCATTCTTCATTAAGAGTCTTGATGAAACTCTTTACTACGAGTTTGTCAAGGAGAAAATGGCTGAGAACAAAACCCAAAACTCGGATCTCACTGAGTTTGTAAAGAAAATGGAGAAACCGAAGTTCATTAAGGATACCTCACTTGGTGAATTAAAAAAAGTTTCACAGTTGGCATACGACCATCCAGTCAAGAAATATATAGATAACAGAAAAATACCCCCATCAGTTCATTATAAACTGTTCTACGCGCCGAAGTTCAAACAGTGGGTCAATTCAATGATCCCTGATAAGTTGAATGAGAAAGCACCAGAAGAACCGCGACTTGTTATACCATTTTTGGATAAGGATAAGAATTTGTTCGGATTCCAAGGCAGGTCGTTCAATCCTCATGCGGGAAGTCTCCGCTATATCACCATCATGCTTGACGAAAACAAGCCACGCATATTTGGGCTTGACTCCGTTAATGATGGCAAAACCATCTATGTCACTGAAGGACCAATTGACTCAACGTTCCTTCCTAATGCAATTGCTACCGCTGGTGGAGATATTTTAACTGAATTACAGTTGACTTCATTTCCCAAAGAGCGTATAGTAGTTGTATACGATAACGAACCTAGAAATTCTGATACTGTTAAAAAGATAGCCAAGTGCATTGAGGCTGGCTACAAAGTCTGTATTTGGGATACAAAAATCGAGCAAAAGGATATTAATGACATGGTGCTTGCGGGTATGACCCCTGAGCAGGTCAAAACTATCATTGATGAAAACACTTTCAGCGGTGCTGAGGCTAAACTGTATCATTCTGTATGGAGGCGTTGCCAGTGAAAAAGAAAATCAATTCAGCATATAATGAAATGGATTTTTTGGAGAGTCTTTTAGCCAAAGACATTCGAATAGTTGGCGATCAAATTAGTAGTATGAGCCAAAAGAAATTCAGAAGGGGCGATAATGAAATGCTTAAATACTATCAAGCCCTGAAAAAAGTTTCTGAATTCTACGGTTTCAAAAACGGAAAGATTTAATGAAGATTTGGTCAAACACGATCGACAGCACTGGGACGTCAATGGCTATGCGTGATTGCGTTCAAGTTATGATTGAGCGTGGCGTGTTTACCAAAAATATAAACAAAGTTCAAATAGCAAAACAACTTTTCTCGGACTGTAGGTCTGAACAAGAAGTTATGCGTAAAATAAATTCAATAATTGGAGACGTTCAATGAGTTCAGTTCGCCTAATAGGAATTACCAAACCAGTTAATTGCGATTGTGAAACCGCTAATGAATTGGTTGCATATGCTGCGCGTGTATCAAACCCAGCAAATCAAAATAATGCGGAAACCGCAGGTAAGTTGGTAAAGTATTTGATTAAGAATGAGCATTGGTCTCCGCTTGAAATGGTTCATGTTGTTATGGAAATTAAAACCACACGTGATATTTCTAGACAAGTCCTCCGCCACCGCTCATTTTCGTTTCAGGAATTTAGTCAACGCTATGCTGTATCAGAGTCATTTTTGACTCGCGAGGCTCGTTTACAAGATACGAAAAATCGCCAAAACAGCGTTCAACTCGACATGCATAATGATGAACATGTAAAACTTTGGAATGAGTGGGAAATGAAACAGGAACAACTTATTTCTGAAGCAGATCATTTGTATCAGTGGGCATTGGGTAAGGGTATTGCCAAAGAGCAAGCCAGAGCAGTGCTGCCAGAGGGTTTGACCGAAACAACATTATACATGTCGGGCACACTACGCTCCTGGGTTCACTACTGCCAGTTGAGGATGGCAAATGGAACACAACTTGAACATTCAGACATTGCAAAAATGTGCTGGGGCATTATCGCCAAGGAGTTTCCAAGTGTCGCAGAAGCAGTCGCAGGGTAAAATTTATCAAACCGAAGTCAAGGAAAGGGTTGACGGGGAATTATATATAGACATTCCCCAAGAGATCCTAACCCATTTGAAATGGGATGAATCCACTCCGTTAGAGTGGGTTGATAACAAGGATGGTACATTTACACTAAAGAGGACAAACGAATGACACCAGTATATGTAACAAAAAGAGATGGTGAGAAGGAACTTTTGGATATTAATAAATTTCACCGTGTCGCTTCATATGCTTGTGATGGTTTGAGTGGGGTGTCCGTTTCTGATCTTGAGATTAAAACTCAGATTCAGTTTTACAACCAAATCAAAACTGCTGACATTCAGGAAACGCTGATCAAGGCTGCGGCTGATCTCATTTCTGAAGAAACACCAAACTATCAGTATGTTGCTGGTCGTTTGATTAACTATCATTTGCGTAAAGAAGTCTATGGAACGTTTGACCCACCGCATTTGTACAACCATGTAAAGCGTGTAGTTGGTCTTGGATATTATGATAAAGAAATTCTAGAACTATATAAAAAGGAAGAGTTTGATTTACTGAATTCCTATATTGATCACACTCGCGATAATGATTTAACCTATGCTGCCATGGAACAGTTCCGTGGTAAGTACCTGATTAAAAATCGTGTCACTGGTGAAATTTATGAGACACCGCAAATGGCATATATGCTTATTGCGATGACTTTGTTCAGTAGGTATCCAGTTTGGGGAAAACAAAAGACACGTTTACAATGGGTGAAAGAACTCTATGACGCCATTAGTAGTTTTTATATTAATTTGCCTACTCCAATTATGGCAGGAGTACGCTCTCCTCAACGTCAATTTTCCTCATGCGTTCTCATTGAGACGGATGATTCGCTGGATAGCATAAATGCGACAGCCTCATCAATTGTCAAATACGTATCACAAAAGGCTGGCATTGGCATTGGTGCTGGGCGTATTCGCGCTCTTGGGTCCCGTATTCGCAACGGCGATGCTAGTCATACTGGTATCGTGCCTTTTATCAAGTATTTTCAATCTGCTGTTAAAAGTTGTTCGCAAGGTGGCGTCCGTGGTGGGGCTGCGACGCTCTACTACCCAATTTGGCACTACGAAGTAGAAGATCTTTTAGTCCTCAAAAACAACAAGGGTACTGAGGACAACCGTGTCCGTCATTTGGACTACGGTGTACAGTTTAACAAAGTCATGTATGAGCGTTTGCTACAGGGCGGTAATATCACCCTGTTCAGCCCAGCAGATGTTCCAGACTTGTATGATGCTTTCTTTGTTGATAATGAAAAGTTCCGTGAACTATATGAGAAGGCTGAGCGCAATACTAAAATTCGCAAAAAGAGTGTTCCAGCAATTGATTTGTTTTCAACATTCATTCAAGAGCGAAAGGACACTGGTCGAATTTACTTGATGAACGTTGACCATGCCAATGATCATGGCTCGTTTTTACCACACTTGGCGCCTATCCGCATGAGCAACCTTTGCTGTGAGATTAATCTCCCAACAATGCCACTGAATAGTATTCATGATGATGAAGGTGAGATCAGTCTTTGTACACTTGCTGCAATCAATTGGGGTAAGATTAAGAAGCCAGAGGACTTTGAGTTGCCTTGCGCCCTCGCCGTAAGAGCACTTGATGCTCTGCTTGACTATCAAAGTTACCCAGTTGTCGCCGCAATGATTGGTACTATGAACCGTAGACCACTTGGTGTTGGTATTATCAACTTTGCCTATTGGCTTGCGAAAAATAACACCAACTACAGCGACCCTGACTTGAAACTTGTTCATCAGTATGCCGAGGCTTGGTCATATTATTTGATCAAGGCGTCTGCTGATTTGGCTGAAGAGGGTGGTAAAATCCCAGCAAGCCGCAGTTCAAAATATTGCCATGGTATTTTACCAATTGACACCTACAAAAAGGATGTTGATGAACTCGTTGAGCCAAAGTATGAAATGGACTGGGATAGTCTCCGCGCCAAACTCAAGGCTACAGGTATCCGCAACTCAACACTGATGGCTTTGATGCCTGCTGAAACATCCGCTCAAATCTCAAACTCAACAAATGGAATTGAGCCACCACGCAGTCTTGTATCCGTCAAGCAATCAAAGGATGGAGTGCTGAAGCAGGTTGTCCCAGCGATTGGCAGACTGAAGAACAAGTATGAACTACTTTGGGATCAACAGTCACCAGAGGGCTACTTAAAGATTTGCGCAGTGCTTCAAAAGTTTATTGACCAAGGTATTTCCGTCAACACTTCATACAACCCACGTTATTATGAAGAAGAAAAAATACCTATGTCAGAAATGATTAAGCATGTGCTTATGTTTTATAAGTATGGTGGTAAGCAGTTATATTATTTTAACACTTACGATGGTTCTGGTGAAATGGAAATCAAATCACTTCCTGAAATTGCTAAAGGCGAACTGTCTGATTCGGAGTGCGACAGTTGTAAAATTTGAGGTGTCAAATGAAAGCAAGGATATATAATTGTCCTGAATTAAATTCAGACACAGTATATGAAATACTTTGGTATACTAGATATGGCGTCCATTCTGAAAAAGACGTTCAAATTGAAGTTCAGGAAAATAATATCCTAAAAAGTGTTAGAGTAGCATACCAAAATATAGATTGGTTGGAATCGGAGGATTAAGATATGTCAGTAAATATTAAAAATATGTCAGCAGAGGCTTTCGCTGCTTTGACGCCAGAAGGAAAGGAAGCGCGAATTGCCGAGCAATGGGCAACGGAAAAAGTAACAGAAATTCTAGACTGGCGTATAAACAATCCAGAAAAGGCTGCTGAGTGTGCTCGACAAGCAAGAGAACTCACAGCCAAGTGGTTGGAAGATCGTAGAATTATGAAGGAAACCAACCTTGAAGCATTTGTTGCGATGGTTAAAAATGAAGCACCAGGAAGTCAAGATCCTAGCAGACACACTTATCTTGAAGAAAGAAAACTTGTAGTTGCTATGAGGAGAGAAGAAGCCATTGCTAAAAAGAATGCTGATTTTGCAAAAGCACAGGCTGAAAAAGAAGCTGCTCGTGATGCTGAAAGAGCAGCAAAAGAAGCAGAAAGGCAAGCAGCCTATGCAGCAAAACTTGCTGAGCGAAATAAGAAATAATACATTATGGCATATTTAAATGCTAACATACCTCCCATAGAGTGTTTTGTTAGATCTAACTTTTTACAAAATAGGGTTGAGTGGGATGAGTCAAAAGACTTCTACCTTCCAGTTCTTATTTTCGGTGTGGCGTCGGTGCCGCACCGTGTACCTCTATTTCATTTTATTATGGAAGATGAGGGGGTTTGGTTCCGCATGCCGATCCATGCCTTTTGTCATAAGGAGGGTGCTCAACAAGAAGAACTCTATAACCTAGTTTTATGGGACTGTTTTAGTTCTTACATTGGCGTTACACAGTTCGACTTTTTGATCAATAAACGAATGCGCTACATTGACCGAAGTAAAAATTGGAATGAGGGTACATACTTGTTCACCCTTGATTGGTCACAGGAGGATCGTAATGTTCTTGACACAGGGTTTAGTGAAGTTCCTGGACAGCATAAGTGCGGTCATTTTATCAAATTGGACAATGGAAATTTCGCAATACAGCCTAATAATCGTATCCGTGCTTTTGAACCGTCCTTTGTCACTAAACCTGGTCAGAATGTTATTGAACGTAAACTAGGCACAAATATGTGGTCAGTTGAAAACACATCCAAATGGGTTTTGTCTGATGATGATCGTTTTGAATATAATATTGAAGAGAATAAATCATGAGTGTTTTCCACCAAAAGAAAATTGATACAACCCAAGAGCCCGCATTTTTCGGGACACCAGTTTCTATTGCTCGCTATGACAAACAGAAGTATTCAATTTTCGAAAAACTGACTGATAAACAACTTGGATTCTTTTGGCGACCTGAGGAAGTTGATCTCCTACGCGACGCAAAAGATTTCAAAAACTTATCTGACTACGAAAAACATATTTTCACGAGCAACTTGAAGCGTCAAATCCTCCTTGACTCGGTTCAGGGGCGTGCTCCAGTTGCTGCGCTTTTGCCATTGACCTCGCTACCAGAACTTGAAAACTGGATTATCACTTGGTCATTTTTCGAAACAATTCACTCGCGCTCTTATACACATATCATTAGAAACGTTTACTCAGACCCATCAAAGGTGTTTGATGAAATGCTGGACATAAAAGAAATTGTGGATTGTGCTAAAGACATCAGCAAGTATTATGACAATGTAATTAAGAATGATAAGACTTTGTTACAGGCTAAAAAGGATCTTTGGCTCTGTTTGAATGCTGTTAATGCACTTGAGGGTATCCGTTTTTACGTCTCATTTGCTTGCTCATGGGCATTTGCTGAACTCAAGAAAATGGAAGGCAATGCCAAAATCATTAAGTTCATTGCCCGCGATGAAAATGTCCACTTGGCATCAACACAACACTTGTTAAAGATTTTACCAAAAGACGACCCAGCATTTGAGAAAATTCAAGCCCAAACACAAGATGAAGTTTTGGATATGTTCAAGTCTGTTGTTGAACAAGAAAAAGCATGGGCGAAATATTTGTTCAAAGATGGCTCAATGATTGGGCTGAATGAAAAACTACTTTGTGACTATATTGAATGGGTTGGTAACAAACGTCTACATGCAATAGGTCTCGATAATATATACAAAACGGGAACCAACCCACTTCCATGGACACAAAAGTGGATCAGTGGTGGAGAGGTTCAAGTGGCGCCACAAGAAACTGAAATAACAAGTTACATTGTTGGCGGTGTTAAAAAAGATGTGGACCAAAACACATTCAAGGGATTTAGTTTGTAAGGAGAAACATATGCAATGGCATGAGTGTTTGTCATGCGAGAAAGATTTTAAGATCAAGTCAGAGTCAGTAGATGACGACGATGAGATTTTGTTTTGCCCATTTTGCGGCGCGACCGACCTAGAAAGAGAAGATCCTGAAGAGGAAGAGGAAAAGTGGACTGAAGAGGTCGAGCCGTTTGATGATGAATATTGATGTGGTTGTTTGAAGGCAAAGAATTTACAATTGAAGATGCCTCTGGTTATTATGGGTTTGTTTACGAAATTGAATGCCTGGTGAATTCCAAAAGATACATTGGGCGAAAGTATTTCACACGCGCTGCGTACAAACAAGTCAAAGGGAAAAAGAAAAAGACACGTAAGGTTTCCGACTGGGAAAACTACTACGGTTCGTCACCGTCCCTGAAAAAAGATATTGAGTTGTTGGGCGAGCAAAATTTCAAAAGAACAATTTTAAAATTATGCAAAACTCGCGGTGATACAAACTATACCGAGGCTAAATACCTGTTCGAAAGAGAAGCGTTGGAACGCGATGATTATTATAATGAATGGATTAGTTGTAAAATCGGAAAGTCGAGTGTTATAAAAAAGACTTGACTTACTTACTGAGGTGAATTATGATGTATAAAGTCTACACAAAGCCAGATTGTCCCTACTGCGTAAAAGCCAAGTCCCTCCTGAAAATGAAGGGGTTGGAGTTTACAGAGGTAAAAATTGGCACGGATGTAACTAGAGAGTTTGTTATGGAGAATTTTCCATCAATGCGTAGTGTCCCAATCATCACCAAGGATGATGCGCTGGTTGGAGGCTATACGCAACTAGAGGAGTCGTTAAAGTGAGTGAAGAAAAATTGAAGTTTTCTGACTTGGATGGTGCTCATCACGTAGCAGAGCGTAAGCCAAAAATCTACGAGAGCCCAGACAAAGGTCAAACTGTATATGAGCGTGAGTTCGGTTCCAGCGAGCGTACAATTGTTAAAACAGCTGTGCAAATGCAATGGAACTACTGGAATATCAAAGACAAAACTTAATCAGCGAGTCACTAATGAAATCATTGCTTGAAAATTTGCAAGAGCATATCTGCGTTGTTTCTTTTACCAAAATCAATGGCGAGTTTAGAAAAATGCGCTGCACTTTGCGTGAGGATATTTTACCAAAGGTTGAGGTGAAAGAAAACGCAAAGCCAAGAAAGGTAAATGAGAGTGTGTTATCAGTTTGGGATGTGGATAAGAACGACTGGAGAGCATTCAGACTTGACAGCGTCACATCAGTCACTGTTGACCATGACCCCACCGTTGAGGATATTGTCGCATGATTTACATAGTTGACATCGACCAAACAATTTGTCATACACCAACTGTTGATGGTCGTCAAGCGTATGAATTATCAAAACCGATTCAAGAAAGAATTGCGGTCATAAATACATTATACCACGATGGTCATACGATTATTTACTGGACTGCCCGAGGTTCTGGTAGTGGTATAAACCAATACCGAATTACAAGAAATCAACTTGACAAGTGGGGAGTTTTGTATCATGAACTCCGCATGGGTAAACCAAGTTATGATGTTTGGGTAGATGATAAGGCATTTAGTGATAAGGAATTTTTTGATGAAAAATCAAGACTTAATAGAATTGAACGAACTGAATAAAGAGTCACAGGGCGGCACTGAACTTACAACGAAAAATCTGTTTGATCGTTTAGACCGTGAAGAACTCGAAAATGTTCAAATTATTACTGCTCGCGTCCGCGAACTGAAGCAGGATAAAATTCGAATTTACCACCTTCATGATTTGGCGCTTGATCCAGAAGCAGCCCACTTGAAGGAAGAGGAAAGCCGCAAACGTTTTCACAAACTTGTATTTTCTTCCAACTGGCAGTATCAACAGTACCGTGACTACTTGGGCGTTCCATACAGTCATCAAAGCACCGTGATCGAAACTGGCGTTGAGCCAATTTCATTTACAAACAAACCAAAAGACAAAATCAGACTCATTTACACTTCAACACCCCACCGTGGTCTTGAAATTCTTGTTCCTGTATTTGAAGTTCTGGCTAAAAAATATCCAAACATCGAGTTGGATGTATTTTCCTCATTTGGAATTTATGGTAGCGAATGGGAACAAAGAAACAAACCATTTGAAGAATTGTTCGAGCGTTGTAGGGCTCACCCACAAATCAACTATCACGGTTGGGCATCTAATGATGTAGTCCGTGAGGCATATCAGCGTGCTCATATTTTCGCCTATCCATGTATTTGGCCAGAAACATCTTGCCGTAGTCTTATTGAGGCGATGTCAGCAGGTTGTTTATCTGTACATCCAAACTTCTCAGCATTGACTGATACATCAGGTGGGTTGACTGTTCAATATGACGGTGATCATAGTGATATCAACGCCCATGCTAATATGTTTGCGCACACGTTGATGTATGCGATTGATAATGTACAAAATAACGATTTGACAAACTGGTTATCATTTGTGAAATCATACGCTGATGCAAGATTTTCATGGACGACAGTAATTCACAAATGGAAATCAATGATTGCAGCACTAAAGGCAGAGCATCGTGATCTTATCAAAGGCGCCACTCAGGGTTAGTTTCTTTGGTGGGGGTAGCGATATCCCCGCCCACTTTTTAAAACACGGTGGTGCCACACTATCAACCGCCATTGACAAATACGTTTACGTATCGGTTATTGGGACACCACAGCCACATATCAAACTGACTTATTCAAAACTTGAGGTTGTCACTTCAGTTGATGACATTCAAAATGAAATTGTCCGAAATGCTCTAAATTATTTCGGAATAAAGTCAAACATAGAAATTACATCATTTGCCGACATCCCTACTATTGGTAGTGGGCTTGGCGGTTCATCAGCATTCACTTGCGCCCTCGTCGCCGCACTCAGTCGCTACCTTGAGTATGATGTTGATGCCTACAAAATTGCACAAATCGCATGTCATATTGAAATTAACATGTGCGGCTGGCGAATCGGTTATCAAGACCAGTATGCATCAGCGTTTGGTGGGTTCAACTACATTGAGTATAAAGACTTGGGTGTTGCGAGCGTAACCAAGGTTCAGAAATTGTGTGAGTTGGACTCGCTGTACCTTGTCCCAACGAAAATTGAAAGGCACTCGACAAAGGTCTTGAACTCCATCAATTTTGATGAAAAAACAGCCCTGATATGCGAGTTGGCTGAATACGCCAAGAGAAATAAAGATAAGTTTTTAACACCCAAGCAACTAGGTTCTGAGTTGAAAAAATGCTGGGAAATCAAGAAAATGCTTGATGGCGGTGTTTCTAATGATAAGATCGACAAACTATATGCCGATGCGCTGGAAAGGGGTGCGATCGGCGGCAAACTCCTCGGCGCAGGAGGAGGCGGTTATCTAATGGTAGTCGCCGATCACCCTGCAGCCAGAAAACACTTTAGACAAACAGGAGCGATGAAAATAAACATCGCCGAAGAGGGAGCAAAGGTTGTATATGAAGATTAATGAGATTTTAGACAATCACAAAAAGTTAATTGAACATGGACTGGACTCAATCAACCTTGGCGAGTTTCAGAGGGCTGCTGATGTTATTGTCGACGCAATCAAAGGTCGCAAACGTATTTTCACCTGTGGCAATGGTGCATCAGCCTCAATCGCTCAACACTGGGCTTGTGATTACTTCAAGGGTTGTTCAAAGGGAAGTTTGGCTCCGCAGGTTTACTCATTGTCAGCAAACATCCCATTGATGACTGCAATTGCAAATGACATATCATATGATGATGTTTACTCATATCAAATTGAGCGAGCAGGTGAAGTTGGTGATCTGTTAATTGTTATCAGCAGCAGTGGTAACTCGCCAAACGTGGTCAAAGCAATTGAGGCTGCACGTAATCGAGGAATGTTGACTGTGGCGCTCACTGGCTTTGTCGGGGGCAGATGTTGGGAGTCTGCTGATTTTGTAGTCCACGTCGACATTCAAGAATATGAAGCGACTGAAGATGTTCATCAAGCAGTCATGCATATGATTGCCAAGTATGTCAGGGCGAAACTCTGGGCTTGACTTTATTTCTAAAAAGAAATAGAATAAGAAATATGATGAAAAATACAAAGTCGATCGAACAGCAGTGCCTCGGCGATGAACCGATTATACTTGACACAATCACTGACTCTACAGATAGCAGGTTGATTCATGCCCTCAATTGGTACAACTACATGTATACCATTGACAAGGGTAAACCATGGCTACTCCAGTATTTAAAGAAACACTACCCAACGGGAATTGCTGAGTCTATTAGAACAGCCCCAAACTGGCGCACGCCAACAACCATTTGTTGGATGGCGAAAATGATGCTCAATGGCACAAGGTTTGGCGACCAATTGATGGAGTATTTTCACCGAAAGATTAATGACAACGCTGCTGCCGCAAAGCCATCAGTGGTTAAGGCAGAGAAAAAGGTTGTTGATATTCAGGTGCGCGTGAAAGAAAACGCTGACAAACGCATTGGTGAAATTGATAGTGAGATTGACGTGGTCATGAAGGGTGGGTCATTCGACACCTACAACTACCTGACCAAAAACCAAATTTCGCCTCAAGTCGCCAATATGATCAAGGCGCATTTTGAAAAGCACTTGAACTTTTTGAAGGGTGATGACCCGCAAATTGCCGAGGCTTACGGTAAGAAACTGAAAATGTGGCTTGACTTTTATACCCAGTTGGTGTATGATTGTGATCGTTACATTGGAAACAAGCGTGGGTCGAAGGTCAGAAAACCGAGAGCCAAGAAGGAAAAACTCGCAACTGATCTTGTTAAGAATTTAAAGTATCAGAAAAACTTTACAGAGTTGAAGTTGGTCAGTGTCAACCCAGTTGATATTGTCGGTTCTGAATCCCTATGGGTCTACAACACTAAATACAAACAGTTGACTGTATATTACAGCAGCGGTCGCAGTGGACTTTCTGTCAAGGGAACGACACTTGTTGGGTTTGATGTTGAGACTTCAGAAACAAAAACTCTCAGAAAGCCAGAGGAAACAATTAAGGCTCTGCTTGCTGGTGGTAAAATTGTACAAAGAAAATTGTTATCAAACCTATCAACAAAGTCGATAAAACCCAATGGCAGAATCAACGACCAAACGATTTTGTTAAAGGTTAACAAATGAATAAAAATAATGTCATAATGTTTCCAAAGGGCAAGAAAGAAGACGCCCCACCACAAACGTTAGACGAAATTGTAGACAAAATTGAAAAGATTAGACTTGAGCATGCTGAAAATACAATTCAAGAAATTGCCCCTCAAATGCTTAACATTTTGTCCACTGTTGGCGTTGATATAACACACCCAGATCAACAAACGTTAAATGCAATGTTCATTGAATGTATACGCGCTCATATGCACAAAATGATGAAAATACATCATCCATTTCATGATATTGCTGAACAGTTTTTCATATATAATGAAGATGATACTGGTGTGACCTATAGTTTCTCTCCAGAAATGTTTACTGAGTTGGAAGAGAACGAAGAGCAGGAGTGATTTTAATTTTATGATGATCATTGACTTGAATCAGGTTATGATTTCGACTTTTATGTCGCAAATTGGTAATCACACCAACGTAAAGGTTGAAGAGGATTTGCTACGGCATATGATTCTCAACTGTATCCGTTCATACATTAAGAAGTTCAAAAATGAATATGGTGAGGTTGTCATTGCCTGTGATGATCGCCACTACTGGCGTCGTGAGGTCTACCCTTACTACAAGGCGAATCGCAGAAAGTCCCGAGAGGCTTCTGAAATTGATTGGAATGTGGTTTTTGAAAGTCTAAATAAGATACGTGAAGAGTTGAAACTCTACTTCCCGTATCGTGTTATTCAAGCCGATGGCGCGGAAGCAGATGATGTAATCGGCACACTTGTAGAAAAGTTTGGTAACACTCACGAAAAAATCTTGATCCTATCTGGCGACAAAGATTTCGTTCAACTACAGACTTACATGAACGTCAAGCAATATGACCCAGTTCGTAAAAAGTTTGTTGAGCATAATGACCCATCACGTTTTGTGAAGGAACAAATTATGCGAGGCGATGCAGGTGACGGTGTCCCAAACTTCCTCAGTGCTGACAACTGCTTTGTAGTTGGCGGTCGTCAAAAGCCACTGAGCCAAAAGAAACTAGACCTTTGGGTTAACCAAAAGCCAGAAGAGTTTTGTGATGAAGGTATGCTCCGCAACTACAACCGTAATCAACAATTGATTGACTTGAATTTTACTCCCCCTGAAGTTAAGAGCAGGGTGATTGAACAATATGATAGTCAGTCAAATAAGAACCGTCAACATTTGTTCAACTATTTTGTTGAGAAAAAACTGAAACATCTATTGGAAAACATTAATGAGTTTTAACATGGCAAGAAAATTACCAATATCGACTATTATCGAAAACGCAGCCAATTTGAAAAAGATTGAAGAGCGTGCTGCCTATTTACAACAACATGATAGCACTGCGCTTCAAACTGTTTTAAAGTTCGCCCTCGATTCAACGATCAAGTGGGCATTGCCTGAGGGTGCACCTCCTTACAAGCCTTGTGAGGCTCTTGATATTGAGGGTATGCTTTATTCAGAAGCAAGACGTCTTTATTTGTTTGTAGAGGGGGGCAATGACGGTTTGACGAAGTTCAGACGCGAAATGCTCTTCATTAATATGCTTGAGTCGCTGAATCCAAAAGATGCAGAACTCATCATTGCCGCGAAGGATAAAAAACTCCCAAAGGGCATCACCAAAAAAGTAGTAAATCTAGCATTCCCGAGGTTAATCGAAGATGAGTAAAAGAGATAAACGTTTTGAGTCTTATGAGGACGAAGAACGTGGTTATGAATCATATGAAGACAGGAAGCAAAAGCGTAAGGAAAAGAAATTGCGTAATGCTTTGAGGACTAATGACATTGACTTGCTTCAACGTCTTGATGATGATTATGACGATTTTTACGATGATCATTATAAATAAAACATGCCAACGTATACCTTTAAAAATTTAAAGACTGGAAAGGTTTGGGAAGACACTATTTCAATCTCCGCGAGGGATGAATTAGTTAAAGACCCAAACATTCAGCAGATCATTGATTCTGCTCCAGCAATGAGTTATAAGGGTACAAAAACGAAACCAGCGGCTGGTTTTAGGGATGTTTTGAAAAAGATTAAATCAAAGCACAGAGGCTCCAACATCAACACATTTTAGGATTATCAGTGTCAACTACAAAAAGATTAACAAAAAGAGAAAAAAGAATACTGAAACAAAATGGCGAACTGGATGAAAGCAATAAACCAACATTTACCTCACCGAACTTTAAACTAGCAAACATACAGCCGATAACCGAAAACCAAAGAAAAACATTTGAAGCGTTTGAACAACAAAAACACTTAATGTTGCACGGTATGGCAGGAACAGGAAAGACTTTTGTCTCACTGTATCTTGCTTTAAAACAGCTGATGGATGGAGCCTCTGTCCAAAATAAAATATACATTGTCAGAAGCGTAGTTCCCACTCGCGATATGGGATTTCTACCTGGCAATCAAAAAGAAAAAATGAAAGTGTATGAAGCACCATACATGGCAATTTGTTCAGAACTATACAAGCGTGGTGATGCTTATGAAGTTTTGAAGCAAAGGGGTGCAATTGAATTTATGTCCACGTCGTTTATTCGTGGGACAACGTTGAATGATTGCTATGTGATTGTAGATGAAATCAACAACATGACTTTTCATGAACTTGATTCAGTTATAACTCGCATCGGCAAAAACTGTAGAGTGATGTTTTGTGGGGACTTTCGACAGTCTGATTTAACACGTGATCAAGAACGAAATGGCTTACAAGACTTCATTAAAATTATAAACAAATTATCTGACTTTGAGCATATTGATTTTCAAGAAAAAGATATTGTCAGATCAAAATTGGTAAAAGAGTACATCATTGCAAGAGAAAAACTCGGTCTTCAAGCGTAAAAACTTTACACACAAACTGCTTGATTTTCCAGACCTAAACACAATCAGTAAGAATGGCAAACGCTACTATGTAATGGAAACTGGCGATGCTTATCCATCAGTAACTACAGTGCTTGATTCTATGACAGACAAGACTTCATTGTTTGAATGGCGCAAGCGTGTAGGTGAGGCTGAGGCAAATAAAATATCAAGGCGTGCCGCATCAAGAGGAAAAGCACTCCACCTTGCCTGTGAAAAATATGTTCTCAATGAGGATGTAAATTTCAGCGAAGAAATGCCGACTACTAAAATGTTATTCAATCAAATGAAGGAAGTGCTTGATAATAAGGTTGATAACATTTATTGCGTTGAGTCACCACTAGTGTCTCACAAATTAAAGGTTGCAGGTCGCGTTGACTTGATCGCCGAATATGATGATGAAATTTCTATTATCGACTTCAAAACTTCAGACAAAACAAAAAAGAAAGAGTGGATTGAGAGTTATTTCCTCCAAGCATCACTTTATTCCTACATGTTTTGGGAAATGACTGGTATTCCCGTCAAAAAGATTATGATTGGAATATGTGTTGAATCTGAAACCAAGCCACAAATATTCATAGAGTCGCCAGTGAAGTATATCGAAAAGGCTGCTGGGATGGTTAAAAACTACCACAAAAATTAAATTTTTATTACACCCCCAAAATCTGGACATTCCCGTTTTAAATAAACGGCAGATAGTGTAATAACAAGGAGTCAGTTTATGAAGTCTAAACTCGCAGTTCTTTTCGTTTTCGGTTTGATCCTAATTTCTCACGTTGCAAATGCGCAAGGCAGAGACCAAATTTCTGTAGTAGGATCTTCAACAGTATATCCATTTACAACAGCCGTCGCCGAGCAATTCGGTCGTGCTGGAAAGTTTAAGACCCCAAAGGTTGAATCAACAGGTACTGGTGGCGGTATTAAATTATTTTGTAATGGCGTTGGTCCACAGTTTCCAGATGTAGCAAACGCATCACGCGCAATGAAGAAGGGCGAGTTTGAAACTTGCACAAAAAATGGCGTTGGTGAAATTGTTGAAATCAAAATTGGTTACGATGGTTTGACCGTTGCTGAATCAAAGGCAGGTAAATTTACCAATATCACAAAGGAACAACTTTGGAAAGCATTAGCAAAGCAAGTTCCAGATGCATCAGGAAATTTAATTCCAAATCCATATAAGACATGGAATCAAATTGATGCTTCACTTCCTGCTACAAAAATTGAAGTGCTTGGTCCACCACCAACTTCTGGCACACGTGACTCATTTCACGAACTCTTTATGGAAGCAGGTTGCCCATTTGATGATAAAAAGAAGTGTCATTTAATTCGTGAAGACGGTGCATATATTGAAGCAGGTGAGAACGATAACCTTATTGTTCAAAAATTAGCAGCAAATAAAAATGCCCTCGGTATTTTTGGTTATTCTTTCCTAGAAGAAAACGCAGATAAAATTAAAGCATTGAAAATTGATGGTATTAGTCCAAATTTTGAAACTATCTCAAATGCTAAATATACGGCTGCACGACCATTATTCATTTATGTCAAGAAAGCGCACATTGGTGTCATTCCTGGCTTAAAAGAATTTATGGAAGAGTATGTGAGTAACAAAGCCATTGGCGAGGAAGGTTATCTTTCAGACCGTGGTTTAGTTTCTCTTGACCCATCTGAACTTGCTAAAACAAGAGCAGATGTTAAGTCAATGAAAAACTTCAAGCCGTAATTTCGCGGTGTAGATAAGGAGTAAAAAATGCGTAAAGCAATTTTAACATTTGTTATTTTGGGCACAATGTTCTCAGTAGCGCAAGCCGCTGATGTAAAGTTCGGTGGTGGTTTAGGTTATCGCAATGATGATCTTCAACTTGGTCTCACCGATTCAAATCGTGATCGTCTCCGTTTGCAGTTGAAAACAACTGCTGATGTCAACGACAAGACAAAAGTTGTATTTGGTGTTCGCACTGGTACTACAAAGTCTGGTTGGAATGACATGGGCGAAGGTAATTCATTAAAGAATGTTGGACTCGATTTGGCATATGTTGAATATGCAGCTGCGCCATTTGCAAAGGTAACACTTGGCAAAATGAATCGTCCTTGGGCATCTGATGCGTTATTTTTTGATAACGATATCAAGCCAGAAGGATTGGCAGTTGCAATGAAACATGATAGCGGTCTTTCAGCCAGTGCTTTCAACTTAAAATTAGCTGAAGGTGGCGTTGCTAAAGACAGCGATCTTGTTGGTCTGCAAGTTGGTTTGAATAAGAAACTTGCTGGTCTTGATGTTGCGGCTCATGCAACAACATTAAAGCAGGAGGTCAAAGTTGGTAATGCTTTCGTGAAGCATGATCAACTTATTTTAGGTGCATCACTCAAGAAGGATGTTGCTGGTGTTCCAGTAAAACTTTTTGTTGAGCAACTAACCAACGATGAGGCTAAAACCCAAGACAAGGCAACAGCATACGGTGTTACCTTTGGAAATGCAAAGAAAGCAGGTGACTGGGAAGTTAGCGTATTGAAGCAAGATGCGGAAGCCAACGCACTTTCAGCCGTTTGGACTGATAGTGACTTTGGTGGTGAAGCAACACTTCATGACGGTACAGCCATTCGCGCAGCCTATGGGCTTGCTGATGGTTGGATGGTTCGTGGCAGTCTCTTTGATGTAGAGGTTGGCGCAGCCAAAGCCGATTACAAGCGACTCATGGTCGATCTTGTATTTGCTTTCTAATTTCTAAAAGAAACTAGATGAAGAGGGGTGGCATAATGTCACCCCTTTTTTTTATTTCTGAAATAACTTATACTGGATCTATAGTTTGGTAATTGAAAGGAAATTTGAAATGCGTAATTATGTTTCTGGTCACGAGTATACGGGTCAAAATGCTGACATCCTTGAGAGCCTTGGGTTTGAAGAGGGCGATGCGTTTGTTACCTTCAAGCAAGCAATCAAGATCCCTGGCATGTCTGGTGCCAAGATGAAAGGTCTGAAGTCTGCTGCTCGTCTTATGCGTTTGGTTGAAAAGAAGGGTGCTGACGAGGATCAAACTCGCAAAATGGTTCCGTTTTATTTCTCAGTGTTCCATGTTGGTGAGATTCTCAAGCGAGCAAAGTCTTAAAAAGACTTTATTTTATTTCTGAAATAACCTATACTGGCTCTATATGAACACTACGACATACACTTTTGACGAAAACATTCTCTCCGACCTTCACAAGGATGCCTATGGCTTCCGTCCTAATGAGACTTTTTACCGTGAGTGGGACTGTCTCGATGACGACGGTAAGCAGGATCTTTGGGATCAACTTGTCGACGCTGTCGGCGATTCGATCCGCGAGGAAAAACGTTATCATGAGGAGGCGATTGCCAAGTTTGAAGAGCGTGTTCGGTTCAAGCAGCAATTTGGTGAGTCGCGCGAGGATGTAATTCGCCAACTGCATGATGCATACAACACCTACGGTAGCGTTGAGTCTCTCGAGTTCGAACTCGGTGTTCCGTATGGTTATCTCAGCGGCAAAAATTGGGGTTAATCATGGATAAGTTTAGAATGGAAATGCAAAAAAAGGTCAACATTTATCTGGACACTATGCAAAAGTCTGGTGCGATCAACATGTTTGGAGCAGCACCGTATATTTCTGAAGTGTTTGGGGTCAACAAGCAAGAAGCCAGACAGTATCTAAAAAACTGGATGGACACTTACCAAGACCGTCATCCGCTTTAATTTAAAAAAAACTTTTCTTTATTTCTGAAAGAACGTATACTGGTTCTATGATAAACGAAAACACATATTTGAATATGAGCGACGCTGAAAAGCGTGAAGTTGCCATTTACGGCTGTACGGTTGAGCAAATGCGTGAGGTAGTTACTGAAAATTTGTCTTTCAGGTTTTCCAGCCCCACCGCAATGGCAATCAGGTTGATCAGTGATGCCAGCAACATGGTTGATCCTGTTCAGGGTGAAATTGATTGGATGGAGCGTGATGACATTCGTCAGTTGCTCAATCGTGCCAAATGGATCCTTTCAGTTTATACCACGGAGCAAAAGTAAAATGTCACGTGTATTGGAAATCAATCGCCGCCACGGTGGTCCGTATGATCGCGGTTCCGCTGACAGTTACTACCGTCGCCCTCGTCGCCCGCATTTTTTCCGTGGAGACACGTACAACAGTGAAGAAATCCTTGAAGAAAATATGACCAAGGATGAAATTTATGAGTACAACCTTGGCTTTGACGAAAACGAAGAGTCTGACAATCATAAGGACTGGGTGTAATATGCCTATTGACAAACAACAAATGATTGACCGTTTGGTTGAGCAGTGGATTTTCCTTTCAGAAGTTCGTGGTCAACTTTCTCCGATTGACAATGCTGAGACTGAACGTCGTCTTGCGGAAATTGAAGAAAAAGTTCAGTTGTTGAAAAATTCTTAAAAAAAGACTTTATTTTATTTCTGAAAAAACGTATACTGGAAGTATGAAAAATAAAGCAATAAACAATTTCGCCCTCGCCCAGTCCTTTGTCAAACTGGTTGAGGATCGTGCAATCAACAAGTTGAACATCACCAAGCCGAGTCAGTACATGGTTGGCTACCTTGAATCACTTCTCGGTATGATGATGGATGAGAGTCCTCAGGCTCGTAAGTACATTGAAAATCGAATGAAGTATTTGATGGAGCAAAAATAATGGGATTCTTTAAGAACATTGAAATTGACATCATTGATATGTATTGCAATGATGGCATGAAGGAAGAGGAAATTTCCAAGTCACTTGGAGTTTCTTTAGAAATGGTTCATGACGTGATCTCTTGTTATGAACGTGGTGAAATTGATTATGATGTTTGTGATTTGGATATTTAAGGAGTAATTTGTTATGGCACATATGATTGAAGTGGTTGATGGTTTTGCTCACATGGCTTATGCTGGTGAGACCCCTTGGCACGGTCTTGGTGTAAAGGTTCCCAATGACGTTTCGCCCGAGCAAATGCTTCAGGCAGCGAAGTTGGATTGGACTGTCACCCCTGTTCCTGCCTTTGCTATGATTGGTGGCGTTGAAACCAGCGTTAACCGATCAGCACTGGTTCGCAGTTCTGATAACAAGATTCTCGATGTCATCACCAATGACTGGGAGCCTTGCCAAAACCAGGAGGCGTTTGAGTTCTTCAATGACTTTGTCGCGGCTGGTGATATGGAAATGCATACCGCTGGTTCACTTGCTGACGGTCGTATTGTTTGGGCGCTTGCCAAGGTCAATGACAGTTTTGAACTGTTTGGTGGTGACAAGGTTGAGAGTTTCTTGCTCTTCACCAACCCCCACTCTTATGGTCAGTCTATTGACATTCGGTTCACCCCGATCCGCGTAGTGTGCAACAACACACTCACCCTTGCCATTCAGGGTTCCAGCCTCAACTCGCAGGTTGTAAAGGTCTCGCACCGTCGTAAGTTTGATGGCGATGCGGTCAAGCAGACCCTTGGCATTGCGAAAGACAAGTTGGCTCAGTATAAGGAAATGGCTGCGTTCCTCGGTCAGAAGCGATACACTAACGAAACTCTTGGTGAGTACTTCAACCGTGTGTTCCCTGTCATCACCTCAAAGGTTGAGGGTAAGAAGGAAGTCAGCAAGAACGCGAAGATTGCTCTTGATATTATCAATCAGCAACCAGGAGCGAACTTTGCTGAGGGTACTTGGTGGCAGGCATTCAACACCGTCACCTTTATGACTGACCACGTGATTGGTCGTACCGCTGATGCTCGTCTCCGAAGTGCTTGGTTCGGTCAGAACCGCACACTCAAGACCAATGCGCTTGAGACTGCCGTGGAGTTTGCCGAGGCGGCGTAACTAAATAAAAACCTACCGCTCAACCTTTCGGTGTAGAGTTTGTCGCACAGCGATGGTAGTTTTGTAGGATCAAGTTGGATGCGCACCAACAGAGATAAACCGAATTCTTTTTGGGATGTATATGAAAATAATTGAAGAATTGAAATACAATTACAGTGATGTTTTGATTGTGCCAAAACGATCAAAACTCAAGTCACGATCAGAAGTTGACTTGAATGTAAATTACACCTTCAAGCACTCAAAGAAAAAATACACTGGCACTCCAATCATGGCAGCAAACATGGATGGGGTGGGCACTTTTAATATGGAAAGTGAACTTGACAAATACAACATGTTCACTTGTTTGATTAAGCATTACAGCGAAGAAGAATTGATTCGTCATTTCAGATCACCCAAACCAAATTCTGCGATTTCAATTGGCACTAATAATAATGACCTGATAAAACTGACTAGAGTTTTCAAGGCATCCATACCTCAATATATTTGCCTTGATGTTGCTAATGGTTACACGGATTCATTTATTGATACAATTCGGATTTTGCGGACTCAATTTCCAACCACCACGCTCATTGCGGGTAACGTTGTCACTGGTGATATGACAATGGAGTTAATTAAGAATGGCGTTGATATTGTTAAAGTTGGTATTGGTCCTGGTAGTGTGTGCACTACTCGTCTACAAACTGGAGTGGGCTACCCGCAATTGTCAGCAGTACTCGAATGCGCTCATGCTGCTCACGTTTTGGGCGGTCATATCATTGCTGATGGCGGCTGCACTTCTCCTGGCGATGTTGCTAAAGCATTTGGCGCAGGTGCCGACTTTGTAATGCTTGGCGGTATGCTCGCTGGTCATGATGAGGGTTGTAGGAAACCCATTGATGGTAAAGTGATGTTTTACGGTATGAGCAGTGATACCGCAATGAACAAACACAATGGCGGCGTTGCCGATTACCGTAGTAGCGAGGGCAGAACCGTCACCATACCTTATCGTGGACCAGTGTCCAATACGGTCAGAGACTTGCTCGGAGGGCTCAGAAGCGCATGCACTTACGTAGGTGCAGCCAACCTTTCTCAATTTGCAGACAAGGTTGAGTTCATAAGATGCACCGACACTCACAATAGAGTTTTTACCACTTGACTTTATTTCTGAAATGCCGTAATATCGTATTATGAATAGTAAATTGATATTGACAGATTGTGATGGTGTGCTACTCAATTGGGAGTTTGCATTTGAATGTTGGATGGAGACTCATGGTCACAAGGTTGTAGACACTAGTGCTTACAACATTGGAGAACGTTACGGTATTGATAACGCTAAAAAACTGATCAGGCAGTTTAATGAGTCTGCGGCGATTGGGTTTTTACCCCCACACCGTGATGCCATGTATTACGTCAAGCGACTTCACGAAGAGCACGGTTACGTTTTTCGCGTAATCACTTCACTGAGCCTTGACCCTTATGCCAAGCGACTGCGCGAAAAGAATTTGATCAAGTTGTTTGGTAGTGCAATCGAGTCAGTGATTTGTCTTGACACTGGCGCTGATAAGGATAAGGTACTTGAACCCTATCGTGATTCGGGGTTGTACTGGATTGAAGATAAGATCGAAAATGCTGTGGTTGGTTCTGATATTGGGTTGAATTCAATCCTAATGGAACACGAACACAACATGCATTATATTGACAACCTGATCCCACTGGTCAGGAATTGGAAGGAAATTTATGAAAAAATTCTTATGGAGGAAGAAAATGTTTGATGATAATTTTGAAGAAGATTTGCCTACGGTTTTGCCTGCTGTAGTCTTTAAGACTCGAGTGCGCGATGAATCAGTTGGTGGACCAAACCCATACCGCTGGGAGGATGTTTCATCCTATGATTATTTCGGTGGCAAACGTGTAGTTGTTTTCTCATTGCCTGGTGCATTCACCCCAACCTGCTCAACCTATCAGTTGCCTGGGTTTGAGGAAATGTATGAAGAGTTCAATGCGCAGGGTGTTGATGAGATTTATTGCGTATCAGTCAATGATGCTTTCGTTATGAATGCTTGGGCAAAGGCTCAGAACATTCAAAATGTCAAAGTCATTCCTGATGGCAGTGGTAACTTCACCAGCAAAATGCGAATGCTAGTTGATAAGGACAACCTTGGTTTTGGATACCGCTCATGGCGTTATGCCGTGGTTGCTGACAACGGTAAGATTGAAAAGTGGTTCATTGAGCCTGGCAAAAAGGACAACTGCCCAACTGATCCATATGGCGAAACTTCACCAAAGACAATTCTCAATTGGCTCAAGGGTGAAGAGGATGCGCCTTTTTAATTGAAATAAATACCAAACTAATGGTAGTAAACTGACTGTTAAAAGTGTTTCGGACGTGGGTGCGATTCCCACCACCTCCACCACTATGGGGGTGCACAGTTTCGACGGAGCAAGTAATAACCAGACGGCTACCAGTGAGGCGACTGACTTAATCAGCGCAAAATAGTAACTGCAAACGATAGCAATTACGACATGGCTCTTGCTGCTTAATAGCAGTATAAGAATACCAGAGTTGACTACTTGGTAACAGAATAGTCAGGGGTGGCAGTGTAAAAACTGTCCACCCTTTTCTTTCAACTGCAATAATGGAGGCAAAATACACATGAATGCAGTAGACACATTACATCGTATTGAAAACTATTTTGATAGAAATCATAATTTGTTTTTGAGATTTGGTGGACTCTTTGCTCTAGTTTTCTTCACCCTGTTTGTACCCTATAACATAGTTGACAGGATGCAAGAAAAACTTGAAGCACAAAAAGAAACAAATGAACTTCTTGTTTCGGAACTTGAAGTGTTGAATCATAAAGTCGAATTTCTCAACCTGTCTTATGAAAAGAAAAAGACAGTGCTGAAGGAAGTTGAGTGCTTGGCGAGAAATATTTACTTTGAGGCTGGCGGCGAACCGCATGCTGGTAAAGTCGCAGTCGCTGAAGTGACTATGAACCGTGTCAAAAGTAAACAATACCCAAGAACAGTTTGTGGTGTTGTTCACCAAAAGGTCAAGGGTGTTTGTCAATTTTCTTGGGTTTGCGAGGATGGCAAAATTGTCCGACGTAACCAATCATGGAAAGAATCCGTGAAAATTGCTGAGAACATATTGATTTTAAAACGTGACTACGGTATAATTGGTAATGCGACATTCTTTCATGCAGACTATGTTGAGCCTAGTTGGTCAAAGACCAAACAATTTGTCAGACAAATAGGCAATCATTTATTTTACAAGGGGTAATATGCAAACTGAAGAAGTGGTAGTGCAAACAGCACTGACATCGGAAAATTTCATTCGTGAGATTGATAAAATCGTAAATGACCTCGGTATTACATATGTGGATGCTGTTGTACACTTTTGCGAGAAAAACAATATTGAGATTGAAACTGCCGCCTCAATTGTCAAAAGCAATCCAAAGATGAAGTCAAAACTTCAGTCTGACTATGAGAATTTGAACTACCTCCCAAAGCGTGCTAAATTGCCTGTATGATTTCATTGAGTATGAGTCCATTTGAAGCATATAAAAAATTTCTTGCTCTCAAATATCACTTTGACGGTGGGTACGATTACTTCAAGTACCAGGGAAAGGTCAAAGCGACCAGTGACTCATTTGAGCGACGCAAAGACAAGTATCAGTTTTATAGACTGAGCAAGCATAAAGATGCTGAAAAATTTTTGGTATCCAACTTTGTCGAACGTGATTTGAAGTGGGTTGGCGACTTATTCAGTGATGATGCTGAGGAAATTTATAACAACTGGCTCAAAAAGCAGGAGTCATTGACATATATTTTTTCTAATGAGACAAAAAAGTTATTGACTAAATTTGATGAAAACATTATAATTAAAGATGGACAGCATCCACACTTACTCAGGATGTTTTTGCGTAAAGAAATAAGCATTGAAACCCTGATCATACTGAATGACATCTTCAACTTTTTTCCATATTGGAACAAGAAAATTGAAGACACCATTATTTGGCCAGGCATATATAATAAGTGTCTGAAGTATAAACCATTCGTACAGTATAACGTTTTCAAATGTAAGAAGGCATTGAAAGAAACGTTCAGTTGAATTGAGGAGACTTGAATGAAATTTTTAGGTATTCGTAACGGTCATGATTGTAACATTGCATATTCAGACGGCATCAAGGTTCGCTATGCCAAAATTGAACGCAATGTCCAAAAGAAGCACTACAACACCGCATCCATCAAGGGTGGCGATGTAGAAAAGAAGGATGATGTTCCAGAGTTACTTCAGCATGCCAAAGACATTTTTGGTATTGACCTACAGGAACTTGATGGCATCTGTATTTCAAATGATCCAGGACTTCATAAGTTGGATCGTGAAGTTCAAATCAATGAGAACTACTTTGAAATCGACAAAAGCAAAAATGAACTTTGGTCGCAATTCAAGTGCCCAGTTTATCGCGTTGACCACCACTACTCACACACTTTGAGTTGTTGGCCACTTGTCGATCTTGATACAGTATCAACCCATTTTGTTCTTGACGGTTTGGGTGATCATGGTCGCATTTCTGGTATTTTTAAGAATGACCAACTCGTTGAGTATGTAGACCGTAGCGAAAACATGGGGCTGTCAGTCACCATGGAACAGGTTGGACAAAAGATCGGCATTGAAGGAATTGTTCTTGATATTGCTGGCAAACTGATGGCACTCAAGTCATTCCACAATGTCCCCGATGATTTGACCAACCATTTGATGAAGTTTGTTGAGCCACTGCGTTACCGCCACCTCAATCAGTTCATTCAAATTGCAATGCAAGCCAACCAAATGTTGGTTCCAGTTCCCGACGAAAGACAGCAGTTGATTAATCTATCACACTGGATGCATGTGTTTGGTGAGCGCAAGATGCCTGACTACTTCTCACTGTATGCAAATCCAGATGATGTGATTACATACTCGGGCGGTACTGCTCAAAACACCGTGGTGAACACCTCGCTACGTAAACGTTTCAAGAATATGCATATCCCACCTCACTGTCCAGATGACGGTTTGAGTTTGGGTTGTGTTGAGTTCCTGCGTAAACTTTTCTGCCAGCCGAAGTTTGACAATAGCAACTTCCCATATTGGCAAAGTGATCAAGCACCTGATAGCACGCCATCAGCATCCACTATAGAAAAGACCGCGGAATTTCTTGCTCAGGGTAAAATAGTAGCGTGGTACCAAGGCAATGGTGAAATTGGACCAAGAGCGTTGGGCAATCGTTCTATTTTGATGAACCCAAATGTTGAAAACGGTAAGGACATTTTGAATGAGCGTGTTAAAAAGCGTGAACCATACCGTCCATTTGGTGCATCTATTTTGAATGAATACACCAGCCAATATTTTGACTGCGACTATGAAAGTCCATATATGCTTTATGTAATTGATGCTCTTGATAAGACTCAATTCAAACCTATTTTGCACGTTGATGGTACTTGCCGAATTCAAACAGTGAATGAGCAGCCACAATATGCAATTTACCGAGACTTGATCGAAAGTTTCCGACGCAAAACTGGTATTCCAATGGTGCTAAACACTTCACTCAATGTGAATGGCGCACCTATTGCTGGATACGTGGATGACGCAAAGAAACTATTTGATACAAGTGATCTTGACGTTCTGGTTGTTGGCGACGAGATCATGACGAAGTAATATAAATAACCATGCCCACAAGGCATATACTACGATATACAAAGTAATACAACGATATACAAGGAGATACATATGTCATTTGCTGACCTAAAGCGTTCAAGCGCAAGCAGTTTCGATAAACTCACCAAAGAGTTGGAGAAACTAAACAAAAACACATTCGATAATTCTAAAGAAGAAGAAAAGTATTGGAAGCCAACGGTTGATAAGGCAGGTAATGGTTTTGCCCTCATCCGTTTTCTTCCAGCCCCAGGCAATGAGGACATTCCTTTTGTCCGCATTTGGGATCACGGTTTCCAAGGACCAAGCGGTCTTTGGTATATCGAGAAGTCACTCACGACTTTGAACAAGGAAGACCCTGTTGGTGAGTACAACAGCAAACTTTGGAACAGCGGTATTGAGTCCGATAAGGAACTCGCACGTAAGCAAAAGCGTCGCCTAACTTATGTTTCAAATATTATGGTGCTGAAGGACTCATCCAACCCTGCCAATGAGGGTAAAGTATTTCTCTTTAGATATGGTAAAAAGATTTTCGATAAGATTAACGATATGATGTATCCTCAGTTTGAGGATGAAAAGCCAGTTAATCCTTTCGATCTTTGGAAGGGTGCTAACTTCAAGTTGAAAATTCGTAATGTTGAGGGATACCGCAACTACGATAAGTCCGAATTCGATTCCCCCGCACCACTATTCGATGAGGACGATAAACTTGAGGAAGTTTGGAACAAGGAGTATTCCCTCAAGGAACTCGTTGACCCGAAGCACTTCAAGTCCTATGCGGAACTCAAGGCACGTTTGGATATGGTTTTGGGTCTTGATGGCTCAGCACCACGTCCTAACACTCGCGCCGAACTCGCTACGGAGGATGCTACTGAAGCACCTACATTCAAGGCGAAGGAGGCTCCAGTCACTGCCACAAGCAGTGATGATGACGAGGATCTTGAGTTCTTCAAGAAACTTGCTAGCGAGGATTAATTCGCGGCTGAAGATTGATTGGGTTGGGAGGGGTGGTGAAAGCCACCCCTCTTTTTTTATGCTTGCAATGGTGAAAAGTATTGAATCCAAGTCATCAACGTTCTATCAGAACTTACACTGCTTGGGTCGCCAGGACCACCAGAAGTCACCGTCGTTGAACTTGGCGGTGGTGCGTTTTGAGCGACTACAACTGGTGCAGGTGTTGTTGGCGTTGTTGCCACTCCGCTTTCTCTGGCGGCTCTATCAACTGCTGCTTCTGAAATTTTTGCTGCTGACCCTGAAGTTTGTTGAGCAACCATTTGTCCAGAAGTAGGGGCTTGATTGTTATAAAAATATTGAATTGCCTGTTGACCGCCCTCTTGAAGCACCATCGCCCTCATAACATCAGGTATTTTATCAGAAGGAACTTTTGCATTTGGAGCAATTCCAGTTTTTTCTGAAACGTTTTTCACATATTCAGAAGTTGGATTTTCGCTTGGCGGGGCATATTTTTTAATGAAATTTTCTAATGTCAAACCTCTTTCTTGAGTGTCCTTTGCGACTTGACGCCTCATTGCCTCCATTCCAGCTTCTCGAGTTGGGAATATAGCAAAACCGTTTTTGTCTTTTCCTATTGCCCCTCTTTGATTAGCAAATCTCAAATTACCAGGATTATTGTTTCTGACAGACAAAACGCCTGTAGATGGTCTATCGTTTGTCATTCCATTTTGATTTGTCATTCCATTTTGAGGTGTTGCTCTTGGTTCGGTTTCTTCATCATCACCAAAACCAAAATCAAACCCATCCACCATGTCGGAAATCTTTTTGATAATCAATGGTGCAGTTAAAAGTAATGTTTTCATTAACATACTGGAAAAGAAAGACAAAATACCACCACCAGCACTTTTCATCCTTGATACTATTGATGATGTAGGTCTGCCCCCCTCTATATCGGAACCCTCTAAACTTTTTTCTCTTGTTGCTTGATTTGTTTGTGTAAATGATGCTCTTTGTACGTCAAGTTGGTTTTTTAAAGTGGCATCAATTCCAGCAAGATATTTAATTGCAATTGAAAGAAGTTTGGCTGTAGTTTCTCCTTCTTTACCACTTTTATAACTTGGCAGCGATGGAATGTTTGCATTTCTTAAACTTGGTAATGCAGCACCTAATGCTTCACCACCCCCAGCACCAAGTACACCACGTTCCGAAAACGCACCACCATTTTGCGCACCACCATTTTGCTCTGGTTGTAAAAATTCCCCGCCCTCTTCACCAAATTTGGAGCCAAATTTATTAAGACCAAGAAATAATGCAGCAGCAGTAGGAATTCTTTTCGCCACGCCTTTGCCGCCACGTTTTATCAGTTCTGCCCCTTTTTTCAGAGTGTCTTTCAAAAATGGGAAAACTCTACCCATACCAAATCTGCTGAGTGATAATCCCGAAACAATTGGCGTTACTGATCTCGCTAACATTGCTCCTCTTCCGAGGGTTCCTAATATTCCTGCTAGTGGTAATGGCATTTATTTTTGCTCTCTTTTTTCTTTTTCTTTTTCCAAAAAGTCTATTAACATTTGTACATACAAGTCTCTTTCAAACGGTATCAAATTTTCAATATCACTTATCGAGTATTTATGATGCTGAGCCAATGAGAAAATTATGTTATAATAATTTGCTAAACTGGTATGACTCAGCCCAATGTAAAAAAATCATTTAGTGTACTCAACGTTACTTTTTTCTCTTTTCCTAAAGAGTTAGTATAAGTTATAACATGTTCAAGTTTTGGCATATTCTCCATAAACTCTCTGATTTTGTCAAAGGTTTTCACATCCAAATTGTCAATGAACTCTTGCAACTCTTCATCTGTTTGTTCTGATGCAGGGTAAACATCATTTTCATCGTAAATTTCATCGATACATTTAATGATGAAGAAGTTTAAAAACTCCATTTCATCTTTAAAATCTTTAATTTGGTCCACGATGCTCAAGTTCGGGTATTTCATAACGATGCCAGACTTCTTATTGATCTTAATATTTTTTTCAGATTTTTTCGGCATCGTAACTTCAACATCATCCAAATTTATAGAAAATTTGTATTCCTTTTCATCTTCTGCATCTTTGTATAAAATTTCGACAACGTTGTTCACTGATCTTGCTCGAAGTTTCAGAAACAAATACTCAAGATCAAATGTTGCCAGTTTGTCGATGTCTAATTTATCATCTAAACAACAGTTGTTGACAACTTGCTTGATAGCCTTGATAATATCTTTATCATCATTGCTTTGTTGAGCCATTAAAAGAATTTTTTCTTCTTTGACTAAAAATGGTCTAAACAAAACAGTTTTGTTAATGGATGGTATAATCACTTCAAATGTAGGTGATTGTATTTTCGGTAAAGCCATGATCAACTCCTCATTTCATTAAAATGAATTTAAAATCTTATTTGTAATCTTTTCTTGGGCTGAATAAATTTTTCCATTGACAAGGTTTTTAATCTTATCAACAATACCTTTGCCCGCTTTGAAATCTGGACCACTGTCAGCAGATGCGAGTATTTTACCACCACCAGTTCCTATCGACTTGAAATCAATTGCCATATCAGTGTACATAAATGTTACGCTGTATCTAATAACATCATCTGTTGCACCCCACGACATTGAAATATCTGTTGTTGTCAATGGGTAAGCGTCTCTCAATTTAACAACAAATGACTGTTGAAATTTTTCATCATATACGAAAATCGTCAACTGTGGGCTAATATAATCGTCTTTATATCGCAAAAAGTATGGTTTTGAAACAGTGTCTGGAGAGCCATTGAATCCCCCCACAAAAACGTCATGGTTCATGATACCATTATTCCACAGGTGAAAAAAGCGAATTACTTCAGCAGCCCTATCAACAACAAATGTTGCGGTGATTGGGTTAAACTGTGGCAAATATGGGCGACGTTCAATTGGACCATAACCATAGCGTCTAATATTGTCAGATGTAAAAAAGTTTACACCAGGAACAACGACAGATTCACAACGCATTATTAGATTTCTTAAATCTGGATTTTGGATTGGACCACTAAACGTTTCATCACCAAAAACAGTTAAAAATTGTTCATTATCAGAAAACATTTTTGGCGGTTGCATAACCATTGTAAAACTGTGGCTACGCAAAACTCCATTTGTGTTGAGTTCTGATCTAAATTCATTAATGTTAAATGGTCTTGCGCGGGAAACAACAGTAACAGTTTCCAATTCTTGTTCAGCATTTAATTGCTCTGCAGCAGGACGATTTCTTAATGTTTCTGTGGCTGCATAACTGGTTGGACCACCAAGCGTGTTTTTATTTTTTTGATCTAACCCAGCCTGTTGGTTGGCAACTGCAATTGCTTCTTCTAAAGACTCAGCCATTATATGCCTCCCAGCATGCGTTTAGAGTCTGCCCAGACTTGTGACTTGGTCTTTTTGGCAAATCTTTCTGTTGGTAAAAACAATGCAATATCCCACTCTGATGGGTAAACATACATGAATTTAGATCCCACATGGTCAATCAAATATCTCTTCAAACAAGGTTCGAAAAAACGAAGTTTGGCTGCATTTGATAGCAGTTGATAACTCATTTTGAGTTTTGTTGACTCATCATAGCGAGTGTTGTTTGCGAAACTGTACAAACCATCCATCAATTTTGCTCGGTATTGCAGTGGTAAATAGTGAAGGTTGAGCCCATAAAAGCCACCCTCAACCTTTTTGTATGGGAAAACGAGAGGAAATCTGTCATAGTATGGCAGTTCAGCAGCATACTTTGGGTCATAATAGAACATGTACATGCTACCGACGATTGGCTGACTGACCAAACGATCTTTTTCGTTTTTCATCAGGCTGCGCTCATTCACTGCTCTGATTTTCTGAGCCGTGTCACGGAACCAATTGCGTGCATCTTGAGTGCGTGCTGGGATTTTACCCTCACGAACACCCTGAATTACGATTCTGTCAAAAATTGATGCCAAGTTCTTTTTCCCCAATGACCAGAAATTTCCACCCTCTTTCTTCACAATATTTATTCGCCGCTTCCCACTTGGCTGAATTAATACCCCAGTTGTACACCTCGCGGAGGTAGGCACGTGTCGGCTTGCCTGTTTGCGGCTTTGGGGGTTTGGATTGGCTCATTGGTTTGATTTCAACTACGAGCGTCTCTATTTGATTCTCGGGTGTCTTTTTCTTCACCAAAAAGTCTGGAAAGTAGCGATGTACACGGTTGTCCATTGGTGATCTGTATGGAATGCAAAACTCTTCAGATGCCCACTGAATGACGTTCTGCTGGGAGTCAAGATATGACATAAAAATCAACTCCCAGCGGCTACGATAAATGATATTTGTAGGGTTGCCCAAGTATTTTTGTGGGTTCTTGGGCTTAAACACACCTTGATAAGCCATGGGAGGTATTTATAAATAATCCGTAACATCTACCTCGGCGTGAATCAATGGCAGACTTAAACGTATCAGATCTTTTCAAAAAAGAAAAAAATCCAATCAAAAAGTTTGCCAACAGTTTGGCAGATAAACTTCAAGCAAAAGCCGAAGAGAAATTGACTGGTGCCCTTTCTGATGCTTTGGCCAAGGTTGGTCTCGGTCAAGGTTCTGGTAAAAATATTGTTAGCCAACTCGGCGATGCAATCGTCGCTGATCTAGCAGCAGAGTTTTTCGGCGCTCTCGGTAAAGACATTAACAGAGCAACCAAAGAGGAAATTCAGCAAAATCGTGGTCTAATTGATGCGGATGCAGATGATCCAGGAACGTTAGAAACAGAAACCCAAGGCGATGCTTCTAACGTTTTGAGATTTCCATCAACGTTAAATGATTACCATATGCGTTTGGAAATCAAAAAATATAAAAGACCAACACCTCAATCTAAAGCAGAAATGGAGGTAAGAGACGTAATCATCCTACCTTTACCTAGAACTTTAGAAGATAGACATGAAATATCATATGATTCTAGTTTAGAACTTGGTCTTGTTGGAGCCGTTACGTCTCCAGCAACTGTTCAAGACCTTCAGGGTAAGTCTGCAGCCGATGCTGCGAAAACTGCTTTAGTAACCGCAGGAGCATATACCGCAAAAGAATTTGTGGCGAATCAAATTTTCGCAGTGGCTCAGCAAATGGCTGGCGCAATACCAAACCCTCACATTTCTGCATTGTTTAAATCTCCAACATTACGTAGACACCGTTTTGATTGGTTGTTTGCCCCAAATAATGCAGAAGAAAGCGAAACGCTACGTAAATTATTATTGAGATTAAAACAAGCGGCACTGCCAGCATTCATTAGTGATAGTGTAAATCTATTAGAAATGCCAGAAATGATTAAGGTTAAATTGATGCCTTGGGCGTCAAGTGATGATGATATAGAAAATAACACTAAAAGTAACTTGTACACCTTCAAACACTGCATGATCGAAAACGTTTCAGTAAATTACGCGCCAGACTCTCCAACCTTTTTTAACAGTGGGACAAACCCAGCCCCATCATTTATTTTATTGAGTGTATCTTTATTAGAAATTGAATACTTTACCTCCGACGATTATGGAAGAAAATCAAACACCTCAGCCGTGGGCGTAATCGAAAATGCTGTACAAGAAGTTAAAGACCTTGTGGCTATGACTAATGCAACAGCTGAAGTAGAAAACTCTTCAACCAGTGGAACAGGAGCCAATACAACGCCTGTCGCCTCAAGTGATACAAAGGGGCAAAACGGAACAGTTGTAAGCACTACGAAAAAATACACCAATAAAGACGGTTCAAGAGTTGTATATGTAACAAGTGATGGTAGTAGGTATATAAGTGAACCGCCAAATGATTTTGGCGATCATGACGTTAGAAATATAACCACGGCATCGACGTTTCTCTTGACTCTAGGTCTTGAAGAGGACACCAATTATAAAGGTGGGGTCAACTTTATGTACAACAACAATGGCAACAGTGCTAAAGTAACAAACAAACCAGTAACATAAAATGGCAAAATATTTCGACAAATTTCCAACTATCGTTTACAATGGCAGTCCAGTCAAAAACATTTTGGCTCGTGCTCGTTTGTCTGAAGAAACAAAAAACAATCCAGTAAATTTTGTTCCTCACCGTTTGGAGTCTTCTGTACTGAGGGCTGACACGGTTGCGGAAAAATACTACAACAATCCATATTATGATTGGCTGTATTATTTTAGTAATGAAATTGTCGACCCATATTATGATGTTGTATTATCAGACGAAATTTTAAATAAAAAGATTATCGAGAAGTATACCTCTTTGAGTTATGCTAGAGATTACATTTTGTTTTACAGAAACAACTGGGTCAGTCAACCTTCAATAAGTGAAAAAGAATATTATCAACTATCAGTAGCAAAAAGAAAATACTACACATCTGAAATAGATTATTTCGGAAACGTCACTGGTTACTCTCGTAAAAAGATTGATTGGACAGTCTCAACAAACAAGTTGGTCACACTTGTAGTTGATACAGTAGATTTTGCTGCAGTTGATGATGTTTACTTACAATATGAAGATGGCAATGCGACTCCAGTGGCAAAAGCGCAGTTGGCGGCATTTAATGCCGAAACTTCTACAATGACTTTTAAAAACCTTGATGGAGAATTTGTAACAACTACAAATAACATTTTGGTAAGTAAATACAAAAACACTCAATACGAATATACAGTAAGCAGTGTTGCTCAAACAGTCTTGAATATCCCAAATGATGAAGTCTCTTACTGGACTCCAGTTAGTGCATATGATTACGAAATTGAAGAAAACCAAAAGAAAAGAGATATCATATTACTCAGAAACAGCCAAAAAGGAAAAGCGGAAGAGCAATTAAGTGAACTCTTGAGGTCATAATGAATATTTTAAATCCTGGTAATATTGATATCAAGCGATTCAAGCTGATACACAAAAATGGCGAAGTGGACTTGGTTGGTTTTATAACCAGAATTGATATTTACGAAAGTGTGATTGCGCCTTGCATTCATGCTGATATGTTCGTTTATGATGGGGCTGGTTTACTAGAAAGAGTTGATTTGGCTGGTAGTGATGTAGATATAGAATATTGCACTTATGAAGGTGTTGAAAACTCTTTATTCAAATTCAAAATCGACTCCGTGACTGATGTAAAAGTTGGGTCAAGTAGTTCATACAAAACGTATACAGTTCGGATGTCTAGCCCAGAGTTGTTTGAGGGTGCAGCGCAAACCATTACTGAAATTTTTAAAGAAAAACAACCAGAAGATATGATCTCAGTCATATTACAAAATGGGTTGAAGACAAAGAAAAAATTTGTATTTGAAAAAACACTTGGCATGGATACTGTAAATGTCACTAAACTAAAACCATTTCAGGCTATTGATAAAATAAGACGCAGGTCTGTATCAAGAAATAACAAGTCTTCATCTTACTGCTTTTTTGAAAATCGTTTCGGGTATACATTTTCCACAATCGAAAACTTAATCGCCGAAGGTAAAAAAGATCCTACTGTAGTCAATGGCGATAGAAATTTTACATTTGAAACTGTAAGCAAAGTTGGTGTCGAAAGCACTGATTGGAGAAACATACTCGCTGCTAAACAAATTTCAAATCAAAACCTTTTGGAGACAATCGCAATTGGTGGCGTGCAAAATGTTGTTTGGGCGTTTAATTTAGAAACAGGAACAACTGAACCCTACAAGTTCGAAAAGACTAAAGACGATGGTCAATTTAACATAGATCAAGAGTCTTTCACTGTTAGAAAAGACATTGCCGCAAAATATCAAGGTGATGATAAAAACGCAACAAATACAATCATTGCTATTAAAAATGAAAAAGATTTAGAAAGAGTCAAGAAAGAAAATTTTATTACCCCATATCTTTCTCGTTTAATGAGTAACATTTTAAACATAGAAATTTGGGGCGACTCAGCACTTACTGCTGGTTCAGTTATCAATATCGAATTCCCAAATGCAGACGGTATGACTGAAAAATCTACAAACAAAATGTTATCAGGTAATTATCTGATTACAAAAATTAGACATATCATTAGACCAACTGGACAAGCCATGTACACTCAAGCATGTGAAGTGCTCAAAACAGGATTTTTGAAGGAGTAAATTATGAGTTTCAGTACTATCGGCGAGGGAACATTTGTTTGGTTCGTTGGCGAAGTTGTTAACAACAGCGACGATCCAGACAAAGCAGGTAGGGTTCAAATCAAGGTCATCAATGAACATTTTGATAAAATATCTGATGACAAACTCCCATGGGCTATCATTATGATGCCACCAACCTCATCTTCATATAGAGGTAAAGGTTGGTCGCCAACAGGAATTGAAGTTGGTTCACACGTGGTTGGATTTTACATGGATGGTAAAGAGAAAAACATTCCTGTTGTTATGGGAACGTTTCATATTCCAAAACCTAATGGCAATCCAGCAAATCACGATGTCAACGCAGCCGCAAGGGGTGAAAATGGTAGCGCGAGCCAGTACCCATTTAATAAAGTTTACGAAACTGTAAGTGGTCATACAATTGAAGTTGATGACACGCCAGGATATGAAAGATTAAACATAACTCACAAGTCTGGCTCATATATTATGATGGATGAAAATGGTGATATCAATATTATCTCAAATGTAAACAACACTGAATACACTGAACAAGACAAATTTATGTTTGTAAATAGTGGTGACTTACAAGTTCAAGTTATAAATGGAAAAGTAAATATTGTCTCTAAAGACAAAGTCAGCATCACTTCATCAACAGCAATAAGCATTCAGGCTCCAATAGTCGGAATCAATCCATAAAATGTCCAAGTTTGTTTTATATCTCCCAGAGCCTCCGCAAATAGAGTGCAAAAATGGAGACATGACAAAAACATTGCAAAACTATTTCAAAACTCTCGGTAGTGTTCCATCACAATTGAGAGTTCAGGCTGCAATGTTGAATGATAATGATTGCACAAAAGAATTAGAAAACTCTATTGCTGAAATCGAAAAAGTGATTAACGAAATCACTGGCATCTTAATGACCGATGTTTTCACAAAAATAAGATGCGGTGTGGATGAAATGGAGTATAAGGTTAGAGAGTTTCTCAAAGACATTGATGTGTATTTGCAAAAACTTCTTCTTGAAATCTTATTCAAAATTGTAGAAATTATCAGTTTCGCAATACCAAACCCACTAAACTTACCAATACCGTTTTTACCAGACTGTAAACTCGGCGATGTGTTCACCAAAGAGGGTAAAGCCAAAATCAAAGCGGCAATGGCTGAATATGCCAAAGAGGCTCAAAAGTTCATCAAAAGTATTGATGAAACTGTAACAGACTTTTTCACAGGTGAGTGGAATATTGTTGCGCCAGACTACAGTGCGGAGGAGTTGTGGCAAAAACTAGTTGACTGGATCAATGAGCAGTTTGATATTTCAATTACCAAAATCGTAACTGCGATGACAGACTTTTTGAAAAAAGTTCCTGTTTTGGGATCTTTGATAAGCAAGTTGGGTTCAATCACTGATCCAACAACAACACTGAGAGAGTTTTTCGATAAACTCTACAAAAAGGCAAAGGAAGAATACCAAGAAATTAGGAAAAAACTTCTCAGTGGCGAATATGCGGATGAAGTTAGGGCAGAACTTGAGAAACAAGCCAGTAAGATAATGAATGCATTCATCGATGCTATTTTGGCAATACCGATTCCCCCACCATTCAGTTCACTCCTCGGTGCAAACACTGTGGGTGAAATGCTTGACATTAACATGGAGGAAGAGATAAAGAAATTCAAAACATTCATGAAAGAGAAAGTGATCGCCAGAATAAAAGATGGCTGGAATCGTTTGATGAACAAATTGAAAAGGCTCTCAGCACTGAGTTTTGTCGAACTCATTATGAAAGCATTTGAAAAAGTTCTCAAAACTCTGAAAGAATTGGCAAGTACAATTCCGATCGTAAAACAGGCACTGAAGATTTTTGATTTTGTCATACAACTTGTTGACATTTTCAGGGGTAAGGTTGATGTTTGCACTGTGATGAATATCATTTTGAAACCAATTTTCAGCCTAGCAGATGTTGTTTACGGTCTGCTTCCTAAAGCATGTTTTGAGTTAAAATTTACCAAGTATGGCTATTTGCCTGGCGATGAACAATTAGAAGAAGTTGTTATTACTGCAACCAGACCCAGTGCCTAAATAAAACCAAATACTTCAAAAAGAGACTCTGATGGCAATTCAAAGAGTAGATGATCAATCAAACCTGCGTAACAAGGAAATCTATAGTGATTTCATGACGAATCTCAACGCACATCCAAACACTGGCATGTTGTTGAAAAGAACAAATGTTGAGGCTGTAAAGCGCAGTATCAGAAACCTATTGTCAACGGATAAAGGTGAGAGATTTTTCGCCCCAGACCTCGGTGGAAACATTAAGAAATATCTCTTTGAACCAGCAGACTCTGTAACAAAAGAAAACTTGAAGGTGTCGATTTCTGAAACGTTGAAGAAATATGAACCACGTGCCATTGTAGATGAAATCAGAATCTCACTCAGTAACGATGAACAAACATATAATATCGACATTATTTTCAGGGTCATAAATAATCCTGATCCAGCATTACTTCAAATCAAATTAGATAGAGTACGATAATGGCAGCGAATTCAAGCGTCTCATTGACCTCTTTAGACTTTGACTCCTACAAAAGGGAGTTGAAGGCGTTTCTAAAACAACAATCAGCATTCAAGGATTACGATTACGAATCATCAAACATTAATGTGCTTCTTGATGTGTTAGCATATAACACGTATCAGAACGCATTCTATATGAACATGATCGGTAACGAAATGTTCCTTGACAGTGCTCAGTTACGTGACAGTGTTGTTAGCCACGCCAAGGAGTTGAACTATCTCCCACGTTCATTTAAGTCATCAGAGGCTACACTGGCTCTGACTATCGTAACTACCGATCAAGACAAAAGAAACATTGTAATTCCAAAAGGAACGGCATTCAGCACTCGCGTTGGCTCAAACACTTACCTGTTCACAACTGCAGAAACATCAACTGTCACAAGTTCAAATACCACATTTACAACAACACTGACTGTTTATGAGGGTGATTATGTCACTGACACCTACCCAGTAAGTTACACAAAGCCAACAAAATATACAATCAGTAACAAAAATGTCGACCTTGCGAGTTTGAAGGTTACAATTCTTGAAGACAATGGTGCAACGCTTCAAACATACACACGCGCAACCTCGCTATTCGACTTGACATCACTCTCAAAAGTTTACTTCATTCAGCCATACATCGGCGACACATATGAGATTATTTTCGGTGATGGCATTGTTGGACGCAGACCAAAGAATGAGTCTGTTGTTGTAATTGAGTACCGTGTATCAAATGGTGAATTGCCGAACGGCGCAAGAGTGTTTCGTGCAGCCCAAGCCATTGACAGCGAAACAAACATCACAGTTAGAACAGTTTCTTCTGCTTCAGCAGGTTCTGTTTACGAAACTCTTGAGTCAATCAAATACAACGCTCCAAGAGCGTTTACGACTCAGGAAAGAGCAGTTACCGCTGAAGACTATGAAAACCTACTAAAAATCAATTTTCCAGAAATTAACACAGTTGCTGCATATGGCGGCGAAGATGCAACACCGCCACAATTTGGTCGAATCTTTTTGTCTATTGACTTAAAGGATGTTGATGGTCTTCCAAAGGTCAAGGAGGAGGAATACAAACGTTTTCTCCGCAGCCGCGCAACCGTAGCAATGGAGCCAATATTCATCGCACCTGAATACTTGTATTTGTCAATTGTTACAAATATCAAATACAATATTAACCTTACATCATTGAACCCAGATGATATTCGAACACTTGTGCTTTCGAAGATTTTGGACTTTGCCTCAACAAACTTGAACAACTTCAACAGAACACTACGTTATTCGAAGTTTATCAAAACGATCGATGAGTCTGATCCAAGCATTATCAGTAACGAAACTGAGATTAAACTTGTTAAGTATTTGACCCCAACATTGAACACTTCACAAAGAATCGCTGTAAACTATGGCATTCCAATTAGTGACACAATCCCTGAACTTGGCGACTCTCACAACGCTGATGACGTTCATGCAATTGGTTCAAGTTTGTTCACATTTGATGGTAAACAATGTAATTTAGAAGATGACGGTAATGGAGTCATAAGAGTTACAACAGTGCTTGGTGACAGCCACCAAAAACTTGTTGACGTTGGTACAATTGACTATGCCAATGGTCAACTTGATGCGAGAGGATTCAACCTCACTTCATATAATGGGAGTTACCTAAAAATTTACGCACTACCAAAATTCAAAGATATTACATCAACGAAAAATACCATCCTAAATATTCTTGAACCAGATGTCGAAATTAACGTTCAACAAGTCCGCGAATAATGAAACAGTTTGAGAAATTAATCTCCCCATTTGTTGAGTCTCAGTTTCCCTCTTTTTATCGTGAGGAGGGTAGCCAGTTCATTGCGTTTGTCAAGGCATATTATGAGTGGCTTGAAAGTACGAACAACCCATTATGGTATGCTCGTAGACTAACTGACCTCCGTGATATTGATACAACACTTGATGAGTTTATTGTTTACTTCAAAGAAAAGTATCTCAAAAACATTCAGTTTGACACGGCAACCAACAAACAGTTGTTGATTAAAAACTCACTTGAACTTTATCGTTCAAAAGGAACTGAACGTTCGATCGACTTGTTCTTCAAACTTGTTTATGGTACAAGTGCTGAAGTCGGATATCCTGGTGAAAAAATCCTCCGTGTTTCGGATGGTATTTGGGAGCGTCCAGAGTATCTTGAAATCAATTACTCAAAGTTCAACGTTGATTATGTCGGTAAACAAATCATTGGCTCATTATCAGGAGCCACAGCATTCGTTGAACGATACATTCGCCGCAGAGCGGGTTACGGATATGTAAACCTGCTTTACATTTCTGGTCGTCAAGGAAACTTCCAAAAAGGTGAAGTAATCGGTATCAGTGTAAATGGCACACCAACTTATGACTCCGCAAAACGTGCAAGTCTTATTGGTTCTGTTGACCAAGTTTTGATTCAAGACAAGGGAAGAAACTTCAAGGTCGGCGACATCGTATCATTCAGCGGTTCACTCAGAGGAACTGGTGGTCTTGCTAGAGTTACTGCAGTTTCTGAAGCCACTGGTGTTGTGGACTTTATTTTCGTCGATGGCGGATGGGGTTATACATTAAGCGCAAATGCTATTGTATCAGAAAAGGTGCTCAACCTTTCAAATGTCATTCCTACCTCAACCAGCAATTTAACATTCAAACTTTTTGAAACAGTTGTTCAGCCTCTTGTAAATGCAAACTTCATTTCTGCCACTTCAAACGTTGTTGCTGGTGATATTGTTTACAGTTATCACGCCAACAACACAGTGTCATCTTCAGGTGTTGTATTAAGTTCAAACCAAGTTGGCGCAAGCGGCGATATTACAATTAGACCACTGCTGACTGGTCCATTTGCAAACTCAAGAACTTATTATACAACTGGAAATGCTGTTTCTATTTCAGTCCAGTCAGTTGAAGACAGAACAATTAGTTCTCAGGCTATGGGTATTCCAAATACCTATACCATTAATATCACAAGTCAAACTGGTGATATACAAGTTGGTGATCACGTTTATCAGTCAAACTCTCTTGGCATTTTTGCTAGGGGTCAGGTTTCAAACGTTTCCCCTATTGCTACGGGAAATACAATTTACGTCGCAAATGCTGTCGGGGCGTTTAAGAAAACAACAATCAAAAATGAAGACAGTGCTGTATTTAATGCCACCGTCACCAATGTTGATACATCACTTGGTGTGTATAATATTAACAAGAGCATTTACAGGCTAAAATATAATTCAGCCACCAACGCAAATATCGCATTTACGCCATACGTTTATCAGTATAATGATGCAAATAAAGTAACCGCCAAGGGACTTGTTCTCACTTCATCATATGATGCGGGAACTGGCAACCTTTCAATTATCCCGATGAGTGGTTATTTTGAAGATACTCAAAAGATTTACACCCAATCGAATAACGCCCAAGCAACACTTGTAACCTATTCAGTTGAAACTGAGGGTGGCGACTTTGTAAACTCACCACAGTCACTCGCATTCGGCATTTATTCAAATACAAACGCAAATGTTGTATCCGTAAGTCTTGGATCAGGTGCTGGATTTAACGTTGGTACAATTGGCGAAACTGAAGTCATATTTATCGGTACTGATCTTATTGCAGCAAACAATCAAAGCAGTTTGAACTATAGCAGAAGCGTAATCACTGTAGGCTCTGCTAGCGGTTTTGCTGTTGGTGATTATGTTTACCAGGAATACAATAAGATTGCATTTAATCCAAACACAGCAATAAATCCAACAACTGGGTTTATCACTTTGCCATCTGATGTGAGCACTAGAATTATTGCTGGTGATATTGTCAAATACCAAGCAGCATCAGGAAATACAGTTGTTAATGGTTTGGTTAATGATGACTACTATTATGTCTCATTTGCCAACAGTACTGGTGTGATATTATCATACACTTGGAACAAACTGACACAAATTAATACAACAAATTCCAATTTTGCAAATAATGCTACAGTAAGCGAGGAAGGTCACTACCTATACAAAGTTGCATATGGCACAGTGTATAATATATCAGGAACTGATATTAGTGTAAAATCCGTTTACAATCTATTTGGCACCACTGCTGCTGGAGCCAGTGTTACCACTTATGGTAATAGCAATTTGATTTTGTACAAAACACCATCAACAAATTCTGCTATTTCAGCCGTTGGCGTAGCAGCGACAATAACAACTGCAAATCAGGCATTTTATACCCTATCACCTCGCGCAGCCGCATTTGGATTCCCAAAAAATCCACAGGGCGACTTCAAAGATACCATTTACTCCTGTTTGTCATTTGGTCGTTTTGAAATTGGTACAATTGGCTCACTGATCAACGTTGACCCAGGAGCGGATTACAACGTTGACCCATATGTGCTTGTATACGAAAAACCAATTGCTGGTTTCGGGCGTCATGATTATGAAATGACAGTTAAAGATGCTACAAGTTCTTTTGCTGTTGGAGAAAAGGTAAATCAAGTTCAAGCCAACCTTCAATTTTATGATCTGAAAGTTGATAGTGGTGTTTATGGAAACACATATAACGAAGTGACACTCGGATTCAATTCTAAAGATGAAGTCGAAGGAACAGCAAATGCGATTTACATGCCATCAAATACAGTCACTTTCAATATCTCAACTGATGTTGACAATGACGCCAATACAATTACAATTGCTGGAAATCCATTTGCAGCAAATGACCTAGTTCGCTACTACACTGTTGATGCTAACACAGCACTTGGCGGTTTGTCAAATAACACTTTCTATTTCGTAAAAAACGTAACTGGAAATACTATAACACTGTCTGCAACAGCAGGTGGTGCTAATGTTGATTTGACCAGCACTAACACTGCAAACTTCCACTCAAATACTAATGTCAGCAGCGCCATTGATTTTATTTCTATAGCAAGCGCCAGCACATTATTCAGTAATGGAGATCGTGTCAAATATTATACTGGTACGGGCAACACCGCATTAACAGGGTTGACAAACAATTCAATTTATTATGTTGTCGCAGCGAACAGCACTGGCTTGGCTTTGTCACTAACCTCTGGCGGCGCAAACGTTGATATTGTCGGTTTGAATCCTGGCGGCAATGGTCACTACTTAAAATACTACAATGATGGATATAATGGTCACGTTCTCCGTAACTATTCAAATCCATATGCCAACGATGTTCAAATATTATATACAACAACTACAGGAAACACTGCGGTAACTGGTCTCACAAACGCAGCCGCATATTATGTTGTTGGAAGTAACAGTGTTGCTATTAAACTGTCATCAACACTTGGTGGTACTGCCCTCGACTTGACTGCAGCCGCAACAAACGAGGCTGGACATTATTTTGCTACAATTGCTGGATTTTTACCAAAAGATAAAGTATATCAACAAATCACTACAACATTTAATGCATTAAGTGCCGTTGACTCATCAGCAAATACGATTACAATTGCTGACCGCCCATTTGCAAATGGCGACCGTGTCCTATATTACACTGGCGCAGCTGGAACAGTTTTAACAGGATTGTCAAACAATTCCTACTATTATGTAACAGGAACTTCAGGCAATACCTTAAAACTAGCAACAACTACTGGTGGTACTGCTCTTGATTTAACTGCTGGTTTAAGCGAAAATCATACGCTCAAGTCTGTCGCAAACGCATTTGTAAACTCAGTAAGAACTGGAACAAACAAGTTCGTAAGAGTAAATGGCGTTGAAAATACCTTGGCTAATGGTTTCAACCTACAGTCATATACAAACCCATATGTCAACGCTGTAGTTTCAAATGTTGAATTAGTTTCAATTGTAAGCACAGCCAAAGGTCTTGTAAAACCAGGATCAAATACAACGACACTTTTCTTAGAGCGTATCACATTTGAAAATACATTTCAAGAAAATATTGAAATTACTGGTGACACTTCTGGCGCGGTCGCAAATGTTGTAAGCGTCAAACAAGATTATAGAGAGTATCCAATTGGTTTGAATGCTGATATTTCAGCAAACGTTATCACCGCCAATGGACAAATCGCTGGACTATCAGTTGTTGACTCTGGGGTGGGCTACTCCAACGGAGAAATTGTTCAGGTAAATTCTGAAGATAATTTACGTTCAGCCAGTATTAAAGTGATCATCGGCGGTCACGGAACTGGAAAGGGCTACTACAGAAGTTCAAAGGGCTTTTTGTCAGCCGACATGTACATTCATGATGGCGACTACTATCAAGAGTATTCATATGAAATTTTCTCAAAACTATCAGTTGACAAATACTCTGATATGTTTAAGAAAGTTATGCACACTGCTGGAACCAAGTTTTTCGGTTCAGCACTTGTTGTTGAAGAGGACTCAGCCCCAGTTACGATTTCAGAAATTGCAACTGGTCTAGAAATCGAGTTTGATGCAGCAGATGATGTCAATAGTTCAACTGAAAGAATTCAAGTTGATATCGAGAAAAATTATCGCAATATCAATCCTGCTCAAATTGATAACTCTACAGACTTCATCACTGTATTCAAAAATCCATTCTCAAATAATGATTACATCAGGTATCAAGTCTCAGCAGGTAATACTGCAATCAATGGATTGACTAATGGAAACTACTATTACATTGTACAGGCGAACACCCTCGGTGTGAAACTATCATCAGTAGCAAATGGCTCACCACTACCAATTGCACCAAGTGTGGCGACAGAGTGGGGTCACAAGTTTACAAGTTACGTAAACCCAATTGCAAATGGCGATCAAATCATTTACAGAACTCAGACTGCAGTCACTGCGTTGACTGGATTGACAAACAACCAAATTTACTATGCCAAAAATACAAATCCAATTTCTCTACAGTTGGCAACAACCTCTACGGGATCGCCTATAAATATTACAGCGAAAGGCTCGTCAGAAGTTGGTCACTACCTGATCAAGATCGTTGAGGAAACTTAATGTCAGTTACCAAAAAACTTGTAACCAAAAATTTTAATGTGCACAATGCTGCACAATTTTTGGAGTCAATTACAGAGCAATCAAATAACCAGTACTTTGTGTATGTTGGAAACCACATTCCATATGCTGGTGGTGACACTATCCTTGATGACCCAACAAATAGTGTAAAGGATACACACCTTGATGTTTACAACAACATGGTGTTTGCTAAAAAAGTTGCATCAAGCGATGTTGTCCATGTAATTCCAAGGTACAATTGGACAACTGATACAGTTTATGATGCATACGCTCATGATGATGGCGATTTATACGATAAACAGTTCTTCATTGTAACAAACGATGACACCGAGTATAACGTTTGGAAATGTTTGTTTAACAATAATGGGGCTAACTCAACCGCAAAACCAGTTCGCGCGGGAAGTGCTGCAGATTTAGAGCCAATCAAAACCAGTGATGATTATGTTTGGAAATACATGTACACCATCACTAAAACAGATTTTGAGAAGTTTGCTTCATTGTCATATGTTCCAGTCACCCCAAATACAAGCATAATCACTGGCGCAGTGCCAGGCAGAATCGAAGTAATTAAAATTGTCGACGCTGGTAAAGGGTATGACAACTATATTGCAAGCGGTGTGTTTAAAACTGGCGACATCCGCGTTTTCGGTTCTGATACAACTTATGGCGCCCCAGAAACAGCATCAACAATTGATGACTACTATCGCAGTTGTGTACTAAAAATTACATCGGGAGCACAAGCAGGTCAATTTCGTCGCATTGTAAATTATGAAGGAACAGGCGCTCAAAAACTATTCATTTTGAACGAAGGGTTTGGCACGCCACCAGCAGTCAATGACACCTATGAAGTTTACCCATACATTTATGTTTGGGGTGATGGAAATGAGACTACTCCAGCAGAAGCCATAGCAAAAGTTGATTCAACCGCAGCAAATTCCATTTCTGAAGTTGAGATCCTAGAGCCAGGAGCAGGTTACAGATATGCTGAGGCTGTTGCTGGCGAATCATCAGTAGAAGTCCCATACACCGCATCAAGCGTCTTTATCGACCTCCCTACGGTTATTAAGTCAAGTGCTACATTTAAAGTAGCAGATTTGAAGGCAATCGTTTCTCCAAAGGGCGGTCACGGTTCTGACCCATATACAGAACTCGGTGCAAATCGTATTTGTATCAGTACGAAGTTTAATCAATCGGAGACAGTTGGCGGTATTACAATCCCAATTGAAAATGACTTCCGTCAAATTGGTTTGATTAAAGATCCTCAATTTAACAATGTCGAAATCTCAACAAATACAAGTTTATCAGTGGGTTCGTTTTCCATCGGCGAAACGGTTAAGCAATATAAGAAAATCAAATTGTTTGGTAACGTTTCAATTAGCAGCACTGCAAATACTATTATCAAAACCGACAATGGGGTGCTTGCTAGTACAATAACAATTGTTAACGGTGGCACTGGTTATGATAATACGACAAATAACGAACTCGTATTTACTGGTGGGGGTGGTGCTGGAGCAGCCGCGACATTTGCCAATAACGGTTCTGGTGCAATCACTTCAGTAACTGTCACAAACCAAGGTTCTGGTTATACTTCAATACCAGCAATATCAGTCAACGTGACTGGCGGCGCTGGTGGATCAAATGCTCAATTCAGTATCGATTTTGCCAACCCGCAACAAACCGTATTTAAAGATGCATTTAATGTTGGTGACTACGTGTTGGTCAACAAGTCAACTCAAAACTACCTTGGACTTGTTACAAACGTTCCTCAAGATTATCAGATCAACTGCGCATCAAACAGCACATTTACGGCTGACAACGCCGAACTTTCAAAATTTGAATTTTCAGCAGAGGGTGTTGTAACTGCAGTAAGCACTGGTCAAATCACACTTGCAAATGTGTCAGGGGTATTTTCAGTCGGTAGCAAGATTGTAGGTTTAGCATCTGGAGCGACATCAGTTATCAGAGACGATGCTCCATCTGGACAAAGAATTCAAATCAATGATCGCAATTCTGGCAACTTCTCACTCGCTGTTCAATTGACCAGACTTGTTGGTGACTTCACTACTGGCAGCACACCATTCATTGAAGACGAAAAAGTAAGGCAAGCCAGCCTTATTTCAGCAGTTCAACCTAGTGGATATGTACACCATGCCGAAATACAGGCTGGTAGTGGTGATGATATTCTCTACATTAGTAATGAGTTTGGTATTTTCAATCTTGACCCATCAGGTGTCAGAGAAATATCAGGAGACGATAGTGACGGATCCCTTTCATATTTAAACAATAAATACAAGGGAGATTTCGTAAAAGGTAGTGGTCAGGTTCTATACTACGAAAACTTGGATCCGATTACACGCAGCGGCAATAAATCAGAAATTGTAAAGATTATACTGGAGTTTTAACTAAATGGCTCTACAAACAGACTTAAACGTAGCCCCATATCATGACGACTTTGACCCAGCGAAAAAGTACTACCGTGTGCTTTTCCAGCCATCAGTCGCGCTACAGGCTCGTGAGTTAAATCAACTCCAGTCAATCCTTCAAAATCAGATTGAGAAATTTGGCGATAACATCTTCAAGCGTGGCACAATCATCGAGGGTTGTGGCGTTGTTCTTCACTCATCACTACCATATGTAAAACTAAAAGATACAGAGTCAGATGGCACACCAGTAAACGTTGCATCATATCAAAATCTATATGTAAAAAATAGCAGCAATGTTAATGCGCTTATCGTAAAAACAGAAGCAGGTTTCGAGTCACAGTCACCAAACCTCAACACCCTGTATGTAAAATACCTCAACAGCGGTTCAGATTCAAACACCAGCGCATTTTCCTCTGGTCAAACACTAACTGTATACAGCCCATCATACCCAATTTTCAAATACATTGTAACTGACGGTTCATCAGACTTTTCAAACACTGACACCGTAGTTATTACATCAGCCATTGCTGTAACAAACTCAACTGGCGGTAATACATTTCCAGCTGGAGCATTTTCAGCAGGTCACACGATTCAAAACGGTGTCGCAAATGCCGTAATTATCGAAGCCAACGGCACTGCTAACTCTCAAGTTTTGATTTTGAAAATTCGCCCATATGCTAACAACCTTGTTGCATCTGCTGGCGCGAACAGTGTACTTTGGAGATTTTCAACTGGAGAAACGATCAAGAGCACAACAAGTGCTAACTCAGCAAACGTTGTCGCTGTAGTTGGTACTGGTGCAGTTGCTTCCCTAGTTACTGATACTCTTGGTAAAATCACATCAATTTCAGTGATCAACAGTGGTGAGGGTTACTATGTTTCGCCACATGTCACGGTTGCTAACAATGGCAGTGGCGTGGCTGCAGCAAAGGTTGCCCAGTTGGCTGTAACGGCTCAAAACTTTAAAACAACAGTGCCAATTGCTCCATCAGTAAATGACCCAATTGGTATGGGTTATGGTATGACCGTTAATGAAGGAACGGTATATCAAAAGGGTTTCTTCAGTAAAGTTGATCGCCAACTTGTAATTGTAAACAAATATTCAAATACAAACTTTACAAAATCAGTCGGTTTCCACACTGAAGAGTCTATCATTGATAGCAACCAAGATCAGTCACTCCTTGATAATGCCACGGGAACATATAACTATGCGGCTCCTGGCGCTGACCGTTTATACCTCAATCCAAAACTTTATGTGTTTGATAAAAGCGTTGCTGATGCCAATAGCGACTTTTTACCAATCATCGAATTTGCTGATGGAAAACCATATAAGCAAAACAAGAAAACAGTATACAATGTCATCGGCGATGAGATGGCAAAACGTACTTTTGAAGAGTCAGGCAACTATGTCCTTGATCAATTTAATGTAACAACTAAAGACTCTACAGCAATTGCTCAATCAAATAATATTTTCAAAATTTTTATTGATCCAGGTACAGCATATCTCCAAGGTTATAGAGTTGAAACTGCTGCGACTTATTCAGCAAACGTTGACAAAGGAACTTCAACAGAGTCAGTCAGCGGTGCAACTGTAAAAGTTGCATATGGTAATTTCGTCGAAATTGACGAACTGGTCGGATATTTCCGATTCAACTATGCCGACCGTGTAGAACTTTATAGCGCAGCACTTGACTCAGTCAGTTCTGATAAGGGTGTGATCACAGCCTCTGGCGTGAGAATTGGTTACGCTCGTATGCGTAACTTGATTTTGAAGAGCGGTGTCCCAGGAACAAAAGATGCAGTTTACAAATTGTATTTGTTCGATGTTGAAATGGACGCTGGTAAAAACTTTGCCGATGTAAGATCAGTCATTTACAAAGATGGCAGTTCAGTTTCGCGTGGTGCTGCTGACATTGTTCTTTCAAGCGGTGGTGATGCAGTCATTCAAGACGCTGGTAGAGAATTTAATGGTCTATTGGTCAAGGCGTTTGATGCTACAAAGTCTGCAACGGCACTCAAATATACCTATCGTACAATCAATACCTCAGTCACAGCAAACAGCACTGGTGGTATTTCAGTAGCCAAGCCAAGTGCTGATGAATATTTCCCATACAGCGGCGAAATTCCAGCATCAGTTAGAAATGAAGTTTTGGTAATTCCAACTGCAAACTATAAGAAAAATGCAAATGGCGCAGGAACAGTTGATGCAACTTCAGGTCAAAGTAACCTAGTTGGTACAACAACGACATTTACATCAGACTTCAAGGCTGGAGACTTTGTTCAAGTGGCCAACGCCACTGCTAACGTTGTAACGCAAATCAGTGAAGTTGTAAACAACACATTGATGAAGACTGTTTTAACTGTAGGAACCACAATCACTGGAAATGCAGTTTTGTATTTCCCAAACAACGTTCCAATCAGTTTGACACGCACTGGACGTTCAGCAAATGTCAACTCTTCAACTGGCGCACTCAATGTATTCCTAGGAACTAACCTCGCCAACTCAACTGGCGGTAGCACTAGTGCGAACGTTGTCCTAGTTTATAACGTAACTGCAAATAATGTTTCGCCTGTTGCCAAAAACAACAACAGAAACATGTATGCAAGATTGCGTATGGCCAACAACTCAGCAAACAACACTGGTCCATGGGCACTTGGTCATCCAGATGCCTTCCGCTTACGTGGTGTTTGGGTTGCCAATACAGCATCAGTGGCCAAATCATTCAACGCCAACACTGGGGTTAATGACTCAACAGACTTTATTACAATCGCAAATAACCCATTTGCTAATGGCGACCAAGTCACTTATTCAAATACTGGCGGTACAACAGTTGTCGGTGGTTTGGCTAACGGTTCTTCATATTATGTTGTGTTTGCAAATTCAACAGGTCTTGCTCTTGCATCAACCTTTGGCGGCGCAAACATTAACATTACTGCAAATACCGTTTCAGAAAATCACACATTGACTGGATTGCCATTACACTTCACTGAAAACACTTATGGCGTCACTGATGTAACAAATGATTATTACCTTGATCATAATCAAAATGAAGATTTCCTAGATGTTTCATATTTGTACTTGAAGCCACAAAAGACGAAACCAACTACAAATGACTCATTGCTAGTCAAGTTTGATATATTCACTACAACTGGTGGCGCCAAGTCAGTCAGTTCTTATAGCATCAACGATGGCGTAAGTTTGACAACACTGGTTTCATCTAATACCGATATCAACACTATGGAAATTCCAGAGTTGTTTGGTAAAAATGATACGTACTACGACCTGCGCGATCAAATTGACTTCCGTCCAACTGTAGCGAACACCATTCCACGTTTATCAGATGTTTCAAACAACAGCATTATAAATCCAGGTGGTGGCACAGCAAGTGATAGAATTTCAACAGGAACTGAATGGAAATTCCCACTACCAAATAGTGATGTCATTTCCAATATTCAATATTACCTTGGAAGAAGAGATCGTGTAATCCTCGATACAAGCGGCGTATTTTCTGTAGTGAAGGGTGTGCCAAATGTTCTTGACGCATACCCACCAGAGCCAAAAAATGCAATGACCTTGCAGCGTTTGATCATTCCACCATATCCATCATTGCCACAGTCAATGTCAGAGGATATGATTAAGATTATTGATACAAAGGTTGCAAATGAGAAATATACCAACCGTCGTGCAATCAACTATAGAGTTACAACAACTTTAACAGCCGATCAAATTGCTGATATTCAAGTCAAGAATTATCAAATGGTTGATATTGCTGCACTTGAAAGAAGAATTAAAGATTTGGAATACTATGTAACAGTGACGCTTGTAAACATTATCGCAAACTCACGTTATGTACCAAGTTCTGGCGATGAGTTGATTGACAGATACAAATTTGGAATATTTGTTGACCCAATGGTTGACACAAGATATTGCGAGTCATTACACCCAGAGTTCTATGCTACAATTGAAAATGACTTCCTTGTTCCAAAAAGATCAGAACAGGTTCTTGAGTTTGAATACGAGGTGTCACCAGAGTTCGGTGGTAAAACACTGTACACGCTTCCATATGAAGAGTATACAGCAATCAGTCAATTGGATGCAACTGATGGTCCAATCACAGGAACTGAACAGCCACCAGTATCAAATACAAGTGGTAATGTTACAATTATCACCACAACACAACAAATCGTATGTCAGTACCAAAACAACGTTACAACTAGATACCGTAACGATGAAGGCACTGTATATGAAGAATTCCAATATGTGTTTAGCAAACTTACTGGTCCAGCAAGACTTTATTGGGGTTCAAGAGACAACCGTGGTGCTGTTGAAATTTTCCAAAGTCTTTCGGAAAATGGTCCATGGACAAGCATTACGTCATCAGCGATTGCATACCCAATTGACAACAACACGATTATTGAGGAAAGCCTGACTTACGGTGAGTTTACTCGTATTGAGTCAATTGGTGCATTAGAACGTTTCTCATATGGACCAGTTGGTGGTTGGTTGGAAGAACATTTCTGGATGAAGTGGACACACGAACCAACACTTGGTCAGCATATCAAAGTAAGAGTTTACAAGGGCGACAAGGGCGGTAGAAGATCAGTTCCTGGTTCATTCACTTATAAACTTTGCTACCCATCAGATACACAAACAAATACAGTCAAGGTTGTAACAGATCCAGACTCCTTTGATTACGTGGGTATCGTTCATAGCGTTGAGCCGCCAAACTTCACAATAATTCAGGGTATTGAAAGGGATGTAACAGACCTTTGGAACACTTCAAGAGGTGGCGGCAACATCACCACTGTTCGTAAATTTGTCGCTGACTCGCAACTTTTCATAGTTTCAGTAGCAAATTTGAAGCCAAATACAGATCACAAATTCTTTATTGACGGCGCAGATAAAACTTCATTGTGTAAACAAATACGCATAAGCACGGATGTTGCGACAGCATTGCGTAGTGATGAAAATGGTTTGTTAGCGTTTGACTACTACTACGATGCTGGTATTAACGAAGCCACAAGCGATCTTGAAGAACAAAATAAACTTGTCGCTTCTGTTGCTGGTGAAAAACAATTCAAGGTGGAAAGCACTGATGGCAACTCATTCGCTGGTGGCACAATAACGATTAAATCCTATATTGTCGCTGCTGAAGTGGGTGGTACACAAAACACCAAGCCAATTGGTGATAAGGTTGATACTGAAACTGGATCAACTGATAGTGCATCCAAAACCACTGGCGGTGGTGGTGCTATATTTGTTCAAGACCCAAGTTCAAGATTTAACACTATCGTAAACTTGAACGAATTTGTGAACATCAACTTTGGTGACAATATAACTATCACTTCAGGCAGATCAGACGAATTGCCAGATAGAGGATAGTAGTGGTAGTTAAAATGAATAAATACACGAAAAAGGAAGTCCAATAATGTCTGCAGTATTTGATTACATTCAAACATTTTCAATAAACAGAGATCGTGTAAATAATTCTGCGGAAGTCATGTTGACTTCTATTGATCTTTATTTTAAGGCAAAGCCATCTCTTACAACAAATGCTAGTGGTAGCGCGAAACCATCAGTTACAATTTGGCTTTGTGATGTAACTGCTGATGGCGGTCCAACACCGCAACGTGTTGTTAGAGATTCAATTTCTATCATTGATTATGAGTTGATCAACACGACAGCAAATGCTTCATCAGCAACTAGATTTTCTTTCAGAAATCCACTAGTAATCACTGCTGGTAAAACTTACGGTTTGGTGATAAAGTTTTCTGACCCAGCATTTGACATTTGGGTAAATAAACAGGGAGACCGTTTGGTTGATGAGTCTGGTCCAACAGGAACACCATCACCAGGAGCCCAGTCACGTTTTGATGGTGAACTGTATCGCTCAAATAATACAAATGGATTTTTGAAGTTTGATGATAGAGACTTGAAATTAAAGATCAACATTGCCAAGTTTACTGGGACAACAGGAAGTGTTAACCTCGTAAACAAAAACTATGAATTTTTCACTTTCGGAACTTTCACTGGGGTTTTCAAGGGTGGTGAGTCTGTTTATCAAGTTACAGCAAACTCAACTGGAACACTCAGTGTTTCTAGCACAAGCAGAACTTTGACTGGCACTGGAACAACTTTGACCAATTTTTCTGCGGGCGATAAAATTGTAATTGAAAGTGGCGGCACAATTGATGTATTAACCATCGAAAGAATCGCCAACAACACTTCAATGACTGTTGATAGGGCACCAAGTTTCACAAACGCATCAATTGGATTCTCAGTGCCACCAATGGGTAAAGTTTGTTATGTGAGTTACCCAGCAAAGAAACTTCACCTTGTCGATTCAAATGCAGCAAACTCAACTTTCAAATTTGCTGCTGCTGGCTCACTCAAGGGTCAAATAAGCGGTGCAACTGCAACAATTTCTTCAATTGATAGATATGCGGTTGATGCTTTCCGTCCAGAGTTTAAGATCGGAAATCCATCAACATCTACATATTCAGTCCAATACAAGTTTGCAAATACTGCAAACAATATTGCAGCATCGTTTTCAAATTTAGAAAACCAGAAACAAAATAAAGTTTCTGAAAAAAGTTATGTTTTATCTCGTTCAGATGAAGTTGTTGGTAGCAATTTGTTTGGAACAAATAAAAAGTCAGCAGTTGCTAATCTTTCATTCACAGTAAGTGCTTCAAATACAAACCTGTTCAGTGTTCCGTATATAAGCGGCGATGATCTCGACCTCTTTATGCATACATATGATGTAAACAATACATACACTGAGACAAGGGGTGGTATTGAAGATTATGATACCGAGATTGACAAAAACGGTCTGGCAAAATCCAAATACATCTCAATCAAATATCAACTTGAAGAAAAAAGATATGCTGAAGACTTGGTTGTATATGTAAAAGCCTACCGTCCATTTGGAACTGAAGTTAGAGTGTATGCTAAAATTCAAAACACTGGCGCTGAAAACGAATCATTTGATGATAAGGCATGGACACCACTTGAACTGAAAAACAATAATGACAAATACAGCCGCGAAGATGATGAGAGAAATTTAATCGAATACACTTACGGTTTACCACAGTATCCAGCAATCAGATATAATGTCGATTCAACATTTACTGTAAATCCAGCAAGCGCGAATGTCGCAACTGGAACTGATATCAGTTCAAACGTTGCCGCAAATGATTTGGTTAGATTGTATGATCCATCAATTCCTCAAAATCATGAAGTGTTTAAAGTCATCAGCGCCAACAGCACATCACTAGAGTTGAACAAACTGATCTCAAATGTCAACATTCCAACAAACCCATCTATTGATTTGTTGAAATATAAGACAATCGCATTTAACAATATCGCAAGTGACAATGTCGCAAGATATTATACAACATCTTCAAACCAAGAGGTTGATAAGTTCAACATGTATCAAATCAAAATTGTATTGTTGACCAATAACAGTTATTCTATCCCTAAAGTGGACAGTCTGCAAGCAATTGCAACTTCAGCATAATGTACGATATAACTGATAGTATCAAAAAAACAATTAATGAGATGGTGATAAATAATGAAGAGGCAGAATACAAAAAGATTTTGGCTGCTCGTGCTGCTGCTAAAAGAAACAAAGAACTTGAAAGAAGAGTTGACCTTTTAGAGAAAGAATTAAAACAATTAAAAGCATTAATTAACGGAAACGGATAATGGCAAGACAAGTAGCAAATGTAGAAATTCTGTCAGACAGTTTTGAAAATTGGCTGTTACTGACAAATGAATTATTGAATTCACTTTCTACTGAAATTATCACCGCCAATACCACTTATGCGAATACAGGAAACTCTGCTTTCCCACGCACTGCGCAACTGTGGGGTACGATGGGCGCAAACCATATTGTAGTAACCGATACACTACGCGGTGGTAACGTTACTGGCGGTTTTACAGCCCTTACAGTTACTACAAATACGGTTTTTGCTAATTCATCAGCTGGCAGCGCCAATCTTAACGTTTTGATTGGTAATAATACAGTTAATGCACTGTCAAATTCATCAATCAAATTAATCAGTAACTCAATCCATTCAGCCTCATTGACTGAAGGTCGTTTGCTTGTTGGTAATAGCACAATCAACACTATCGCCAACTCAACAGTTATTTCAATCGCAAATTCAACATCATCAGCCAATGTCAACCCAATCAGTTTCAGAACTGGAATTAGTTTGGTAAACACTGTTGCTGTAGCGGTTGGCGCAAATGTTATTGCTAACGCATCGCACCTTTATATTGGCAGCGCGACTGACAATTCTGTTTTAAGTAATACAGTATTGTTGATCAGCAATGCAATACATTCAACTTCAGTTTCTGTTGAAAGATTTTTGAGTGGTAACTCTACAGTAAATGCATTAGCAAATTCAACTTTGTTGAGCGTAGCCACAGCAACGTCATCAGCAAACGTCGATCATATCAGTTTCAAAACAGGCATTTCGACAGTAAACACTATTGCAGTTTCTGTTGGGGCAAACCTCGTTGCTACAGCGACTCAATTAAGAGTTGGCGACGCCACGGATAATACCACGGTTGACAAAACATCAGTCGTAATTAGAAGCGCAACTGAAACTTCTACGCTCACCGAGGGCACGCTTGATATTGTTGGCGCAACCTCAAATACATTCGTCAATACAAGTTTCCTCAGTGTCACTGGCGCAGCAGGAACTTCAAACGTAACCCCAACTGCTTTCCGCACTGGAATTTCGACTGTAAATAGCACAGCCGTTTCAGTTGGTGCGAATTTGATCGCCAACGCCACCTCACTCTATATCGCGGCTGGCGCAAATACTTTGATACTCAATGAAACTGCGCTGACAACGACTGCCAACCTTGTAATTACAAACACCACTGGTGGTGGAAGAACAACAGTCAATGCAAATATGACCGTTGTTAACTCAGCAAGTTTCAGTAACACAATCGCAGTAACTGGTGCAGCAACACTCGCCAACACTTTGGGTGTGACTGGAGCAGGTACTTTCAGTAACACCCTAGCAGTTACAAATACTGCGACATTTAGTAACACAGTGGCAATCACTGGCGCTACAACAATGGCAAACACGCTGGGTGTAACTGGGGCAGCAACCTTTAGCAACACAATCGCAGTAACAAACACTGGTACATTCAGTAACACGTTATCCGTTGCTGGTGCTGCAACATTTAGCAATACAATTGCAGTAACAAATTCTGCAACGTTCAGTAACACAATGACCGTTGCTGGCTTGGGTACGTTCAACGCTGCACTCAATACCACGACTGCAAATGCCTCCGTTGCTATGAACGTTGGTACAAATGTCAACTTGACGACAACCAGAATTAATGTCGGTAACTCGACTGTAAACACCGCCATCACGTCAACAGCGATTGACACTGATGGCACATTGGCAGTTCTCGGAGCGACAACACTTTCAAACACCCTGAGTGTAACAGGAACTTCTTCATTCGGAAATGCTGTAACAATTCAAAATGAGTATGTAATTCAAGTTTCTGCTAATGCTGACTTGGGTGCAACAACTGGTACAGCATTGTTGATCTATGATTTCCCTAAAGCGACATATTCAACAGGTAAGTTGACTGTACAAATTAAAAACGGAACCAGCACTCAAATTTCAGAAATGGTTGTTGCTCATAATGGTACTGATGCTTATGTTTCAGTGTATGGCACTGTAGCATCACCACCAGCCGCAAATAATGGTGTATCACCACTTGGTACATACACTGCGGCGATAAATAATGCTAACGTTGAATTGAAATTTATACAGACAACAGCAAATTCATCAACAAAAGTTGTAGCAAATTTAATAAAGTAAGGTAGCCATGGCAAATAACGTATTCAAAGTTGATAATGGTCTAACCGTAAGTGGTGGTGACCTGCGTGTAGTTAATGCTAACGCAGTTGACTTGAGAGCAAACACCTCTGTCACAGGCGATGCCAGTGTATCAGCAAATCTTGCCGTAACTGGAAACACCTCACTCGCTAGAACTACAATCAGCGGGAACTTTTTGCCAAATGCTAATGGTAGGGTGATCGGTGATACAACTTCAACATTTGACACCCATACGGGAAATAACATCGTTTATGGTCGTTTAAATCCAGTAAGCAATGGTATTCCACTCGGTACAGCATCAACTCAATGGGATGTTAATGCCCGCGATGTAATTGCCGCCAACTCAATTGTGGTTGCTGGGGTAGTTACAATCAACTCACTGGGTGTTTCTGCTACAACAACAAACGCAAATAACGTTTATGGATTGACAACAACAGGCATCGTTGTAAGAACTGGTGCTGCTGCAGGTAACACTAGAACAATTACTGCAGGTGATAGCACTATAACAGTAACAAATGGCGATGGCGTTTCAGGAAATCCAACAATATCAGTTCCTCTAAATGCTGGTTTGTTCTCAAATACACAAGGCTTGTTTGTAAACGCCTCAGCCGTAACCAACGGTGTTCTTCCAGTGCTTTATGGCGGCACTGGTCAAACAACAAGAACAAACGCATTCGTAAATCTTGCAAACTCAGTATCAGTAAATACAACAACTGGGTTTGCTTACACTTACATTTTGAGTACTGATAATGCTGGTAATTATCTCTGGGCGGTTCCAAACCCACCACCAGATACAGCCTCAAATATTCTTTCAAAACTTTTGACCGTTGATGGTTCATCCTCAAACTTGGATGCTGACCTGCTTGATGGATACAATACAAGCACATCAGACACTGGAAGCACTGTTGCGGTTCGCACTGCTGAAGGCTATTTGTATGCCTCTTATTTCAATCAAACTGCTGCTGCTGAAACTCCAACAATCGGTAATGTCATTGTAACGAATACAACTGACGGTTTCTATCGTAAAATAAGCAATACAAATTTCATTAGTGGCTTGGGTTTATCAACCCAGTCATATGCGGCTGGTCAGGCGGCAACAGCATATTCAAACTCAGTATCATATACAAATGCTGCTAATACAAGTGTTGCGAATTATGCGACAAGTGTAGCGGGAACAGCATATACTAATGCTACAGTGTTTGCCGCAAATGCTACAAACATTATCAATGGCACTCTTGCTGAGGCTCGTTTACCATATAGAATGGATCAAAGCGTCAGAACAACTGACACCGTAACATTCGGAAATATGACAGTCAGTGGTAACTTGACTGTAAGTGGCACAACAACGTACATCAACACGCAAACATTGAACATTGGCGATAACATCATCACATTGAATGCAGACCATTCAGGGGCGCCAAGTCAAAATGCTGGGTTTGAAGTTAATCGCGGTTCATCAACAACTGTATCATTCCTTTGGGATGAGGCAAATCTCCGTTGGACTCTCGGGGCGCAAAACCTAGTTGCTGGAACGTTCATTGGTGCACTGAGTGGTAATGCTACAACAGCAACGACTTTACAAACAGCAAGAAATATCAATGGCACATCCTTTAATGGTAGCGGTGATATTACTACTGCAACTTGGGGTACTACTAGAACAATCACAATCGGCAGCACTGGTAAGTCTGTAAATGGTAGTGGCGATGTTTCCTGGTCTTTGGCAGAAATTGGCGCATACGCCGCTTCAAATCCTAACTCATACATTAGCGGCATTACCAGTGGAATGGTAACAGCTGCGCTAGGATACACCCCATACAATTCAACCAATCCTAACTCATACATTAGCGGCATTACCAGTGGAATGGTAACAGCTGCATTGGGTTATACTCCATATAACTCAACCAATCCTAACTCATACATCAGTGGCATTACCAGTGGAATGGTAACAGCTGCATTGGGTTATACTCCATATAACTCAACTAATCCAAATGGTTATATAACCACAGATGGTCGCGCATACCCAAGAAGATCAGATGGTACTGCAATCGACATTTCCAATACAATTGGCAGTTTGAACCCAACAAGATTACTGGGTACAAATGACAATTTAACATATTATTCTTGGAATATCGCTGATGTAAACGTTGGTTATGCCACAAGTTCTGGTAGTTCGTCTAGTGCATTAAGTGCCAACACCGCCAACACCGCCACTTATGGTCGTTATGTTTATAACAATCAGGCTGTTGGCGGCACTCTAGGTTACATTGAACCTTCTAGTATGTATGTTGCTTATGCATCAAGCGCAGCCAGTGCATCAAGCGCAGGCAACGCAGACACTGTCGACGGTCAGAATTTTAACTATACTAATTCTAGCAATTCACCGTTATATTTGTGGGGCACTGACAGCAATGGAACTAACTACCTAGCGGCTCGTGGTAGCATTAGTGTCAACTTTGCAACAAGTGCTGGTTCTGTAACAAATGCCCTAACTGCAGGAACAGGTTTGACTAGCGCAGGAACTTATAACGGTTCTGCTGCTAGAACATTCTCACTCGCTACGGCTGGCGCAGGTGCAGCAAGTTACACCTCGGGTATTAGTGCAATTACAGTTGACGCTTATGGTCGTGTGACTGCAGTAACTGGCTCGGCAGGATACACCACAAATGCTGGTACTGTAACCAGCGTTGGTATTACTGCAGGAAACGGTTTGACTGGCGGCGGTACAATAACCTCTTCAGGCACAGTCACACTCAACGTTGGCGCTGGTAGTTACATCACTGTTGCTGCAGATACAGTAGCGGTTGACGCTACAACAACTGCAACAGCAAGTAAAGTTGCAGCACGCGACGCTTCTGGTGACATATACGCAAATGACTTCCAAGCAACCTCAGATGCCCGCCTCAAAACAGATATTATTGAAATTCAAAACGCACTTGATACAATCGAAAAAATCAACGGTGTTAAGTTTAAGTGGAATGAACTCGCAACCAACCCAGACAAAGACAAAGTTCAAGTTGGCGTCATTGCTCAAGAAGTTGAGGCGGTTGTTCCAGAAATCGTCAATACAAACGATGATGGATACAAGTCAGTCAGTTACGATAAACTTGTCCCACTGCTAATTCAAGCAGTCAAAGAACTCAGCGAAAAAGTCAAAAAGTTAGAGGGTAAGTGAAATGGCATTGCAGGCTAGTGCCAGTGCTGGCGACCCACTAAAATTCAGTGAAATAAAAACTGAGTTTGCTGGATCTGCTAACAACTTGCGCGCTTATTTAAAGGGCGCTGGAATTGTAGACGGTGATGACACCGCGCCAAACGTCCCATCATCAGGTACAATTTCAATTCTTGATTTCCTTGGCGCAGCACGTGTGACTTACTCTATTAATATAACCAATCAATCTGCGCAAAATTTATCAAAATCTGGTATCGGCGGTACTGCAACTGCGACATATAGATTGAGTAATAATGGCGCGGCATATAGAACAAACATTTCTGGCACCCTCGTAAGTATTTCAGGCGAGTGGCTCGTCAGCGGTACTGCTTCTGATTTTGATGTTTACGTCACTTGGTCGGCACAAGGTGGTGGTGATGGTTACATAGGTGGCGGTTCAATAGGCGGTGACACCCCAGCAACTTGGTTGAATTTGGGAACTCTTAGAGAATTTACTCTTTCTGCTACAAATAATTATGTAAACAGAGGACTGACAGTGCAAATACGATACTCACCAACAGGAACAGTTGTTGATACTGCCACGATCGATTTCGAAGTTGATAGTGCACCATAATTTAATAAATACAAAAAAAGATTTGGAGAAACTAGGTGGCATTAAAGGCGAACATTGTAATAGATCAGGGAACTGATTTTTCAACGTCAATTAATGTCACCAATGACGATGGCGACGTTGTGGACTTGACGGGGTATACCGCTGCTGCGCAAATGCGAAAACACTACACCTCAGCAAATGCACACAACTTCACCACTTCAGTTAATGCCGCACAAGGGATCGTAACGATCAGCATGACCGCGAATACAACAGCGGCAATCACTGCAGGTCGTTACGTTTATGATTGCGAACTGACAAGTAGTTCAAATGCTGTTACAAGACTCGTTGAGGGTATTGTGACAGTAACGCCACAGGTCACTAGATAATGGCACTGAATGCAAAAATTACAAAAATAACAGGCGTACAGGCTAAAGTAACAAATAATTCTGGCGTTCTTTCCACTGTTGCACCTTTGACTTTGAAGAATCAAATACAAGAGATTCGTAGTATTGAAGATATAGGAGATGTTGATGAGATTAATGTGGCTACGGGTTCTACCCTAGTTTACAATTCTACGACTGATAAATATGAAATTAAGATGTTAGACCTTGATGGAGGAACGTTCTAAAACGGAGATAAAATGGCTAACTTAATTCAAATAAAAAGATCGTTAACGACATCCGTCCCTGCAGCACTGGCTAACGGTGAACTTGCATACTCTGCAAATGGGGATCACTTGTTTGTCGGATCTAATGGCTCCGTTGTTCACATCGGTGGTCTATACAACTACGGTGTCCTTACCGCGAACCAAGCACTTGTTGCGAACTCAACAAGCGGTATCGACAAAGTAATTGTTGCCAACCTAGTACCAACAGCAGTATATGCTAATGGTTCATTTGGCACCGCTGGTCAAGTACTGACATCAAATGGCACTACGGTTCACTGGGCAGTACCAGTAACTACAATTGATGGTTTGTCCGATGTCACAATCACATCAGTCGCAAATAATGACCTCCTTGTATACGATGCTACCGCTGGTCAGTGGGAAAATCACACCATTGGCGGTAACACAAGCCAAGTTGATATACTGTTCTCCAACCAAAACATTAGTGTTGTTCTTGCTAACTCCGTAGTCCTCCCAACATCACTGTCAGTTGGAACAGATGTAGTACTCAATACAACTAGCCTTGCTGTAGGCAACTCATCAGTCAACACTGTAATCACATCAACTGCAATCAACACTGATGGCACGTTGGATGTACTGGGTGCAGCCACACTCAGCAACACAATAACAGTAACTGGGTTTGCAAATCTACAAAACGTTGTTGCTGCGGGAAACACAACTGTAACTGGTTGGGTAAATGCAACAGCAAGTGTCAACGCATCTTCACTTACAGTTGGCACAAGTTTCATTGCCAACTCAACTGGTGCATATCATACTGGAACAGTAAACGCCTCAGTCCTTTCAGTTGGCAGTGATATAATTGCTAACTCACTTGGTGTGTTTGCAACTGGAACAGCCAATGCTGCTGTGTTGTCCGTCGGTTCAAGTTTTGTAGCCAACGTCACATCAGTAACAGCGAGCGTTCCAACATCATTCACTGCTAACGTTTCACTTGGCGATGCCGTAACTGACATCGTTTCAATCAATGGTGTTGTAAATACAAACATCATCCCAAGCGCAAATGTCACCTATGTTCTAGGTAACAATAGTAACCGTTGGGCTGAAATTCACACTGCAAACGTTCATGCGGTCTCTGGTTACTTTGAAGGCTCAGTCCAAGTCACTGGCGACTTGACAGTCAGCGGTAACGTAACTACAGTCAACGTATCGTCATTGCAAGTAACTGACCCGTTGATTTACCTCGCAGGTAACAACTATACATCAGACTTGCTTGATATCGGTTTCGTTGGTAACTATTACGATGGTTCATTCCAGCGCCATGCTGGTTTGGTTCGCCATGCTGCTGATGATGAATTCTACTTGTTCCACAAGTATAAGACCGAACCAACAAACAACGTAATTGATGTTGCTAACGTAGCATCCGACTTTACAATTGCGATGTTGAATACGTACCTGACATCAGGTGCATTGACATCAAACTCATCAGCATTAGCAATTACTGCAAACTCAACAGTAAGCGCAACCATTACTGCTAATACATTGACCTTGAGCACGCCACTTGCTGCAACAAGCGGTGGTACAGGACATGCGTCATTTGCAACAGGTGATGTGTTTGTTGCTGCCAACGCAACGCATATCTCAAAATTGGGACTTGGCGCTGATGGAACAGTGTTGCAGTCAAATGGATCAACGGTGGTTTACGCAACACTTGATGGCGGCACGTTCTAATATATCATAAATAATAGAGCCCAGCAATATTGTTGGGGTGAAAAGGTAGATAGATATCTAACTGAGTAGGTTGCCATATGGCGAACAAGTTTCAAATAAAACGTACATCCGTCTCGGGTCGTACGCCGAACACCACTAACGTCTCTAATACATCGTATATTGACGCTGGCGAACTTGCCGTCAATTTAGTTGATCATAAACTTTTCACCTCAAATGGTTCAGCCTATTTTGAAGTAGGCTCTAATCTTTCTACTCTTACTGTAAGTTCAATTGTAGCAAATGGCGTCACTGGCAATGCTGGTCAGGTGCTTGCTACAAATGGATCAAACGTATACTGGACAGCACAAACTGGTGGTGGTTCTGGATCAAATAGTCTTAAAGTATACACATACAACATCACAACAAATACAACAGTAATCACTGGCGCTGATGCCAATTCAAACACACTGTTGTATACATCTGGACTTGAGAGTGTATTTGTTAACGGTGTTAGACTTACTGGCGCAAATGATTATACAAGAACAGATACATCAACCATTACATTAAGCAGTAATGCAGTCAATGGTGATGTTGTTGAGGTCATGGCATTTAATCCAATTACAATATTGGATGGCGCAAACAGTGCAACCACAGTTTCAACTGCAAACACGATTGTTGACAGTTTTCCAAAAGCGACTTATAGAACTGCCAAGTATTATATCCAAATCAGTTCAAATAGTCAATATCATGCGTCAGAAGTGTTATTGATCCATAATAATGCAAACGTTTTCTTCACTGAATACGCTGTTATATCTTCTAACAATTCTTTAGGTATTGTTAGTGCGAATGTGAATGGGGCGAATATAGATTTACTTGTTGCGCCTACGTATGCAAATAGCACAATAAATATAAAAAGAATTACGTTAGAGGTATAGAATGGCGACGAAAGGTAAAGAACTTTCTGAATTAGGCTCGATCTTATCAGTCAGCGCGAATACAGCAAACATTGATGGCAGTTTAATTGTATCCAATAGTGTAACCATTGGCAATAGCACAGTCAATGCCACTTTCACCGCAACAAGTATTAATGCAAATACTGTTGGTGGTAATACTGCCTCTGACCTCCGTAACTATTCAGACACTGTCGCTGGAACAGCATATAGCAATGCTGCAACCTATGCTGGTACGGTCGCGGGAACTGCTTATTCCAACGCCACCTCATATGCTGACACCGTAGCAGGAACAGCATACACTAATGCAACAAGTTTTGCTACAACAGCCGCTGGTACTGCTTACTCTAATGCTGCAACTTATGCCGATAACAAAGCAGCCAATGCATATTCCAATGCTATTGCCTATTCTGCTAATGCTACAAATATTTCAAGTGGCACACTAACCGCGAACGTACTTCCTACAAGCGGTGTCACTGCTGCCACTTATGGTAACTCTTCTCAAATTCCAGTAATCACAGTTGATGCAACTGGACGCATCACATCAGCAACTACAAATGCCGTTGCTGGTGTTACAAGTTTCACTTACACTGAAGCCAATAATACTTTTGCTATTTCCACAGGCGATGGTTCAACGTTTGCTGCTAATATCGGAACCGCAAATGCAACCCACACTGGTGTATTAAAGGTTCTTGATTCTGTTGCTAATACAAATACAACTATTTCCGCTGCAGTCAGTTCAGTCAAAACTGCATATGATGCGGCAATTGCTGCTAATACAAACGCAGCCAGTGCATATAGCAATGCTGTATCTTATGCGGGAACTATTGCTGACACTGCATACACCAACGCAACAAGTTACGCAGCAACAATCGCTGGAACAGCCTACTCCAACGGTGTAACATATACTGATAACAAGGCAGCAAATGCCTACAGTAATGCCACAACTTTTGCCTCAAATGCCACAAATATTTCAAGTGGCACTTTGGCTGAGGCTCGCCTACCATTTAGAATGGATCAAAATGTTCGCACAACAGACAATGTAACCTTTCATGATGCGGTGATCAGTGGTAATTTGACCGTCAACGGTACAACTGTAACAATCAATGCTACAGAGTTGGCTGTTGAAGATAATATGATCTACCTCAATGAAGGAACTCAAGGTGCAAATGCAAACCCAGATCTTGGTTTCGCAGGTGCATATAATGATGGCACTTATCGCCATGCTGGATTTTTCCGCGATGCAAGCGATGGTGTTTGGAAAGTTTATGATCAATATTTACCTGAACCTGATGCATCGCCATTTATTGACACTGGTAACACTTCATTTAGAATTGCAAACTTCCAAGCGAACGTAGTCACTGCCGCTTCATTTAGTGGTAATGGGGCGAGCGTAACAAGCGTCGATGCCGCTACTGTTGGCGGTAACACCGCAGGAACACTACGTAGTTACAGTGACAGTGTGGCGGGAACTGCCTATACAAACGCAGTCAGTTCAGCCTCAAGTTCAGCCGCAACTGCATATAGCAATGCGATTTCATATTTTACATCAAACTACACCGCATCAGATGTTTTGACTAAAATCAAAACTGTTGATGGAACGGGAAGTGGATTGGATGCTGATACTGTTGATGGGTATGATGCCTCAAGTTTTGCATTAAAGACTGATCCAGAGTTTACAAATGATATCACTACATCAAGTGGTCAAGGTCGCTTTGGTGGTTGGTATGCGGGAACTGGTTACACTGGTGCTGCATTTGAAGTTGGCATAAGTGCTGGTGAGGCATACGCTTTAGCATACAACCGTGGTACAAATTCATATTTGAATATGAATTTTGCTGCTACCGATTTCGAATTTGATGGTCAGAGCAGCGGTTATGCTCATATCAATACAAGTTTCCGTGCTCCAATATTTTATGACAGTGGTAATACAAGTTTCTATGTTGATCCTGCTAGCACGTCGAGATTAAATTTGGTTGCTGGAACTTTGATGGGCGCGCTCAGTGGTGCTCCTGATTCAACTATTTGGTGTGTATCTGGCGACTATCAAAATTGGGGGATTTTTTATAACGAAGATAGCCCTGATTTTATTGAATTTAGATCAGCGGGATCTACAACTTCAAAAATAGGATTAGATAGCGGTGGAATACAATCATCTGTGTTTTATGATATCGCATCTACTGGATATTATGTTGATCCTGCTAGCACCTCAAATTTAAGTGCATTAAACGTTGGTGGTTCTGCTGTCTGGACTTCTGGCAACGATGGTGCTGGCTCTGGTCTTGATGCTGATTTATTGGACGGATACTCAGAGGGCGGTTTTGCCGTTTCTCAAAGAGGTGCAGAAGTAACTGACAATACTGGAATGAATAACAATGCCAGAAGAAATGGCATGTATCGTGTAAACAACGGCGTGAGTGCGGCTCCAGACTCAAGCAGATATTACTCATTGATTCAATATGGCAACGAAAATAACGTTGTTGGGCAATTGGTTTCAGATTTCGTAACTGGTGAAACTTATACCAGAGGTTATAATAGTGCTTGGAGTGCTTGGAGAAAAGTTTGGGACTCCGTAAACGACGGTTCTGGTTCTGGTCTTGATGCTGATTTGTTGGATGGACTAGACGCAACGACCGCAGCAACAGCAAGCACAATTGTTGCTCGTGATAGCGGTGGTGATATTACTAGTCGTTATTTCTTTGGCGTGCACTTCAATCAGTCGAGTTCAAACAGCGAAAATCCATCAATTGCGGCATTTTGGACAAACAGTGGTTCGGATAACTATTGCCGTAAATCTACACCAGCACACGTTATTAGTCAACTTGGATTAGCAACAACTTCTAACTTGGCTTCATATCTACCACTTTCTGGTGGAACGATGACTGGAGATTTAAGTTTTGCATCAAACTGGTTACTTTATAGTGACACAGACCGAGATGCGAGTGCTGCAGTCTACTATCCAAACAGTAAAACACGCGCTGTAAGATTTAGTTTTGCTAATGCGGGTACAACTGGTACAGGTGGCAATTACTCTGGTGTTATGCATTTTCACCCATGGGATGGAGCAACATCAAGCACTGGTGATGCATCTTATCAATTAGCATTTGGATCATCTGCAACTAATGGTGGTGGTGTTCCTATTCTTGGATTAAGAAAGGGTATCGATACTACTTGGAATTCTTGGTATTATTTGGCTGCATATGGAGTTAATTATAAAACTGGTGCATTATACGCTACGCAATTAATTGATAGCGACAGCACTGGATATTATGCCGATCCAGGATCAACATCAATATTAAACGCTCTTTCAATAGGAACAACTACACCAACTGATGTATCACTTGGCGTAAATGGTAATATTCACCTAGCCACAACAAATTACTTATACATGGGCGGTAACATTGGTGCAGTTGGTGGATGGGGCACAAGAGACTGGCAATCTGGTGGTTTGAGGTATATTAATTGTAATAATCTTGATATTAATAACGTCGGTTACGGATCCTCTTGGAATTTCTCTATTTCAACAGGTGGAATTGTTTCGTCAACTGTACAAATGAGAGCGCCAATATTTTATGACTCTGCTAATACAAGTTATTATGTTGATCCTGCATCAACTTCAGTACTAGCAAATCTTCGCGCAACAAGTTTCACTAATGATGCCACTGGTTCAGTACGAATTATGTTCCCAGGTGGCGCATCATACGCAAGCACAAGCAGTTCTGTTGCAGGTGCGATCAAAATCAGATTGCCTGTTTCTTGGTCGTACACTATGATGCGATTTACGGTTAAAATTTATGAATATACAACAAATGAATCGTTTGAAGTAAATTGCGGTGGATACAATTATGGTAGTTACTGGGTAAACACTTTTGCATATATTCTCGCAAACCCAGGATCAAATAGAAATTTTACGGTAAGATTTGGTCATGATGGAACATACTGTTGTGTTTATATCGGAGAAACAAGCGATTCCTGGACTTACCCTCAAGTAACTGTAACTGATTTTGAGGGTGGATATTCTGGATATGGTGCTGCGGATTGGGATGATAATTGGGCGATTTCTTTCGAAACATCATTTGGTACAATCAGTGCAACTGAAACTAATAGTCAAATTGGTAGAGTGTCAAGTATATTTTATGATTATGATAACACAGGTTATTATATCGATCCAACATCAACAACTTCATTAAGAACTGTTGGTTCTTGGCGCTCTGATAGTGCCTCTTGGGATGGAGAATTTTCAGGTAAAATTCAATATCACAGTAGTTATTGGTATTTTCAAGCAGCAAATGGTTGGTACTTTAGAAATTCTGGTGGATCAAATGTAACATCAATTGATTCATCTGGTAATATTAGTACGAATGGCAGCGTTTCTTGTGCTGGAGTGGTGAGTGCGGGTTACGTTCGTGTAACTGGTAATAGAGGTATCATGGGTGATTATGATACTGATGGAACAGCATCAAAAGTAATTTGGACGATCGGCGCAAGTTGGCCACTTGCAAATATGTACGGTCTTGGATATGAATATGGCAGCGGCTATGACCATCATCTTGCTTTGAGAAATAACGGCACCACATATTCAAGATTTGGATTTGCTGGTGGCATGTCTATGTCTGGAACAGCAACATTTACTGGTCCAGTAAATGTCCACGCTGGGTCATATGAAGGATTGATCACATTTGGTTCGAACTCAACTTGGCAGTGTGGTATTCGTCAACATGATGATGGTGATGCTGAGTTAAGAATTTGGGCAAAAAATGCTGCTGGGATGATTTTCCTTGCTACAGGTTACGACGGAGCGCCAGCATCAATATCAAGACCAACAGCAGGTCTTGTGGTTGGTCCATCCAACAACGTCGGCATCGGCGATTTTAGTGCCTCTGACCCTGCGTATAATCTACATGTTATTGGTAGCACCTATTGTGGATCTTTGATTTTAGGTGGCGGCAGTTATTTCCGTCCGCAAAATTGGATTCAAATGGATGGCTCGTATGGTATTTACTGGCCAAATCACTACGGAGCGCATCTTTATCCAAATGGCGGGAGTAGTTATACCCAATTACAAATAGATGGCAGCAAAAACAGTTACAGCGGTATGTATATATCTCACAGCGCTGTAAACGGTATGATGTATGACTCGGGTGGCAATGGTGGTGTATACCGTGAAGCCAATGGTCGCTGGTATTGGTATCATCATGTTGGAAATAATTGTATGGGCGTCGGCACAGCGACGACGTCATCCTCATATTATATGTACGTCGGTGGCTCAATCTATTCAACAGCAAACATTGTCGCGGCATCTGATGCACGCATCAAAGAAAACGTAATCACAGTTGAGAGTGCTCTTGATAAAGTGAATGCATTGCGTGGTGTTTACTACAACCGCATTGATGATGAAGAAAAGAAACGAAAAATTGGTGTCATTGCTCAAGAAGTTGAACCAGTCATTCCTGAAGTCGTAACGCATGATAAAGAAAATGACAGGTTTGGTGTTGACTATGGCAACCTCGCTGGATTGTTCATTGAAGCATTCAAAGAACAAACAAAGATAATCAACGACCTCAAACAAAAAATTGAAGAACTAGAATCAAAGTTAAATAAATAACAAAAATAACATTTGAGGGATAGGGAACTCGGATGGCAAATAAAAAATTCGTTGCCAAAAATGGCATCGCGGTCGGCACTGGTCATACAACCACCGATGTCATTGACCAAGACGGTCACATCACAGCCAACACAGTCACAATCAGTGGCACACTGCTGAATGCAACTGCATTTGCTGGTACAGCCAACAATGCGAGTTACCTCGAGGGTTCCAACGGTTCCTATTATACTGGCTACGCAGACAACAAGGCTGCGAATGCTTATAGCAATTCAGTATCTTATACTGATAACAAAGCAGCCAATGCATATACAAATGCAACAACATTTGCATCCAATGCATCAAACATCACCACTGGAACACTGACCGCAAATGTCCTGGCAACCAGTGGCGTCACGGCAAACACCTATGGTAACTCTTCATCCATCCCTGTAATCACGATTGATGACAAGGGCAGAATTACATCAGCCACAACCAATGCCGTTGCTGGTGTGACTGGATTTACTTACACCCCATCAAACTCAACATTCATAATTACCACTGGTGCTGGTTCAACATTCCCAGCCTCAATCACAGCAGCCAATGATAGTGTTGCTGGAATTATCAAAGTTGTTGACAGTGTATCAAACGTAAATATTGATGTTGCTGCATCAGCCAACTCAGTCAAAGTTGCATATGATAACGCAGCCACTGCGTATAGTAATGCTGCGACTTATGCAGATAATAAAGCAGCCAATGCTTACTCAAACGCTGTATCATATGCTGACAACAAGGCTGCTAATGCATATTCAAATGCCACAACATTTGCAGCCAATGCCACAAACATTTCAAGTGGAACATTAGCAGAAGCCAGACTTCCGTATCGAATGGATCAAAACGTCAGAACAAATGATACTGTTTCATTTGGTGGTATGACAATCACTGGAAATTTGACTGTAACAGGAACAACAGTAACAGTCAATGCTAATAACTTATCTGTTCAAGACAACATGATCTATTTGAATAATGGATCAAATAGCACAAACGTTGACTTGGGTATTGCTGGTAACTATAATGATGGTACTTACCGCCACACTGGTTTCTTTAGAGATGCAAGCGATGGCGTTTGGAAAGTTTATGACCAATATTTACCAGAGCCTGATGCCAGCCCATATATTGATACTGCAAACGCATCATTCAGAATTGCAGACTTTCAAGCAAATGTTGTAACTGCTGCCTCATTTAGTGGCAATGGCGCAAGTGTCACCAGTGTCAATGCCGCAACTGTTGGGGGAAATACCGCTGGAACATTGAGAAGTTATAGTGATAGTACCGCTGCTACTGCGTATAGCAATGCCACAAGTTACGCAGCATCAATAGCAGCCACTGCTTATTCGAATGCGGTAAGTGTTTCTTCAAGTTCTGCTGCCACCGCGTATTCAAATGCCGTCAGTTATTTCACAACGAATTATACAGCATCTGATGTTTTGACTAAAATCAAAACTGTTGATGGAAGTGGCAGTGGATTGGATGCTGATTTGTTGGATGGTAATGATAGTTCTTATTTTGCCGCAGCATCAAGTTTGAGTTCTTATTTGCCATTAAGTGGCGGGACGCTGACTGGAGTGTTAAATGCAAATTCTGGCATTTATTCTCCAAAAATTGGCATTTCTTCTTCTAATCTTTCAGATTCAATTAATGGCGCTCCTTGGTACGGTCTTGGCGCAACAGATTTAACATTTGGCGCAACACAAGTTCCGCAGTTTGCGGGATATTACGGTTTAAGAATTCGTACTGCAAGCACTATTATGGATTTTGCTCCTAATGGTGATTCTGGAAATATCAACGTCTCAGGCGGCGGGTTTAAAATTGCTGGAAGCGTTGCTTGGCACGCAGGAAACGACGGATCTGGCTCTGGTCTTGATGCTGATACTGTTGATGGTATTAGTTCTGGATCTTTCGCTAGAAACGATGTATATAATTCAG